TCATCCATGTCAATTAAAATTGTCATATTATATTCTCATTTCTTCTTTGTAATATATTATACAATTAACTATGATACTTTAATAGGTATTCAGGACTAACACATTTAGAAGATTGCACTCCATCAAGAGCCCGGAAAACAATGCCTTCCTTCATCTTATTATTGATAACAGACGGCATACTATTTACATAGTCACGAAGTTCTTCAACAGTATCAGGGAGAGTGAAATTCCCGTCAAGAATAGGTACGCAAGGAATTCCCCATTCATATTCAAGAAGCCCTTTCATCTGACTGCTATTCCAGCGTCCACGAACTGAATCAATAAGATTAAACGCCTTGAAATCGTGTCCACTGATATCATAGGTATTCTTCTGGACGCCTTCGCCATAAGTCTCACCCTGAATAGTTACCCATTCAACTTCTGGATACCCATCAAGGAAGCGCTTAAGAATATCAAACATGTTATATTTTTCTGCCATTTCCCAGTAAACATTAGTATCATAATAGCAGGGTTTATCAATGCTATCAAAACATACATTACGAGAACAAACATAAAACTCATACTTATTATGCTTGCCTCTCTTCATAGTAAAGGTGGTACTGGTTCCATCAACTTTTTCTGTAGCAATCCACTTTTTATTTTTATCCTGAAGAACCCAGGGCATGTTTTCAACACGCTCTTCATCTGTTTTATTAACCCAAGTGGGCCATCCACCCTTCTTGTCTTTCTTTTTACCAAAGAGCATGAACATGAGCCGGCGGCCCCAAGAACGCTTCATGAGCCAACGAACAAAAGGCTTCTTAAAGATGTTAGGATGGCGCTGTGCCATTTTCTTATACTTATCTACCGAAGGAGCCTTACGCTGATTGTCTTCCTCATCAGCATAAGTTACACCGAGAATTTTAGTGAGGAAACGAGATTCATCATCAGTATGGTGTTCAATACCTTTATCATCAATGATTGCTACAAGCTTTCTATCACTATTTTCATCATTCATAGTGCCCCAATTACATCCAATACTCCACCCGAAATCACTTGCGTGCATTAGAAGTCCTTGTGAAATGCTCTTGCACATCTTCTGCGTCTTAATCTTATAATTCCGCTTCTCAAGAAAAGCAAAAGCAGGATTATCAGAAGGTACACGACTATCAATCTCAAAATAGATACCAGGGTCGCCCACATGAAACTGCCCCTTAGGAACAATGCAACGCCAGCCGCCAATTACTGCACTTTCTACACGGTCATAGCCAGGAAGTTCCTCAATTCCATCTACAAGAACTACATATGCAAGTTCTCTCTGATTATCTTTATTAAGCATCTAAATGTTTCCTTTCTAATTAAACAATTGTTCTCTCTACATAAGAATTAAAAATCTTTTCCCAGGTACTCTTTATTTCAATTTCTCTTTCAGTTGTTCCTTTTCCTGAAAACACTGCAACTGATATCTTGTCCTCCGGGCCATTACGTACACTTATACTATCCCTCAAAACGGTTTGCAAGTAAGAAGTATGCCATTTATTTAACTCATTAGAATTATTACCTACATAACATCTTTCACAGAGAGGCATAACCCATGATCCATAAGTCATCTGTGCAAAAGGATAAGGTGCGCCACAATCAATACATATAAATGAACTAATATATTCATATTTGAATAGAACATCATTTATATATTCAGAATCATGGGATAGAGATACTCTAAGTTTTCCCCACTTTTCCTTAATATCCAGAATATGAAAATCGTCAGGTATTCCTTCGGGAAAAGTTTTCAGTAACGCGTCATTTAGCTCACTAAAAAATAATTCTCCGAAAGCAGTACGCCAACCTTCTGGAAGCATATCATACCACAAGACTCTTGTGTTGTTTTCTATCATTTCTATCCAAGGATAGTTTTTAATTAATTCTTCTTTAGTCATTGTTTTTCTCTGACTCAGACTCAGTAGGTGTATCCTTATTACCACCTTCTAGAACAGTAAAGTGAGGAATATTTGAAATTACATTGTTAACATACCCAACATATAGATAGTTTAATGCTTCCAGATATTTAACAACCTCATTCTTCTGGTCACTGTTCAGAACAGTGTAAATAGTATTAACAAGTCCTCTCACATTTCCTGTCTCATCATTTGAAAGACTAGATAGCAGAAAATCAGAAAAGGAATGATTCTGGTCAATGTACTGTGCTAGACTATCTTGATTGTAATATATATTACCTACTTTGTATACAGTCATCTATTCTCCTCCTACATTGATTTCATATAACATTATAATAAATAAAAAAGTAAAAATCAACTAATAATACAAGTTCTTAACTAAGTAAAGATCTTGTTCTTAACTTAGTAAAGATAAATAATAACAATTGAACAATTAACAAAATATATTATATATTACATATATAATATATAGAAAAGAGAGGTACATTGAATACCTCTCTAAATTTCTTTCCAGTTATTATGTTGAATAATAGATCTCATATTCTGAACACCAACAGGGTTCATAGAATGAATATGAAAATAAAATCTATCTGTTACAATGCCCGAGTTTTCGAGCCAGTCAAGTAACTTGATATAGTCCCCTCCATATTTAACATACTGGCCAGCATCATGATCTATATCTATCAGAAGATCCCCGTCTACATTCTCAAGATAGATCTGAATAGCCAGTTTAGCTTGATCCACGCTAACAGCATGAAGCCAATCACTGGAGGGAGGGGTTCTAAGATCATCTATCCATAGTTTCATTATTTTGATACTCCGTTTTTGAATTCCTTTCTAGAATAAGAGCCTTTTCCTTTCTTTGCGGGAACTTTGAATCCTCGTTTACGGAAAGACAGATAAGCCTGTAATTCTTCCTTATTCTTTTTATTTACACGCTTATCCATCTTAACCTCTTTCACTTCTTATTAATGCGGATACTCTTCTGATGAATTAATATACTCTTCTAGATCCCAGAAGCTAATATTCTCACCAGCATTATCAATTATTTCCTCTGCGTCATCTGACCATCCAAACTGACGAAGATTTTCCCAGTTTCCATTACACGCATACGCAAGCATGTCAAAAGCATCGCTGTATGCTACTGCCATATTCTGATTGCCTTTTTCTGAATAGTACTTTGATCGAAGCGCATATATTGCTCCGAGAATTTTCATAATCTTTTTATTTCCCATAATATACTCCTAAACCGTTTTTAACCTTTGTTAGTCTTATTATAGTATAAAGTTAGTATAAAATCAACTTTATATACTCCATATGTAAATACAATATTAAAAGGAGTACATATTTACTATGCCTCCTTTGTATTCCATAATTACAGATAAGTTGTTAAGTCCCTACTCTGTTATACTATTTTATATCAAACCTTTTGATTTGATACCAGAGCTAAGGATGCAAACTAATATGCTTATCCTTTTATATTCTTTACTAGAATAGATTTAACAAGTTCCTCTACTAGAAGTTGTATTCTCTTGTTTTCTTGCTCTTTAGATGTGCTTATGTAAGTATCATACAATCTTTTACAGTCTGCAATTGTTGACTCTGCAAGAGACATAATCTGCTCAGGTGTATAGTGACTGTTTTTAATTTCAAGCAACTTTTCTCGTTTGTTAGTTACAATACATTCTTCGTAACCTCTTCCTTCAAGAAACTTTTTCATACACTCATTGATACGAACAAGTTGATACAACCACTTACTAGCATGAGGATCCTCATAACGAGAGTTACAAAGTTTGTCATTTCTTTCAGCCATTCCAAGAAACGCTCTCATAGTATTCATAGGAGAGCACCTTGCAATGTTTTCTCGATAATCTATAAAAGCGTGTATCTCTTCACCATAAAGTTCCGTATTGAATTCAGCTCTACTACTAAATAGTAGCTCAAGAAATTGAGGGTTACCTTTCTGAATACTTTTCATGAAATTACGGATGTCAGATACTTCGCAGTGTTCTTGATTTGAAAATATATGTGTATGTGATTCACAATTATTATGAACAATATCATTCATGTTCGGAATTATAACTGCCTTTGAATCTACATCACTGTTTTCGTCTGCACAATTGTAATTCCAACTTCCAACAGGAGAGAGAATAAACTGCTCATTTTTAGGATAGAAAAAATCAATATAATCTTTGTGTTGTGTTATATTATACGTCATTGTTACAATCTCCAGTTAAGAAAGGGGCTTCCATATCTTCATGGCTTTTTACAATCAGAGAAAGTACTTCATCATTCCATGGAGTATTACTGTATCTTTCACACAGATCAGTAAATCTTTGAACAAAAGCATGATTTTCTCCGTATAGCTCAATAATCCGATGAAGAAGGCTCTTTCTGTATTCTGTCATACTTTGCTCCCTTCTGAGCACTTTAAACAAGGCTGTTTAATTATAGAACAATAATTACAAGGAAGTTTATACTGGCATTCTGTTTTACCATATTTGCTATTCATTTTTGAAGCATAGGTAATACAACCATAATCACAAACGGTCCTACTACAAGCACAGCCTCCATGTTCATCAATAAAAGATGCCATATTATTACCTCCTGGTTATTTATGTATCATCTGGGAGTCTATTTTTTAGTTCTTTAATCTGGTTTCTAAGTTCAACAATTAATGATTGGTCAAGTTCATGAGTCGTAATCAACTCTTGAATAGCTCTGGCAGCCCTATTAGCAAGTGCGGGAGTACAAAGTCCGTGTTTCAAATCACTAATAATTTCATTATAGTCTCTTTTCATTTTAGGCATCCTCCGTATTAACTTGATATGAAACATATGAAACAAGAATTATTAATTGAACTATTGTTAAAATAGTTAATATGAATTTAGAATGCGGGCTCCAAGATAAACAAAATGAACAAGCAGTCAAAATAGGAACGGAAAACATTACAAGACTAAAAATAATGATACCTATGGTAATAAAAAATTTCTTAAGACTTGTTTTCATACTTCACACTCCCGTTTCAGCCAGTCTAGCCAACATTCTGTGCAAGTGCCAACAAAGTGACAATCATCTCCGTGATCTTCACGAGAGGGGCACGCCGCAGGCTCTATGCTCTCTATCCACTTTGCCATCTCTTCAGGTGTCTTTTGGATTAAAGAGTCATAATTGGTGGAGGGCTTCTTTGCTCTTTCCCGTACATAATCATAAAAATCGCATTTCGCCTCATCGCCTCCGCACGAACATGGTTCCTTCTCTTTCGTACCCCAACACACACCGCGCTGTCCGATAAAATTTACCTCGTCGTGATAACATGAACACTTAACCATCACTTACCTCCTGTTTCAACCAATCAATGATGCACCCAAGGCATGGCACTTCCATACAATCTCCATTTGGAAACTTTGACTGATCACACCAATCAGCGTGTCTAAAACTTCCATCAAGCCACTCTGCTAGTTCTTCGATGTTCATGGCTCGGATTTCGTCATAATGAGTCTTTTTTGTAGTCTGCCATTTGTCGTGGTCAAGGCACGTGGAACATGGAGCGGTTGGATTGTATGTCACCATGTGATATAGCCACATACAAGTTCTACATTCTCTCTCCATCACTCGCCCTCATCTGCCGGTTCGAAGTATTGGTCAATAGTTTCCTGTTGCAGCTCAAGCCAATTGCCTTTTTCGCTGTTTTCAAGACGGATAAAATCATATCCTCCGGCTACTCGCCAATCATCAATTACCTCATATACTTCGCCAACTTCGATGCTCATGTATTCGTCTGTAGGCCAACCGTCATCGTCATATTTTTCAACGGCAAAGCCTTCTTTGCAGATGTACTTCATTCTTAGCCCTCCTCTGCCTCACGTTGGTCATCCCGAGCGTTCAGCAACTTCTTGACGCACTCGTCATGCGCGTCTATCGTTTCCCACCCACTGTCGGCAGGCCACGAATACCAGCGTTTTTTGATTTTATATTCTCGCCCAATCTCTTGGAGAGGCTTTCCACACAAGTCGCATACTCTGACGTAGCCCATACTTACTTATCCTCCTGTGCCGCTTTGACCATTGCGAGAAAAATTTGAGTTTCTTCTAAGTTACCAATCGGAATACCACTGTTAATCATATCATACATTTTTACAAAATCGTCTCCATATTTTTCTCGGCAGACTTCTCGCAGATTTCTTTTTCGGATTTTCTTGAACCACTCTTGTGGTCTATACCATTTATTCATTTATGGTGTCTCCTGATAAACAGTTCCTCTAATTAAAATATCACCTGGTTTTGTGTGATAGCATGTATTACTTTTAATTAATTCAACAATCGGACAACAAGCAAATTGGTCATCGAACGTTTCAAAATTAGCCCCGGGCATTAACATACATGCCCCTCCATATTCGGGATCTCTCTCTGAGCATCTTTCACAGCTTTTTGGCTCATGGAGTTTTGGAAAATATAGACCCATTACTTTTCCTCCTCATTGAGCATAACCACTTTCCCGTCTACTACAACAAGTGGAATGTACTTGGTCGTTCCAGTTGTCCTGTTAAACTCAATTACAACTAGTTCTCCTTTGCTATTAAATCCTATACCATATTCAACTATCATCAGTTGTCCTCCTCTGCTGGAAGGATAGTAGGAGCGCGGTCTATTTCTGTTTGCGTATAAACATACTCGCCGCCAAACATCATCAACTTCCCAACCATTCTATCTGACTTTGTCAGCGCATCTACATCAATACACCTACCATGTGGTGGAACCTCTTGCGCTTCTGCAACTTGAATCATAGTCTCTGTATCGAAAACCAAGCCGTTGTACTTAATTGTCACCGTGAAACTTTCTCGCTCTTTCGGCATTTCCATACCCTTGATTAAGATATCGCTCATCTAGTTTCCTCCTCACTTGCAGAGATAATTGTAGGAGCGTGTCTTAATGCTGAGAGTATTTGCTGAAGGCAAGTCAAATCAGATATAATCCCAGCATCTCGCCTATCACAGATCTTGTTGATTTCTACCCAAAGTTCCGCCTCGTCAATCAAATTCCCATGCTTCAGAACAGGAACGATTCCGCAAGAAGCAAGCCGCCCATTATCGAACGCTTGGTCGCGCCAAGAAATAACTCCTTCGGAATACGGGCAACAAATTGTTAATCCATACTCCGGCCTCTTCTCTCCGAAGTTAATCCGACAGGCAATACAGCTTGTCGGCATCTTCATGCCCTTAATTAAAATATCACTCATTTTTATTACTACCTCATATCAGCACCGCAAGACGGACAAAAATTACACTCAGTATCTTGTGGCATCATACACTCAGAACAGTACGGAATATTGTCACCAGGATTGTATTCCCAGCGTCCTTTTCTAACAGGCTGCACATCAGCGGCGGGGATGGAGCGCAAAGCCTCTCGGCATTCTTCTACATGATCCGGCCACAGAACGGAGTTGTGATGCGATGTTTTTTCTAATTCGTCAAGGCTGCTTATTGCCGCCTCGAGTTCAATATACTTTTTCTCAGCCATCAGTCGTTCCTTTCGGTCCTCTCACGTTTCTGTCCACTCTGCCGGGATGATGGTGGGAGCGGCGGCTATCCCTTCAAGTACGCCGCGAATCCACACTCTTGTTGCCTCAGTCATACTGTGCTTGTTTTGTATAAGCCAGTTTTCAAGAGAGGCATACAACTCGTCCAGATCGCCCAACCTCCCATGTAGCTGGACGGGAATAATGGGGCAACACGCATTTACAGTTTCATTAACATCCTCTTCTGCGACTCCAATCACAGCGCGATTAAGACGATAACAGATGTAATTATCAGCAGGGATTGTGTGAGCACACCAATCACACGCTAAGCAGTTCTTTGGCATTTCCATGCCCTTAACTAAAATGCTCATTTGCTTCGTCTCCCCATATAAAATCCGAGGCAATACACGCCGACAACATAAATCCCTACGATAATAGTAAATAGGACGTTATTCATGTTTGTTCCTCCTTGCTTGCGGGAATAATTGTAGGAGCTGATTCTACCTTCTCCAATAGCATTCTCATCCCGTCTTTATAATCTCCTCCACACATTACAATCTCAAAGTCTGTAAGATAAATTGCTTTACGCTCTATCAAATCTTCATGGGGTGGAACGGGGATGGCCTGCGTTTCTCTAAAAATTTCTTGTGTTGCATCTGCAGAAACCTCTAAAACTCTGCCACTTGGAAAAACAATTAAAATGCGCCCGCTCGTTGGCATTTCTATATCTTTGATTAAGACATCACTCATTCTTTCACCTCATCGTTTGCAGGGATGATAGTTGGCATCTCGTCAATAACCATCAGAACTGACCTTAACGCCGGAACAGCCCACTCTGCGGTTTTCTCAGCAAACGCAAGGGACGCTTTCAGCGCATTCGCATCAATACATCTCCCATGCGGTGGGACGGAGACGGCTTCAAGCCACTCTGTCAAACCGCCATGTTGGTAATGATAGAGCCTCGCGTATCGTTTACCATCAATACCGTCTGCAAATTCGATGACAAGCCCTGGCTCAATATTTTTCGGCATGTCTATGCCTTTGATTAGAATGTCACTCATTTTTAGCTCTCCTCTGCCGGGATGATGGTGGGGACTACGTTAAGAACGCTCAACGGAATCGCAGGTACTCTTATGTCTGTTCTTTCGTCCACTAAATAGCTGTGATACAACTTTGCGGTTTCCCGGCTTATCAAATCCCCATGCGGCGGGACAGGGACTGCTTTGCCATGTATATCTTTAGCACCAACTGTCTCCGACAGCACTTGCCCGTCGGGATAGATTGTCACCGTCAACGGATATGTTTTTGGCATCTCAATGCCACTGATGTAAACTCCGCTCATTCGTTGTCGCCTCTTTCTCTGGAATCCTTAAAGCATCTGTCACAAAGAAGTAATCCATGACTTCTGTGATAGCCAGCAACCTTTATCGCGGTCTGAATACTACACACAATAGTATTGCCGGAACTGTCACCGGAATAAAGTACTTCCGATGCGTAACACTTGTCGCACTCAATATCATATTCAGTAACGCGCCACCAACGAACTCCCATGCTTATTCCTCCTTACGCATACGACAAACGACTTCTGCCATCAACATAGGAGAAATGGCTTTACTGATAGTTTCTATATCTTTCTTGCACTTCTCTAAATCTTGATGCATCGACACTACTTCTTGCAACAGATTCCAAATATCAGGATCTTTCGGATACTTCTCATAAACCTTTTCTGTAAGTTGTTCAAAATAACGCTGTTCATAATAAAGGCTCATGCTTATTCCTCCTTCGGAGACTCTGTATCGTACCACGTAACTCTTGTTCCGTATATATTGTGATCAGGGTATGACCGTTCCGCTATAACATGATAATCTGTTACATCGTCAATACCCCATGAAAATGCCATAAATGCACCGTTGTTAAGTTTGTCATATTGTTCGATAGCCCATTTGAAAATTCTCTTTATGGCGTTCAGTCTAAACTCTTTCCACTTGCGTGAAACTTTATCTCTAAATCGCTCAGGCATTAGTGTTTCTCCTTCTGTGGCAACGGAATTTGCTCACACCAGTGTGTGATTTCTCCGAGACCTGAATAGCTCCAACACGGCTTATCGCCAGGAAACACTTCATCGAGTAGCTTAGCTCTAGCAATATATTCCCCATCTGTAACATAAACCTCTTTATCTACTGACGGCAATCCTTTCGTCACAGGAGTCCAGAGTGGCTTTATCGCATTAAGAAGTTCTTCAGCTTTATCTAAAAGTCCCATTCCTTTTTCAACCTGTTTCTTAAAAGGCAACAGTTCTTCTATTGCGTCGGCAGCTTCTTTAAGCAGAGGGAAATCATCAAGGCTCCCAGACTGTTGAATGCAGATACGACGATTTCTGAGCCGCTTTACTAGTTCGTCATCCATCAGCTTTCCTCCGTTTCCAGTTCCCATCTTTCTTTGGCTATCTCGTTCATCGGTAAGTCGGTATCTTCAAAATATGGTCTTAAAAACTGAACCTGTTCTGGTGTCAATGTCAGGTTCCATCCGACGCGCCATTCATGCTCAAAATAAACGCCTATCCCAATATAGACCCATCCAGCATTTAGAAGTTTATCATCATCCGATATCCTTCTGTTCGTCTTAAGATCATAACTTGGTAAAGACAGGCTATCTGCTAATTCACGTGCTACATAAATGTGATCATATAAGCCTGCAGGAAAGAACTCTCCTGTTGGAGAAAGCCAACCTGTCTTTATCTCTTCCATTATCTTTCCTCCTGTATTCTGCGCATGATTTCTTCTAAGGGTTCATCCGTCTCAAAATATCCTTCACCACACACAGTACAGATTCGAGTTTTGTCATCTATAAGAATAACCGACTCAATATACTGCACATTGATATATGTCGGATTTCCGAAACTAACAATCCGAATAAATTTTGGACTAATCGGCATCAGATTTCCTCTTCAAACGACTCTGGGTATTCCCACTCATATTCTTCGTACTCTTCTTCATCATTCTGCGCCTTGTCAAGTGCATCCTGCGCGTCATCTGCCTCAACAATGACAAAACCGTAATATCCGACCTTGTATTTCATTAGCTTTCCTCCCTCAATACCATTTCCCATCCGTATAAGTGTCCAACAAATCGGACGGGGCAACGCCAACCACTTTCCGCATTGCATTTTCAACAGCGTTGTGCAAGTACGCTTCTCTTACCCGCTTGCTTAGCTTCTTTGGTTTGGGCTGTAGTTCGCCATTTTTCGCCGCAATTGCTGTTGGGTTATATTTGTGCTGTCCCATTAGCTTTCCTCCCTCATGTCAGCCCCGCAGTTGGGGCAGAAGTTGTGGTAAGATTTTACTGTTACGAAATCTTCCGTATTCCCAACAACAGCCATCAAATAATTACATTTAGAGCAAACGACTTCACCGTTCTCTTTCCAAATCCATTTTCCTCGCACCACAGGCCGTTCAGCGGTGGCGGGGGTGGCGATTGCAATTTGTTCTCCGTACATGTGAAGTGATCTGCTTACAACTCTGCCATCTGCATAAATGCGAATGTCCTTATAACTTTTTGGCATGCTCATGCCATTGATATAAATTCCCATCAGCTTTCCTCTCCCTTTTTGCCGCGAGAACAAAAATCATCTTCATTACGTACAACTTCCGCCCCGTAGAGATATTTACAAACATGAAACGATGGTTCAATCTCTGATAGGCCCCAATAGTTACAATCCTTACACAAAACTATGGTCCGCACATCATCCATGCGTTCTCCAAACGATTTGCCGATTTCTTTCAGCTGAGTCAGCGCAACGCAACGTTCCCAGTCGGTTTGGTCATAAGCGCCAGCCGAAACAACATCTGCGGCAGGGATGCCCTCCATTAGCTCATGCGCCCACCAACATGCGCAACGATCAAGGACTTCAAGTGCTTGAGACAATTTAATATATTTGTCCTGTTCAGTATATTTCATCAGCTTTCCTTTCTCTTTTCACCAAACGAGCAAAAGTCGACTGAATGTACAGGAAACCCACTACGGGCGCACTCCATGTGATTGTCGATGTAATGGCTCTGTTGGTAGCACTTGCAATCCTGGCACAATACCACAGGATTCTCTACGGACAGCGAAAGCAAACGAGTCACATCTTTTTCAGTATGACCATCCCAGTGTTTTGCAACAGGAAGTTCTTTACAATTGAAAAGATCCCAATACTCACCGTGATAATGATAAGTGTAGCTACCTTCTGGTGTATCAATCCCAACTATAAAATAATTATCTTTACCAAAGCAGGGTTCGCCGTCTTCATGTCTCCAAGACTTCCATGCTCTGTCCTTGTACACATTAACAAGTGCTGCAAAGAGCATCATTCTCTGATAGTATAGGCCATTGAAAGTATGATAGCCGTCGCTAAGTTCTCCAATACCTTCTTTTGGTACGGGAACAACATCTGATTCTGGGATCGTGCTTATCAAAGCAAATAGTTCATTATCATTAATAATAGGATGAGTATAAATATAATTTTCAATGTCATGAAAGACAGCTCTTTTTGTAACGTAACGCTCCTCACTCATTCAGATACTCCTTCAGTCCTTCCTTTGTTATAACTATAATATATAGTAAATCTAACTTAGAATCAACTAAAGACTATCTCGAACCTCTTTCAAAGTCATACAAGAAAAGCTGTAGTTGTACCACCCTCTAGGATCAAGCTCGCTAACATTCCAACCAACAGAACCCTTCTCAATCTTATATTTAAGATCAGGAGTGTAATAATCTCCTGTTTTCTTATCTCTAATAAGTACCTTCATTAAATTTATTCTCCTTAAAGTTTTTTAATATAGTATCCGTAGACACATCTAGTGCCATCACGAGAACAGTCGTAAGTATCGTATAGCACTCCGTCTTTAACACAGGTCAAATGTTTACTAACACTAACAATGATAGTTCCACTCGGAAGTTCTTCTGCTTTCAAGTGGGTAGTACAGCCCTGACCAAAAATCATTGTGGGATGCCATTCCCAGCCCAACTCTTTCAAATACTTTTTATAAGTTTCTTTGAATACACCGTCGCGAGAGCTACTACGCTTCTCGCCGCTATGTTTTGAAACTTTTTCATTCAGTGCAAGTTCATTAAGAGCATTATAGACTTCTTTATAGTCTTTTCCTGTAGCATTGCAAATTGCTCTGGTAACGCAATCTCCTACATTAACAGCTTTGAAGTACTTACTTCTTCCCCCGTCACTGTACGTAAACTGCATATCTTGCTCCTTTGAAACTTCAATTTATTTTACAATTATATTATATAGTAAAAACAGGTAAAATTCAACTTCTTTATTTTTCTAGTTTTTCTTTTCGTGTTCCACAATGCAGCCCTTATCGAGACGCCAGCGTTCTTCTACTCTATAGATACTTCCACAACCGATGAGAATCTTGTCGATAGTACAAGTCCCATTGCTGGTATACCAGTCGGCATAGTTCATGGAAGCGTCGATGGCATCTTCGAGTGTGTCGAACAATTCGTCATAAGACGAACGGTATTCATCTTTTGTAGTTTTGATGGCATAGACTGTAATCTTCTTGCTAAGCATATATTAGCACTCCTTTATATTTTATTTATCTTATTCTTCTATAATTGCCCAACCTGCATGAATAATATGAGCCAAAGGAGTAATAGGCTCTTCACAGAGAATCTTTTCTACATGATGGTTAGGTTTCTTTTTTACAATCTGACCACGATTGAGCATTGACACAAAATCTTCTTGATAGAACGTCTCTTTCCCATAACCGGTTTCCTCAGGACGAAGCTCAATTTTGTAACCGTCGTCTACTTTATAGTTTTCTTCAACAACACGATACTCAACCCACTTTGTGGGAGTATTAGAAGAAGTAAAAGAAATAATCCCTAAGAATGTTTCAAGAGGATGCACACAAAGATAATAATGTGACTCTTTATCAATATTGTAATAGTTCATACTTATTCCCCTTTCACAATATCATACCAACCATAGGTACCCAGCCTTATTTGCTGTCTCCACTCTTTAAGGGCGGCTTCTTCAGTATCAGCGGAGAAAACGACCTTACTACGAATGTAGCCATCTTCATCAATCCAATGCCACACAATCTTCCAAGTATTCATATATATTCTCCTTTACAGTGCACAAGGGACAATAACAAGTTGATCTTCCAGGTCATACGCCAGTTTAAAAAAGGTTTTCAATGTGTTAGGGTTGTAGATAACGGAACCCTTCACAAACAATTTGCGCTCCTCGTACTGGTTTAACACAAAGAAGCTAACGCCTTCTTTCATGTAAGCGTAGGCTTTCTTATATTCTTCAGACTTGAGTGCTTCGTGTTTCATGTTGTATCTCCGTTAATTTTTATTTACGCTTATATTATATAATACACATATGTAAATATCAACAATAAGATTCCTTTCAATTCTACCTTTTGTGACGTTTGTTTTTGATCTCACTGATAATGCAGGCAGTCAAAATACTACCGAATCCGATAATCAGCGTGATGGTTCCGATTGTTAACGGCAGAAGAATAGCCATCAGTAATTTCTCCCTTCAATTTTTTTAGAGTATTTATTAGTACCTATTCATCCAAAATAATAGTCACCATAGAAGATAGGCCCTTCTGTGCAAACATTACCGCAGTAAAGACCTCCGTCATCTTTAGCCTGGCACATTAGCTTGAGAAATGTTTTCATCAGATCTCGAAATTCATTATCTTCGATGTAGTACTCAAGATCTTCGAAATCCTCGGGCTTCACTTCAAGATCTCCGTAGCAAATATCACCATCCGCGGGACCATTAATGAGCCAACTTTCAAAAATATTCTCATTGTTGATCTGCCGAGCAAGAAACTCCATTGCTTTGACAGACTTGATTCTTTCTTCTTTGATACGTCTGTCCATCTTACTTCCTTCCTCCTCAGAAGAGTATTCCATTTCAGTTTTAGATGTCGGCGTGTTCTGACCGTAGTCAGTGAGCGCATCTTCTAACTTACTGAGGAAATATTTTTTATTTACACTTATATTATATAATAAGGCTAAGTTAAAATCAACTTAGCCTTCTTCAAACTCACTGAACCAACCCTCAAAAGTACGCCAGCCTGTTTTATAGAAAAGAACTCTTTCCATTGTCTCTTCATTACATCCGCCGATAGCACATGCAATCCCGAGTGCTTCTTCGCTAATACCAAGATACTCATGAAGGATATCATACATTTCTTGCCAGTCCATACTATGCACTCCTTTTATTCTTCCCAAGAAATAAGATATTTCCCTCCGTATTTCTTTTCAAATGTGTCTCGGGCCAACAGTGCTTCGCTATACTTCCGATAGCAATTCATATAGACCCACTCTCCGTCATCACGGAGTCTTCTTACAACGTACATATCATATCTCCTTCTGTGCTTCACTGAGTGGTGTCGGCGTGTTCCGACCGTAGCCGGTTGGCGCACCTCTTTTCTTTTTACAAGTATATTATATAATAAGAGTAAATTAAAATCAACTTAAGTGGTTAAGGCTTTAGAAAATCATTACATTCTTTACAAGGGCTAGGTCAGAACGCAGGAAACAACCAGACTTGACGTAAACCTCTTCGCGCACCTTGCCATCTTCAATCACAAGGCGATAAATCGGAACATGGAGTGCAGTAGCTTCCTCCTTAGCTTCCTTCCAAGCTTCACCAAAAGCAACAGTATCTACAAACTCAAAGCCATCAACCTGATAAACAAACTTTTTCATTTTTATCTCCTCTAAAAAGTTATGCTACTTTTCAGTGCATCCACATTTCATCAATCTCATACCACTCAATGTCCCAAGGGAAGCACATAGAGTTTAGTTCGTTGACGCGCGCCTGCGCTTCATCATGACTTCTGTAAATGCTACTCACCTTTTCATGGCCATAGCCATCTTCGTCTACATAGACATGAACGATTACATAAACATACATTTTATTCCCTCACATACGCTTCCGTAACGCTATACTGGAGCCAGTACAGGCTATCATCCTTAGCCCTTTTTTCAAGGTATTCTTCCCAAGCGACAGCCTTATCTTTCAGACGATAAACGCCAAAAAGATTAGTTTCATTACCATCGTGTTCCCACAGTAAATAAACCATCATTTTTATTATCTCCTTTTCTTTTGTGATTATAGTATAACATAGATTCATTTACTTGTCAAGAGTTTCTTTGAAAATTTTATACCCCTCTTCGATTTCTTTATCAGTCAAATCATAGACAAGTTTCAGAGTTGCGGCAATAGTTTCATAAGAAACAGAGGGATGAGCCTTGAAATAAAAGGCAATAATTTCATTTGTATGAAACATTTTCAGCCCTCCTTTACATAACGTATTTGCCTTTGATAATGTCCCCATTATAGAGGGTAAAAGGGAAAGCACTGGTAACAATTACTCTGTCGCCATCTTGAAGACCAAGAGCGCGGACTTTGTTGACGGCGGCGCGTCTATCATCAACGTTGACAAAATACTCACCATCATACTTGCCAGAGCGTTCAACTGTAACTTTGTAGACTGTCATTTTATTTATCTCCTTTACACACAAGTCATAATAAGTGCCCCAAGCACGATAGGGACAGAATTTAAAAGATTTTGAAGGAATTTGTGCCAAGCCTGCGGGGTAGCATCCTCATCTGCGAGAGGGTACATAGCAACGCCAATCCACAAGATAAGCATACCAATAATTTTACCAGCAACCATTTTTTTATTCTCCTTTGTTAAGAGTTAGGATAGAAAAGTCCTATCCTTGCTTGCGTTTGACAATCCCACACTTCAATAAACTGTACGTAATACCAAAATTTGTCTATCTTTTTTTGGGCATAGTTGAGTGCATTTTCAAGAGTAGTAAAGATGGTGTCTACCGTCGTATCGTCCTTATAGTAAATCTTTACGCAATAGCATTTTGAATAGCTACCCTTATACGGTTTTTCCTCAGTATAGCGTGTTCCATCTCTCCAAGAGTTCCATTCAGTCTTTTTCTCTTTGAGCACAGGCTCTACGCGTCTCCAACAGGCAGGGCAAGTAGTCCATTTATCAGGAATGTAGCAACCGCAATTCTGACAAGTTCTCATTTTTTTACTCCACTTCTTCTTACTATACTATAGTAATCAGCAAACAACGCTATCCCCGTCCGCTTACCATTATGAAGAACACTGACAGAATATTTAGTCATTTTCATTCTCCCTTTCATCAGCAGTTTCCCAAGTCTCAACATGCCAAGAAATGCGGTCTCTACAAAAATCATCCCAAGCGTCAGCTTCATGCTGTTTCTGCTTTACATATTTTTCCGCATTAGTATAGTTCAGAAAAACCGCATCGAGATGCGACCCGCCACCCATTTCGGGGTAATCATCAATATCCTCAATCACAACATAGATTTTCATTTGAAGTTCTCCTTTTCAGATTAATTTACTTTACATGTATATTATATAATAACATTTAATTAATATCAACTAACATAAAAACAGAGACAAGATAATACTTGTCTCTGTTTTCTTATTTCCGATTTAACAACATCATTAAAAGATTTCCGTTACCGACTATTCTTCCGTGAAAGTCTCGAGTTTTATCTTCTCTCTTTCTATAAAATCCAAGAATATGTCCAGTAAAATCTCTTATCTGTTGATCTCCTTGTGCGTCTTCCTCAACAAATCCGATTATTCTTCCACTAAATTCTCTTATTGGAGTTCTTGTTTTAACATACATTTCAGTCACCTATCTCAAGACTCTTGTATCTATCTAATACATCTTCTCTATTAATTTCAAATACTTGTGTTATACTTTTCTTCGGGTCTTGAATAAATTTTTCAATGGTGTTTAATAGCTTTGTTTCTTTATACTCTATTTCTGAATAAGAAAAAGAGAAATTCTTTATCACTAAGCTGTTCACATCTGGTAACAACGGACCAAATAAGTAAGTCTTTGTCCAGCCTAATTCTGTTGTTGTTAACAGATACCATTCTTGCCCCATGTCGTTATACATAACAAGTGCGACATTTCCAATATCCTCTATTTCTACAGAGGCTAAATAAGACTCTTCTGGGAGATATTTAATCGAGGCCTTCATAAGATGAAATCACCGCCTCATGAGCTGTCTTAATCTCCATTTCACCATTTTCATAATATTTCTTATAAGTTCTTGAATGTAACTGTCCTTTTAGAATTATATAATCGCTAACATGTAATTCTTTTGATAACTTTCTTGCACATTCTCCAAAACATACACAAGGTAAATAAGTATCAATTCTTGTATCGCGATCTTCTACAAATATGTTATTAGCAAGAATAAAATGAAAACTTTCTTTACCTTCTTTATTCTTTCTTAACTTATCAATCTTGCATACTTTCCCGTCAATTTCAAGTTGATTTATAATTTCTTTATCGTTCTCATCTGTCTGTGGAATATCAAAATAAGTAAAGACATATAGCTCAACTTTATTCTTTTCCGAATCTAACCTTTGAGAATATGAACGAATATTTCCTTGTAAGGAGACTATCTGACCCTCTGTATATCTGTTTGAATATCTTTTAAACTTAAGGTTTAGAACATCATCTTCTCCGTCATCTCTAGGAACAATGAGTTCTGCTTTCTGATACTCAACATCTTCTACATTATGAGAATACTCAATGTTTCTGAGCATCCCTTTCAAACTTATCTTATTCATTTCTATCTATTATCCTTTTATTATGTATATCTGCCGTTCCACCAGTCGGGTCTCCAACCAGGTTTTATACAACCAACTATCTGATTATTATTAGCGGAGTAACCTGTTGTTGGTATATTAATGTGATTTCCACAATTACTTGAGCAGTCACTACAGCAACCACCATAGCATCCAACATCACAAGATGAGCAACTAGAGTAGCCTTTTGACGTAGTTCCAATACAGTATCCTCTGCATCCTCCACTACAACCAAGACATCCGCCTGTGCACTGATCTTTACATCCTGTTGTGCAAAGTCCCGAACAAGTTCCAGTACATCCTCCTGTACAGGTATCTGTGCAAGTTCCGCTACAACCGTTTACACAAGATCCAGTACAACTAGTACATCCAGTACAACTCGTACATTGATCTTTACAAGCGTTAGTACAACTAGTGCAACCAAAGCAAAGACCTGTACAACCCCCTGAACAATCAGAGTAATTAGAATTAGTCCCGCTCTGCTTTACTACTGTTTCAGGTTCAGGATTTGATTCAAGAACACTTACGAAGTTTTCCATCTTTGCAAAGTCTGTATTGAGTATTACTTTATTTTTCTTATCAGTAATAACATTATCATTTACTTTGTTCAGAATGTCCCAGCACTTGGAAAGATGCTCGTGACGCACCTTTTTATTTTCAACTGGTGCTTCAGAAAAACTATACGCTGAAGATCCATACTGTTGTAAAGAAACACTATTTTCAGCATCTCCTACTTTACTTCTTCGGATACACTCAGCAGTTATTCTACTTTTTAATTCAACAAATCTTTCTGGGGTAATAGAAGCCACTTCTGATTACTCCTTTACTAAATCTTTTAACATCTTCAGTTCATCTGTATCAATTATTTGTAAAGCCCATTCCTCAGGAATATCCATCTTGAAAGAATCTTTTGACCCAATCTTTCTATAGTACTTATTCCACATATATGTTAAAGCAAGTGCTCTTGCTTTATGTAAATCACATATAAATGTAGTTCTTTTATTGGGTGTACCATATAATTCATAACAGTATCCGGAACACCATCCACAGCCGCTTGCTATAGGACAGTTGAAACATTCTTCGGTAGACTGACTCTTTCTTGTTATACAATTAAGACAATCAATTCTGTCGCACTGTTCTTTTGTGCTCATTATTCCGTCTTTAACTGTTCCAATAACATAAGGGGGTCTTTCGTCTCCCAACGCATTCGGCATGTAACGAATACAAGGATATAGATTTCCTTGCCAATCTATTGCTAACATTGCCCCTGTTCCGCCACACCAATTGTGGTCATCGTCAGGTAACATAGGGTGACAATACATTGGAGCAAGATAAGGACATACGAGTGGGTCTAGTTTATTATGTTCTATGAGATAATCTGCAAGTTTTTTTAACTCTTTATAGAAAATTCTTGCATCTTCTCTTTTCCAAACATCTTCATAAACAGGATTGAAATTGACAATCGGATATCCATACTCAATCATTGCTACAACAGCTTTATATAGATTAGAAACATTATCAGGAGAGATTGTCATCTTTGTAGGAAGTGAACCTTTACCGTACTTTGTAGTATAATCGTCTACTGCAGAAATTACTCTGTCATAAGTTCCTTTTCCTTCAAGATCAATTCTACAACTGTCATGAAGCTCTTTATTTCCATCAACTGTTATATTGAGGGATAAATGTTTCTGATGCTTTTTTAAGTACTCTTGAACTCTTGGATCAAAATATAAAAGTCCATTAGTAGAAATTGAAACTCTTGTTTTTGTTGTCCAAGGGTGATGCAATCTAGTACACTCTTCAAAATAGTAATCCGTTATTTTACTAATAAGATCTATTTCAAGAAATGGTTCGCCGCCTATGAATTCAAGAACAATTCCAACTGTGTCTTTCGGAATATAGTTTGATAATTTATCAGAACCTGAAAGTAAATCATCAATAAACTGTTTTGCTATTTCAAAGGACATAACATTTGGTTTCTTATTGTGTTGATAACAATAAGTGCATTTCATGCAACAATCTTCAGTAACTTGAAATGTTATTGTTCTTGCATATATTCCATCAGTTTTTGCATCAAAACCTCTGGTCTTATCTTCTATAAAGAGACGATTTAAAGTTTCTGGATATTCCTCATAATTACCAATCATTTACTCTTCCTCGAATATTGTAAGAGTAGCAGTATGATAATCTAGATTCCAATCCTTCCCGTTAAGATCATACATTTTAACAAGAGTGTTTTTTGCAAGTTCAAACTCAATAAAGAGTTCTTTCTGCTGTTTAGTATAATATTCTACAGCCTCCATATTAACAGGAGACTGACCCCATATGTAATTGATAATATCCTTCGTTGCAGTAAGTTCAAAATCCACTGCCTGAATCTTATCTCTTAGTTCTTCTGTTATTTGAATCTCTTTCATTTCTTATTATCTCTCCTCTAGTTTTTATTAAGTGTATCCTACCGGGACTGTTACCCATTTAGTTCCGTCATGATACTGTAGCCCAGTGGTATTGTTAAGATAGAATCTCTTGTTATCAGACGAATCTGTTGTCCAAGGCTTATAATTGTTAAAAGCTTCTGAAATCATCTGATTTACAAAAGCATATACTGCCCCTCCTGTTACGGGATTCTCAGAATTAGAAGTAACTGTAGTTTCTAATGTTTTTCCTACTAAATCAGAAATTCCTTCTTCTAAATCCTGTATGTTAGACTGGACATCTTGAATTGAACTTTCTAACTGAGTCTGAATTTCTTTAACAGCACCACTTGTGATTAGATCATCGCTATTTGCTACTGCTTCACTAACAACATCTTTTGAAGCGGCTGTTCCAAGAGTTGTAATTGGAGTCAAGGTCGTTCCATTCAAAATATTAATAACAATTTGTCCTGAACCATTAACAGTATAGTATAACTGAGAATCAGCTTGTGCCTTTGGAACTAGACGAATAACATTTCGCTGACTAACTAATGATTCTGCCTCATTACCAACGGTAAAATATTGATCGTCAGTATATAAAGGTTCGCCATATTGTAACTGGACATTAGCGGCAGTACCTAAACTGTGACTTCTGCGTAGTAATATTGTTGTGTCCATACGACTTGAATAAATCCTCTCGGGTTAATCTTCTGTTTGTTTGATTTCTCCTGTTAAGACTCCGGTCATAAATTTTGTTGCGTCATCAATCTGTTTCAATTCCGGATCATTCTGTATTTCTTTATTAGTTTCTTTTAGACGAATGTCAAGAGAGTCAAGATATTCTTTGATTACTTCTGCTCTTTCTTCGTCTGTTGCTTCATCAAATTCAGGAATAACTTCAAGACCAATGTCTGAAATCAAAACACCCTCAAGATGATCCATTTCATGCTGAAATACTAAAGCAGCTTTTCCGAGTAACCGATTACTTTCTGCTTCTCCTGTTGGTTTCTGATACATTACTCTAATATCGTTATTTCTGACCCTAATGTATTCTTTACCAGGAAGTGAAGAACACTTTTCTCTTGACAGTTGCATCCCATTCGGTGAATAAGATTCAATAATAGGATTTACAAATGTCTTTATCTGGTCATGTTCAAACTTCATACAGAAAATTCGTTTGTTGTATCCAATTGCTGGTGCTGACAGAGCAAACAAATCTTCTCTTTTTCTTAAAGTCCTCTTCAAATACTTTGTAATCTCTTGAAGTAATTGACCTTCATGTAATGTATCAATTTCTTCTGATCTTTCGCTTAGTTGAATTTCATCTGTAATGATGTCTTTAGTTCCTGCAATCATTTTGTCTTCTCCTAATTAATTTAATCGTTTTCTCTGATTGTAAGCTTATACTGATCGCTAGCAAAATCAGCAATCAGTGTCAGTGTATAATCATCACTAATATATACAATTGTAGATCCGTCTATTGTTACATTAGAACTTTCTTCATCTTCATCCAGTAAATCAGATCTGTCTAATTTTGAATAATAAACTCCATACTCGTTTGAATCTTTGATGTCTATGACATAAGTTCCGTCAGATCCTATCTGCGGTGTTTCATGAATTCCTATCTCTTGTAGTAGTTGTTCCATCCGTATCATTTCTCGCTTTCTTTGATTTTATATTTCTAATTAATTTTGACATTTCTTTTTCAAGAATCAGTTTTTGAATTATTGCTCTTACAACAATAATGACATACAGGACGCTTACAATCAAAAGTATAATTGTTACTATACTCATTGAATCACAAACTTCCTTTTAAATATGAAATTTAGCACAATTATAAACTGCTTAAAAAGAAAGCTGGTAGTATTTAATTACCAGCTTTAATATTATTTAATACAGTTTTATTCTCTTGCTGTACTTCTTCAAGAGTTCTGCAATTCTCTAGAAGTTTTTTATTCTGCTTCTTATATCTTGCATGTTTTGATTTCTTTGTTGGTTTATTTAACAAGAAAATAATATAAGATATTGTCCGGAAGTTTGTCTTTATAGGTTCAATCTGTTTTTCTAAATTCTTGAGTGTTTCTGGGCTAACAAGATTGTTTTTATATTCTTCCTCCATGTCTTTCAAAGTTAGAATTAGATCATGATAGTCTGAAGAAACTTTATTGTAATATTCGTGTACATCTTTTACCGACATAATTAGTCCTCTTTCTTGTTTGCTAATAGATAATCATACAATTCCTCATCTGAATGTATCCATACTTCTGTACCGTCTGCTTCCCAGAGGAATGGTGTAGGCTTGCCACTCATCTCGGTCCCATTACAGTTCCTTTCATAGAAGTAGTAAGAAACACTATCACAATTAAACTCCTTATCCAAACATTCGATAATAGTATCAAGTGTTGAAAAACAAGGATGGGCATCCATAAGTTCGATACACAATGACCTACGCAACTTTTGAATATATTCATCTAATTCTCTACAAGAACAGAGAAGAGCACAGAAGTTTTCTTTACTTATCATTATCGACCTCAATAACTTTACAATTTACTTTGTGTGAAAAAGCTGTACAAGCATCCATTGCTACAATACCTTTATCAATAAATGGTGAAAAGTGTGCTATGTCGCCTTTTGCTTCAGGAAACTCTACACCGTCATGATGAAGAACAGAATGACCCCAAGAAGTGTGCCAATGACCACACCAGATGGTCTTACCTTTTATCTTTGCACCGTTACTCCATGCTTCCATTCCGTTAATCCAACGAGCACTATCCCAATCAGCCAGATCTGACCTCCAGTTTGATTGCTTCTCCCATGTATCTAGCTTTGTAGGTATCCATCCATGAACGAATATATTCTTTCCTACTTCAGCAAAATTAACAGTTTTATTTACATAGTTATTCCAAAGAGATGAATCTTTAACTAGATTCAGAATTTCTCTGTCATCTGATTCTGTCAGGCCCCACTCTTTGCTATTCCAACCTTCGTGTAATGCAATAGCTTCTGCAGTCTTCACCGTTCCATTATGAATATCATGAAACTTAAACAATTTTCTACAGATTGCTTGTTCCATCAAATCTTCGTGATTTCCACGAATCAATATCTTTCTATTATCGGGAAGATTATTAACAAACTCTAAACACTTAATAGTGTCTGGACCTCTGTCACAAAGATCTCCTAAAGAAACAAAACACTGATTGTCTTCATTCTTCCATTCTGCATTATTTAATGCTGTAATCAGTTCATTGTAGAAACTATGAACATCAGCAACAATGAAATATTGCATTGTATCTCTCCTTTACAAGTTAACCATGAGAATTGAACTCATTTAATAACCCTGTCGTTAAGTTAACATAAGGAGGCGAAAATTATTCGCCTCTATATAATAAAACAAACTTTATATAGTTAAATTAATTTAGATATTGAAAATATTGAAAAGGTCTTCAATACCAGCAATAGTGCGAAGGAATTCATCTTTCGCTTCTTCACCGGTATACCGTTTGGTATATACGCCAAACTTCTTGTTAAATTCCTGAATGGCCTTCATGCGCTTCTGTTCAGCTTCTTTCAGCTTTTCCTTTGCCGGGGTGACAATCTGCGTATACGCAACTTTCGCTCGAGCTTCTGCATCCTTCAGGTCATCCCAAGCATCGAATACTGCCTTTACAGCTTCCTCTACTTCTTTTGCTGCCTGCTTTCTTGAATCGGTTTTGAGCTGTTCCTCTTTCTTAACAGCAACCTTTTTCTTCTCAACCAGTTCCTGTCTGAGGCACTCTTCCTCAGAATCAAAATACTTGTCAAGAACTTCGCTATAGAACATTTTCTTCATTTTTCATTTCCTCCTTAACTTGGTGCTTTACTTAACCAAGTGCTTATAGATTTATCTTCTATATAAAGTTTGAATTATTCAACATCAATTCTGCATATAGTATCTACTACATTCTTCTTTGTCACAATAATCAGATTCTGTGACGCGGCGGCGGATAACCGAAGATTCTGTGCAAGCTCGTCAGTTCCCATAAGACTACTATTAGAAACAAGAACTGTTCTATTCTTCTCGTCACAGAAGAAATGATGTCTATGAGCCATAAGAGCTAGATCATAATAAGATTTGGACATCAGGGAAAGATTCTGAACAACTGTTTCAGGCTTATCCTTGTCCCCATGTACAGCAATAATCTTATGACCAAGACAACTGAACGATGCAATATCGTCTCCCAGCGTGTTGTCATTGAAATGAATAGTAGGTACATTCTTAAGTCTTTCCTTCAAGAACCAAGTAATGATTCTAACTAAGGATTCAAGATCAAGGGAGTCGCACAAAGTAGGTTCTAACCTACTATGATTATCAAGAGTATCATAATACTCAATGTCAAGAAATGTAGACAGAGAATAGAGGAAGTTAGCAATCAGTTCTGCTACTTCTATTGTCTGTGTGACAACATCAATTCTACTGTTTAGACGAATGGTTAGGTGTATCCTACCCGCAATCATATCACCGAGATTAACTACATGGAGCTTATTGATGTCATTCTTCGCACATCTTTCAGCAACTTCCTTCGCAAGACGAGTAACTCTTTCCTTACAAATCTCGGGATTATATTTATTATACGGACTATCTATAACAATTCCATAGTGCCAATCACTGATCTGAAGAATTGCTTCTTTTTCTTCATTCTTCTTATTACTATGATTACTCAGATCAATAACAAATGGATATTTTTCTTCAAACTTCTCAGCGACTTCATGAGCAATCTCTTTGATTGTCTCTTCTCTAGACATTCTTCGTACAAGAGCATTTACTTGTATGCGTTCGTCGCTCTTCTTATACTTTTCCTTCTGCTTTTCAATCTTTTCTTGGAAAGCAGGGTCATCAATGACAAGTTGTTCCGGTTGCTCTTCTCTAGTATGTTCTGGAACAAAAGTCATTCTCCAATATCTTGCCCTGCAAGCATCAGCTGTTAACTGTTTCCCAAAATATTTAAAGACTTGCGCCGCACAGTCAAGCCAAGTCAGCATCGGGTTGTTTACTTTTTCTTGATCATACCATCTTACAATAAATTCGTTTATCTGGTTGTTATCATTCTTCGTGTTGTAACTCAAAAGGAATATCCTCCGATTCTATAATTTCTGGCTCATCAGTATTAATTATACCGTTATTATCAGTAGAAATCAACTCTCCTTTAGCTTGATTAAGAATATTACGGATTGCATTAGCAACTCTTTCTCGTGACATTCTATCAAGACCTTCATTGTCTACACTGATATTTACTTGGTTATTCTGATTGATGTGTATCTGAGGTAGTTCCCCTTCGGCTGGATTCTTAAGTAGAGTTTCCTGCATTACTTTAAAGTAATTTATAAGATCAGTATTACTAAATTCATCTGGTCTTGAATTGACCCGTTCAAATATCTGATTTACAATGTTATCTTGAATCTCGCTGATTCGTGTTGTTCTTAACATATTCTTTTTGCGTAAGTTAAGATTGAACAAATCAACAATAGATTGCAACTCTTTCGGGTCAGTCTCAGTTAAAAACTTTTCAGTTATTTCTTGCTCTTTTGGTTCTTCATTCATAACAATGTCCTCAGAAAAGATTTTTATACACATCCATTACCTTTGACTTGAGTGCAGATTCTACTTCTGTAGTTAACGGGCTATAATCTGATTTTGTAGCTTCAATGAGCTTCTTTTCGAGCCTAGAAGAGGGTATAAACTTATACTTTATGTAATCCCCTTCATTAAGTATATTTAAATAACCAATACCAAGATCAATTTCTGTAATAGATTCACCATTCTGTCTTGACTCAAATAAGGAATGACAAATAATAGATTCAGACTTCTCTTGTAACTGTTCTAGTGCGGATCTTGGTATAGTGGTCAGTGTTTTTAGATCTTCAATAAGGTCAGTCATTTTGTGCCCCCTAAGTTCTTTAGTATCTTTAATTCGTCTTTCTTATCATAGTACTTAATACTTGAAGCTAATTGTTTGTAATATGTTACTAACGATTTGTCTAACCTTAGTTGAATATACATAGGAAGTAACGTATCCTTACTTCTTTTATACTTTTGTAAATCTTTAAGTATTATATTAAGATCCATTGATAAAACTATATTGTTCTAGTATTTCTTTAATCTTACTGTAATTTCTCTTTACAATTCTGATGTCAGTTGTTTTCTTACCAACTAACTTCAGAGCTTCTTCAAAGGATTTACCATCAATATCTATGTATTGATACAGTAATAAAGATTGAACAATTTCCTCTAATTCTTCTACTGTTGGAATTGTAATTGTAAGTCCACCAAAATATTCAAGTAGTCTTAATAGATTGTTTTTGTCAAGTACATAAGCTAATTCACTTATAGCAGAGTACTCAGGAACACCTCTTAATCTGTATAGCACAAACAGAATAAGAGAATAAGTGTCTACTTCATTTAGTTTTGCTAGATCTTCTTTTACACGCATTATTCCGTTCCTTCATTATTGTTTATACTATTTGCTAGTAGAGATAACATATTTGAATGAGATGATATATAGTCCCTTCCTTGCCAGGATAAATCTTCCGCTATAAAATGTTTCATACCATTTGTTAAAGTTTGAATATAACCCTTCATCTCTGTTGGAAGATGAAACAATATAACAAAATCTTTATTTTGCTTCCTATACAACATTTCTAATTGATCTGGAGATATAGAAGATGCGGAACAAAATTTTCGTAAACTCTTGTTATCAAGAACAATGGAATTTAAAAAACTTAAAAGACAACTTAAATATATATTAGTGTATAATACGCTATTTTTCTTATACGGAATGTGTTCTAGATATGCTCTTAATCCCGTTATAATATCTCCTAAACAAGATTCAAACTCTACTCTACTAAGCGAGTCAGTAGATTCTGAAACTAACTGACGAAACGAATATTCACCAATAACGTCTTCAGGTAACTGACCAGAATTATTTTCATATTCATACTTGTCAAATTCAGCTGCCCTTTGACTTATTGTACTCTTCATATAATTAAGAATACTTTTTATTCTTTTCAGTTTGGGCTCGCCGTTATCATTATATTCAAACTGTTTCTTGTTTGTTAATCTCAAATACAGCTGAGAAGCATAGTAGATCGCAAACTGTTCGTATTCTTCTTCTATATTAAAAAGATTCCCTTTGTGCGAAAGCATTATTGCTAAGAAATATAAATACTTATAGATTATTTCTTGATTATGCTCAGGCTTATATATATTCTCATCAATATACATCGCCATTGTCGTATATTTTAGGTTATTAGGTTTCCTGTATAACATGACTAATCTTATTTACATCCTTGACAACAGTAATTTGATTATCGCAAGGAATACAAAGATTATCTCGGTGTGTAACAATGAATACGCTACTAACATCCTCAAGATTAGTAGAGACTAAATCTATAATTTTTTGACATCCAGTTATATCAAGAGCATCAAATATTTCGTCACAAACAAGAATATTACTTGAGAAATTCATTAGACGACACAACATATCTCTGATAGCCAACTGTATAATTACATCTAGCTTCTTCTGTTCTCCGCCACTTAAAGACTCATATTCTTTGTTGTCAAATGAGATTGAAATATTATTTCCTTCTTGTTTGAAATCAATTAGGTTATTTCCGAAAACAACTTCCGAGTATATCTTAGCTCTGTTATTAATGAAATCAATAACATTCTTAAGTAGGCATCCACGAAAATCTCTTTTGACAACAGTTTCCATCTTGTTAACTACAGCGAGGTGGTTCTTTGTATCTTCCTCTTCGTTATTATAATACAATAACTGTGCCTCAGTAGTTTCAATCTGAGAAACAAGCTCTTTAATCTTCTGCTCTATATTCTTTCTTTCTGCTTCTGCAGCACTCAGGAAATATTCTGCCTCTTGGAGACTTTTATAAACATTTTCTCTTTCTGAGAGTAGTGAACGATTGTTTCTTTCTTCCTCTGCTAACTCTTCACACAGTAGATCCTTTTTCCTTTGTATCTCTTTCAGTACTTCTGAAAAAGAGGATTCTACTTCCTGTTGCTTTTTCTGCTTATCATTAGTTATAGAAACTTTTTCACTATTTAGTTTTTGAAGTTCTTCGCTTATCTGTTTTATACTTTCTTTGATAGAAGTAGTGTCGGGCTTTGTAACTCCAACTAATTTCTGCCCACAAGTAGGACATACATCAGTAATGCTTTCCAGCCTAGAAAGTTCTTTCTTTTCCAAAGTTTCCTTCAGTTGCAAGGATGAAATCTTAACTGTAACTTCTGTAAGTTTTTCAGAATATTTAGAAGTAACTTCTGCTACTTTTGAAGTACTTTCAGACTTCTTTGCATAGAATTCTTCATGAAGAGCTGAAATGTCTTTCTCTTTTGAGTCGATTATCTTACTAAGTTTTTCTAGTTTGTCTTCAACCTGTTCTTTTTCTTTTTGTAGATCAAGAACATCTTTTTCAAAAGAGTGAATATTATCGTCTGAATAACTTGAAAGTTTTTCTTTTGCTTCTTGTAGCTGTTTAACGAAAATGTCCCTCTTGGTATTCTCAGATAAAGCCTTCTTTTGTATATCTTGAACAGAATCAGACAAAACAGTCTTTCTGCTACAGATACGCTGTTTTAGATCTTCAATCATGAAATCAGATTTTGAAAGCTCTTCAAGTACTTGTTTTCTTCCCGAAGGGGTATTATTTGAAAATCGTTGAGGAAGACCTTGACCAAGAATAATAACACTACTCAATAAAGAACTAGTTAAATCTGGCAGATACTGTTTTAAAATTGCTTCGCTATCTCTAATTCCTTTTCCAGAAACATCTGTTCCATTCAAAAAGATTGTTAGAGAACTCTTTAGCTTACTATGATCTTTTGACCGCTGAATAGTAAAGTGGTTTGAATCAACATCAAAATCAAGTGCAACAACTGCACCGTCATTTCCAAAGATGTTTACAACATTCTTATTTCCTCTAATAGTTTCTCCAGTTAAAGCCCATACAATTCCTTCCCAAAGAGAACTTTTTCCTGAGCCATTACTTAAAGCAGAATCTTCTACAGCTTCATTTCTTCCAGAAACAAGAGTATATCCAAGATCGTCAAGTTTAACAGTCTCATCATTGAAACTCATAAAGTTACTCAGACGAATACTATTGAATTTAATAATCATTTACAAATCTCCTGAAGTTCAGATAGCGTAACATCGTCCGAACCAATATTTTCAAGTATATATTCCTTGAACTGGTTCAAGTGGTCAACTGAAAATGATATTTCCTCAGTAGGACTGTTTTCACTTCTTGGCCTCTCAACAATGAATTTACTAACAAGTACATTCGAGCATTTCGGAAATCCATTGTCAGGCCACTTAGGATCAAACCTTGCCCTTAAACATTGGTAACCGTCATCTTGTTTACAATGCACCGTCAGGATAGAATTATTCTTAAGACTAGCACAAAGACGATTCAAGTCATCTATATTCCAATCATCCACAAGTTCTAACTTATAAAAATTGAAAGCAAATGGATTCTGCAATATATAAAACTTCCACTCATAAGTATCAACAATAACAATCTTATGACCGTAGTGAAAAGCATCTTCTGAAAAATTCTGCCCTGTCAGATTACCGATATTTCTAATCTTACTAGTAACCTGACTTTCATTATGAAGATGACCATTAACGCATATATCACAGACAGATTCTATTTCTGATACAGAAAACCCTTCTTTAGAAATAAACTTTCCGTAGTTTATTCCTTTTATATCATTATGACTCAACAGGAGCTTCTTTGCAGAAGGGTCTCTATCTTTAAACAGCTCTGTTAGGCTAGGTCTATCTTTCTCAAGATAATAAGGGAGATATAAAATCTGACAATCTGCGAGTTCTTCAATGCAAGGAGTATTTATAACTTTACTGTCTTTTAGATTAAACAGATGAGCAGTACTGTATTTCAAATCAGCAGAATTTACTTCATGATTTCCCACAAGAAATGTATGAGGAATTGAACTCCACTGAATATCATTAAGTGCGGTAATACTTTCTGCATCAAGTTCTGCTTTATCAAAGAAGTCACCTAAACAGATTACTTGTTTACATCCGTATTCTTTTGCACACTCCTCTACCCAGTTCATAGAATTTATGAGGTTTTCTAAACGGAGTGAATATTTTTGTCCTCTTGCTCTTACAATAGAAGAATATGTGGACCAATGAACATCACTAAATAGAAGAATACGCATATTACTCCTTATTAATATCGGAACCGTAACTTGTGAGCTTTGCTTTCTCCTCGTCTAATTCAACAACAGCAATAATAGCATAGTTTGCCAGATCAAGAAGAGTGTCCCGAATAGATTCATCCTTTACTTTTTGTTCTTCCTGAGGCTTTCTAGTAAGAGAATAAACTCTGTTTAATTTATCTTCCATTCTAACAAGAAAAGAAGTTAGACCGTATCTCTTATATGTATTGTGAACACTGTCCCCGTAATCTGCATTCTTTGAGCAATACAACTCTGTTAGACCCTTAGTAATTTCTTCATGACGAGCGATTTTATCCATAAACTTCTCCTTTATACACTTAGAATATATGTAATTATGTAATCTATAATAATGTCAGTAGTTATATCTCCTGTCTTTAAACGCCTGTCAACAGAAGTTAACATACTATAAATCTTTACTAGTTGATCTCTTGTATAGAAACCACAAGAATACTTAACTGCCCAGAACTTCTTACTATCCATTCCACAAGATTGAGCTGAAGGATTGTTTGTACACTGAACAGAAATAACATCACGAAAATTTTTGATTAATATTGCTACAAGGCCAAGAGGATCACAATCAATATTTTCAATTTCTGTATACACAGTTTTCAAAGATGGAATGTCTTTTTTGATAATTGCACTTGATATATCAAATATAGTATATCGGCTAAGATCATTGAAAACACCATCATATATGAAATCCTTAACAACAGACTTTCTTTCTTGTGAAGTAAATAAAGAAATCTTTTCAAGTTCGGAATAAAGACGATTTATGTCATTACCACAAACTTTTAATATATATTCAATGTCTCCCGTATCAGCTCCGTCTGCCATTGAATATGCAAGATCTTCAATTTGCCACTTTTCTAACTTAGGAACTACAACAATATTTTCTTTAAGTTGCTTTGAAACAGAATCAGATACTTTATTACAAATGACCCAGATGTTTTTATCTGTTGTTTGAAAATACGAAAGACAATCGTCAGGAAGTTCAAACAATTCACAAGAGAACACATACTGTTTATCAGAAGTATCGTCCCAAGATCCAAACAGACTATTTGAATTATTTTTAAGTTTTAAAATATCTTCAACATATTCAACTTCTATGTTATTTTTTCTGTACCAACTTAAATACTGTAAAGGAATAAAAGTACCATTCTTGCAAACAAACACTACAAGACCTTTTATCAAATTCTTATTCTCTACGGAAGCCTTTATCTGTTGTAGATCCATTCAAACACCTAGTTTCAGTTTCATGAGATAACACTCAAACAGTTGTTTCTTGTTAATGTTCGGAATAAATGTTTGATTATACAGCTCGGAAGTTAAACAATATATGTTATAAAATACCGGATCTGTATTTTCAACAATTGCTTTCTTAATACACTTAAGAAGAATTTTTATAAAGATTTCAAAACTATATTTTCCGTCTTCAGCTTCTCCATAATAGAATCTATCTGCTACAGAAAGTGTGTTTGCAATTCCCGCCCTTGAAATACTGTGAACAATCTTTTCAGATAACTCATTCATATATTGAAGCTTTTGGTCAGATATTTTAAGAATATCAATTACTTGACCAGGTGTAGTAGCAATAGTTAGCTGGAATTCAGTTACTTCCGGAAACATACTTTTAAGTGATTGTGGGGTATATGTTGCTAGTGTCCATATCTGACATCTATTTAGAATTGTATCCAGAAGTTGCTGTTTTGTTTCACATACAATGATGATATAACAATTTTTTAGAGGCTCTTCAAGAAACTTAAGAATAACATTCTGTTGTTTAATTGATAGCAAAGAAGCATCAAAAAGATATAAATACGGTTGAGGTCTTGTTATAAACTGTTCTATATCTTCGTACGAGACAGAAGTTTTTATCTCAACTTTCTCAACATGAAGTTTCATAGAAATATACTCTGCTAGTAGATGTCTTCCCGAACCTTTCTGACCAAGAAGTATTACAGAGCGAGGAAAGGAATCAAGTGTATAATTATCAATTCTTTCTAGTAGTAACTCTTGTCCTGACATTACACCAACCTACACATCTGAAGAAAGACAACATCAATAGAAGTTCTAGGGTTGTTATCATTCTTTAACATATTCTTTAGAACTAATAATTTATCAACAATGTAGCTGTAATACTTTGGTGCTCCTTCAAAATTAACACAATATTCTAACTTTGATTGCATACTTGAAGGTATCTGAGTTAGAGTATAATCTTTAAATAGAGCATACTTATCGACATCTAAACAGAAAGATAAAAACTGCTCAACAAATAGTTTTAGATCATTTCCTGAGTTATAAACTTCGTCGATCTTCATTAAAACATCTGATTCATTAGCATCAATAACTGCGTTTAGAAGATTGAAAAAGATGTCATAAGAATAATTTCCAATCGCTTGAAGTGTATTTTCTATAGTAATACTCTTACTATAATCTGCACACTTTTCAAGATAAGCAATACCTGCTCGCATCTCACCGTTACATATACGGCTTATGTAATCACAAGATTCTTCGTAATCTGTAAAACCTTCTTGTTTACAAATATACATTAGGCGATCTCGAATCTGTTTTGAACCAATTCTATTGAAGTTAAACTTCATTACACGATTCATAATAGTTGCCGGAATCTTCTGCGGATCTGTAGTGCAGAAAATAAATATAGTATACAGAGGAGGTTCTTCTAATGTCTTAAGCAAGGCTTGCCAACTAGCATTTGTAAGAGCATGAGCCTCGTCAATTATGTAAACTTTATATTCGCTATCAAGAGCTCTCTCACTTGCAGATTTTATAATAGCCTTGATGTTATCAACACCATTGTTAGATGCTCCGTCTATTTCAATAGGAGATCCTTGGCCTTTGTTAATAGCAGAAGCAAATGCTCTAGCAGAGGTGGTTTTACCACAACCACTAGCGCCTGAAAATACATAAGCATTTTTGATCTGCCCTGTTTCAATCTGCCTGTTAAGAATCTTTACAATAGAACCTTGTGAGATTACTTCTTCAAGAGTTTTTGGTCTGTACTTTGTTGCTAGCGACATTCATTCTGCCCTCTCATAACTTATAATAGATTTCGCTGGTACCCACATGCTATCATAGAAGTTATTGTTTGTTTCGTCCGTATTGAAATTATATCCTCTACCCGTAAACCGAATCATCTTACCAGCGATCTGATTTATCTGAACAAACAAAGTTGTGTCCAAAATTTTCTTTCCTTTGTTCCAATCTATATCCAGCGTGAAGTCAGGAGGAGGATTAACAATATAATTTGCTAGGACAATCTTATAAACACCATTTACAACTAACCCAGTATCAACAGGTCTAGAAGTGGAATCTCTTTTCGGGAATACTAGATGTGTTGTATTTTCATCATACTGAGGTTTGTTCGGTATTGTCAACTTCTCCAACTGCTTCTGTATTATTTTGTTCATTTCTATTCACCCTAAAGAAGATATTTCCGTTTGTATTCTCATTGATAAACGCCGCTTCAAGATCTGCAATAAAGATAAGAGTAGAGAGCGGATATGTATTCCAGACGCTGGCTACATTATCCTGCATGCTATCCCACGACATATTTCCATGATGATGAATAATTGCGATAGATTCAATATACGTCAGAGGAATGAAGGATCTAATGTAATATTCAGATGTCGTCTCATGATTGCCGTAAATAAACCTTTCGGTGTCCTCCAGACAAGCATACTCTTTAACAGTAACCCAATCAAATCTGCCTTGCTCGTCGCGTTTGCTACCGGTATCGCTATAGATCTTCTTATTCCTATAATCAATCTTATAGAAATTAATCTTTGCAAGATCGTGCAACAATCCAACAATCTTGCAAGTATCTTCGGAGATAATTCCCTCCATACCAAAATCCTTTACAAGAGCTACAAGGTTGTCATAAACGTTCAAGGAGTGTGCACAAAGACCTCCTTTATAAGCTGAATGATATTTATGACTTGCAGGAGCTACAAAGAAGTCAGAATTCTGTAGCCAATTAATCAAACCTTCAAGGTTGGAATTTGGTCTTTCAATAGAAGACACCAACTCAAGGAAACGCTCTTTATTCTTCTGAATCTGTTCATCTGTAATCATATTATAATCTCCTCAATACAGAAATACTACTATATTAGATATAGTAGTATTATATAATAAATATTCAGTTAATTCAACTATTTGTGGGAGGTTGTTCAGGAATAGGATCCTGAACTGAACTATTCTGTCCATACATTACAAACCAGTAATGTACAATATTTTCGGATATTTTTCTATTAGGCTTCCGCTCTAATAAAGGTATAAGATCTTTTGCTAATATATATCTCAAACAGGGTCACTTCCTATTAGCTTCAATCTTTGCACGGGCTTCAGCATAGTCATCAATAATGTTTTCATACTCAGTAAGCCAGCCCATAAGACCATGAGGACGAAATCCGAAAGCATCTTTAAAGAGGTCAGAATACATGTCGATCTCCGAAGAATAGATAGTTTCGTTATTAGCGATACGAGAACGAAGTTTACGCTCGTAATCGTGAAGCTGATCCTCATAGAACAGATCATCATCCTCATAATCATCGTCAATGGGACAACCATCGTCCAAGTAGTCAGAGTTCCAATCCGCATAATCATAATAATGGTCATCCCATTCCATATCATACGGGTCAGCATCGTCAAACTCAGTCTCTTCAAAATCAACATCATTCATGATGACGTTGCCGAAAGAATCAAAATCAAACTCGAAATCGTAACTCATAACTAAGACCTCCGTCAATTTTTATTTACACTTATATTATATAGTATAATTGACTAAATTTCAACTATTCTCGTCTTGAAGTTTTTCAACAAGAAATTTCATTAACTTTTCACTAATGACATAGTAGTTGTCAGTGTTGGGTCCAAAATTAATACAAAGACAACTATTATCAAGACGATTAGAGAAAGCCTCTTCTCTATTTTTATCAATCCATTCTTTTTTAATAGAAACGGATTGCTTTTCTGTCATAACTGTTTTACATTCAATCAAAAGAGACGCTTGTTTTTGTACAACGTCTCCTTTTCTCCATTTCGTTGCTCCGCTATTTGGAGTCTGTGTAGCATCAAGAGCTCTACAAACAGACTTCTCATGCAAGTCGCTATAATATCTCGTCGCTTCTTTGTTACTTGTCATTACAGTTCCTCAAGGTTTGTATTTGCAATATCAACTCCCAGCTTCTCGCTAAGGTCAATGGAAAGTAGCGACTCGAAGCTCTTAATGAATGGATCTTCTTTCTGACGAAGTCTGTCATAACATCTGTCGTAGAGTTTACGAGCTTCTACTGGGTGGGTCTGGAAGTATGTATACACATTCTTTTTCCCTCGGATCTTAATCTCGTTACCTTCCTCATCGTGAGCAAGCTCTCCAGTATCAGGATCAATAATCTTAAAAGATCCTTGAACAGAATTATCAATTAGTCCTAGATGCGTAGCAATATCAATCGTATCCTGTAACCAGTCAATACCCTTTGTATAGTTTAGATGAGCCATCCCAAGTTTACGGTCCCACTTGCAGACCTTCGTCTTAAGAACGTAACACTCAATAATATGACCTGCAGGAGACTCTGCTTTCTTAGTTAAAACATTTCCGTCCTCGTCAAAGAAGTCTCCTCTCTTAAACATAAGTCTCATAGAACAAGCATGTTTCCATGCCCGACCACCAGGAGTAGTCAGAGGGTCACCATATCCAGTCATGTTCTCTCTAACTTGATTGATTGCAATCAGTGTAGCTTTATACTTCCTCAGAAGACCAATAGCTGTATTAGCAAATCTAGTAAGAGCTTTTGCAATTCCGCCCATCTGCTGCTTTTCCATAGACTCGTCAGCAATCTGAGCTGGAACAAGAGTAGCAATACTGTCAAAGATAAGCAGGCCTACTTCGCCTGTCTTTAACATATCAAGTGCCATATCAAAAATCTCTTCAGCAGACTGTGCTTCAGGACGAATACAGACAGTCTTAACAGGAGCATCCTCACTCATGTCGTAGCCAAGTTTTGCAGCCCAAACAGGGTCAGCAGTTCCTTCATTATCAAGGAATACAATAGCTCTCGGGTTATCAGGATTACGCTGTAGCTCAATCTTCTGATAGGATGCAGCTGCAAGAAACGCATTGGTGGTCTTGCCACTTCCTTCTTGACCAGAAAACTCTACTACTCTTCCTTCAGGAATTCCTCCGTAGATTGCAAAATCAAGACCCGGGCTACCAAGCGAAAGCACGCCGTCAACACACAGGTCATCTACACCAAACTTAACAACAGAATCTCCGTACTTCTTTGAAATTGATTTTAGAACTTCATTCAGACTTTTACTATCTGCCATAAACTATACCTTTCTCTATCTGCTTAAAGAGTTATTTCTTCATTAAGAATCTGCCTTGTTCCTGTTACAGGAGTTGAGGGTAGATACTCCTCGCTCATTCGTCTACTAATAGACTTTGAAAGCGTAGAAATCATCGTATTAGCTGCATCGATCTTATTCTTCAAGATCTTATAAGCCCTTGCATAGATGTCATTTGTAACAGCTTCTGCTTTTGAAGCTTCCTCGCTAATAGCTATCAACTCATTAACAGTCTTTTTCTTGTTGCTTGTTGCATCAGGCAACTGGCTATCAAGATATGCTTGATTGTAAACTTCCTTATATTTTGTCTTGCTTAGATAATCAAGAGAGCCAAGTTTCTCTAATCTTTCTTGCATGAAATACAAACAGTTAGATAGTTCAAGATGATATTTTTCAAATGTAGAAATAGAAGGATCAGCTACTTCAATAATTTCATCATGAATTTTCTGCATTATATCATCTAGACTTTTTGTATATCTGTTTACTACTTCGTCAGCAACACTTGAATACACATCATAATTTTCTTCTGTTTCTTTAACAACACTTTGGATATCTTCTAAAGTAATCTGCATTGTTATCTCCTTTACCAACCTTCGGGTAAGTCTCTTAATACTGAATAATCAGAATCCATAAACACTCTCTTTTTAACAGAGGGTATTTCTTTTATTTTATCACTATCTAAATTTCTAATTCCTACGGATTTCTGCCCGTCTTTTATTAATTCCATTATAGTCTTAACAGGAACATAGAAACACTTATCTTTATCGTATAGCCATACAATAACGCCCGCACGAATTCCTGTAAGTCCAACATATCTTTTCAATCTATCATACTGAGGGACATCGCTAAACGGAAGCGAAGCCCCAGCATGACTCTTACACTCAAGTAGATACAACTTCCCGTCTGTGTACCCAATAAAGTCGCATATGTTAGAGGAAGTATATTTGTAACCAGATACTTGGTCGTTCAACCTAAGTAAAAATGATTCGGGAAATGACTTGAGCCAATCTTGTTTGAATTTTACTTCAAACTGTTTGCCATAATTTGGCATTTACTGAATTCGGATCTCCGGAATTACATTAGTAACATTGTTGGACACAAGAAGAATAGCTGAGTTATTTCCGAAAGAAATACGCACATTCTTTGTTCTATTACTGTCTAACATCTTTGTCAATTCAATGATATCAATCATTGTAGAATAAGGTTCGGAAATCTCATTATTCGGATTTTCATACTGAACCTTTTCGATGCTATTTTTCTTACTATCACTAACTGCAAGATACTCTCTATGGAAATCAAGACAAGCAGACGAAAGCATAGCATCCTGTGAGAATAACGAAAAACGTTCCAGAGTCTCAAGAAGATTTGCCCTCTGAATAGAAACAGTATACGGAAGCTCGCCTGAAGCAAGACCTCTAATTCTATCAACAGGAACACTCTTTAACATCGTATCGTCGCAAGAAAGTATAGCAGAAAGAGAAACCGTAGGAGTAGTTAGAGACATTCTAGTCTGAATAATTTCGTCGCTTAGCTTCTCTGAACCATATCTAAAATGTACCTGTTCATTTTCAAATAGTTTGAATAACTTAACAATACGAGCGCTAAGAAGTAGCTTTACATCATCACCAAGTTCAAAAGAATTAACAGTTGCACCTGAGGTGAAAGTGATTGCTCCGTTCTTATCAATATAGAAATATTTCTGTACAGCATTAGAGATAACACCAACTTCAAGCTGTCTGCTATTTGAACTCATAATACTATTCAACAGGTCAGAAGAAACATCAAATTCGGAGGTGACATTATTAACTTCAATCTTTGGAAGTACCATCATAACAGAATCTTCAAAGATCAACGGAAGTTTGTAAGTACCATTTCCTTGAACAACAAGGAACTTATCTGTAACAGAAAGCTCTACATATTCTGTAGTAATCCTTGAGATAAGTTTAGTAAACAGCTCAGCATCAACAGTAGCATGAAACTCTTCAGGATCATCTACTGGAACATTAACAGTAACAAAATATTCTTTGTTAGTTACAGAAATCTGAAGAACATTTTCTACAACTTCAAGTTCAAGAACCTCTGTGAGTTGAGAAATTGATTTTGCATCAACTGCATTTGAAATAGTCGAACAGGGCTTCTGGATAGTATCAAGCCTAATTTTCATCAAATATACCTCTTCTTAATAATAATCAAGTATCCCATCCAGGATAGGGGATAAACTTATAACAGTTCATAAGTTCGCCGTCAATTTTAATAATTTCACCTGTCATAATTCTGTTCTTAGTAAGTACAAAGAATATCCATTCTGCAATATCATGAACAGTAGACAGACGACCTGTAATACTCAGGTCTTGAATTGCCTTCATAAGTTCGGGGTCTGCGTAGAGCTCTGGCTCTAGTGCCGTTCCATCAAGACTACCTTCAGGAGCGGGAACAATGCCATCAATATTCAAAGAATTAACTAATACGTGACGACTATCGTGACCTAGATTGTTCGCGGCCCACTTAGTAAGAGCATCACGACCTCCCTGAGAGCAACAATATTCCATATTGTCATAACCTTTGATAGAAGCTGTACTACCAATCTGAACAATTGATTTCAGTGCGGGGTCTCCGCTATACTTCTTTATAATATTCATATAGCCAATGAGGTTTACAGCAATAGCATTAGCCTTCGGGGTTACAATTCCTGCATTATTAACAATATATTCAATGTTAATCAGATCAGGAAGAGAATTGAAATCACTTACATCACATTGATGATGAATATAACTATTGGAAAGAGGAATAGTAGCAGGCTTCCAATCAAGCCCGATTACAGAATAACCCTCTTCCATAAACTTAAGAGCAGTTGCTCTTCCTACACCATAACTAGTTCCTGTAATAAGTACTGACATATTACCACCCTAATCCGTTCTTAAAAGTTGTGTTGTGCGGTTCAAGTTTTGCTACCCAGTCAAGAGTATCAAGAATATTAAACTCTGCTCGTTTACCTGAATCTTGCTCTAACTCTTCAAAAGTAAATCCTTTTTCTTTAATACGCTTCATTACTTCTTCTTGAAGTGCTACATTTTGCTGACCAAGATATCTGTCGTCTGCACGATTTTTCATAACTTCTGAGACATGAATCGACTGGTCATCAATACTAATCATTCCGTAAGCCGCTCTTTTTACCCAGCTTGTAGCATCCGTAGAAGTTACTGTAATATTATCAAGAACAGATTTAACTCCAACACCAAAAGCATGAGTCATTACATTCGGATTAGAACTTTCTGCGATAACTCGCATACACTCTCTACCCCAGTTAACTCTAACTCTTTTTGTTCCTTCAAGAGAAATAGCAAGTCCAATATACTTAATATGAGACCCGTCAGGATGTGTATACTCCAACATATTACGGAGCCACTTGAAGTCCTCGCCGTAGTGAAATACCGGAATGAGCTTATCGCGTAACTCTGGTCTGATTCTTTCAACCATATAAAGATAATTCTTCCAAGTAGTTTCCGCTTTTGTATAATCCATGTTCATTGGGTCGGGAACATCATCAACTGCAACAAACACAGTAACATAGTCTCCAACCTTATCAATAAACTTCAGATAGTCATCAATATCAATATGGACGCCTTTTGTATAAGCAGTAAAGGATCCAGAGTCCACCATAATACGACCTGTATGCTCTGGATGCTCCTTCTTATACTCAATCAGAGATTCAATTCCTTTACGCTCGTGCCACTGAGAAAATAGCTGATCAACATTCAACCGTCTCTTCATATCCTGGTAAGACATACCAGAAAAATAGTAGATTGTTTTTTCGTTTTTCATTCCAAAGATCCTTTGCTCGTATTTGTTCTATAGTATAATATAAAAACAATTCAAATTCAACTATACACTTTAGGAGATTATTGATGAGTAATCTTTACAAAGATTTTATATATTGTGCAACATTTCTTGCAAAAATTTCATGACCTTCTTTAGAGTAATGCCCTCCGTCTTTACAGAATTTCATTTCTCCAGGAGGATCAATAAAAGGAACGTCAATCGTCTTACAAAATCTTCGTAGTTCTCTGTTTAATTCATATATCTTGCAAATAGAAGCACTATCAAATTCTCTCGGATAACAACGAGGAATGTCGATAGTAGGAACACATTGACCACAGACAATCACCTGTGCTCTTTCTGTATTAAGGTCGGAATATCCTTGTATTAGATATATTAATCTTCCAGCATCATCTAAAATCTTCTCTACACTATTACAATGATATCTCTTACAATCATTTATGCCAAGAGATACAATAACATAATCTAGAGGAGAGTTTGCTCTTATTGCTGGAATAATATTTTGAATTCCGTTACATGATTTATAAAAAGGATCGTCTGTCCCAAATGTCATGTCACATATTCCGAATTCAGATACTTGATATTCCGGACCAAGATGCTCACATAGTTTACCGGTCCAACGGACCTCCTTGGGGAATCGACACAGATTATCCGCATCAAATCCCCAAGTATTAGAATCGCCAAAACATAGAATATTCATATACGTAGTTTTGAAAAGATCCTTCTTCTATTAATGTGATTAGGCAAGATTTGTATTTACTTCTTGAGCTTCAGCTACCATATCTACGTATTCTTGTCCTACACCTTTCTTTCTCCAGGTCTCAGCAATCTTAAAACCTACCGGAGTGAAGATTACTTGACACAGGAGTTCAAGAAGTGCACCGACAAAGGCCATTGGAATTAGCATTGGAATAGCCTTCCATGTTCCGTAACAAGGGAACCAAGGCTGCCAGATACTGAAAAACAGACCAAACAAGAAATTGTCAAAGAACTGACCAGCAGTAGTAGAAATCCAAGAGGCTGTTACATACGCTTTACCTGATGTACGATTTTTAAATCTCAAAAGAATGCCTTTAGAAATAAGAGAGTTAATAACATTTGAAATCAGGGCAGCACCTGCACTAGCAAACAGAGGCCAAGGAGCCGCTTTGAAAATCATAGTAAATACTGCAGACTCTTCAGGAGTAGAACCATAAGTTGCCCAAGGAATAACTGCGCCAAGAGTCATTAGACCAACTGAAACTAACTGAAGAATAATTGCTGCAATATTAATCTTAATTGCTGCTTTAGCACCAAACCTCTTAACAAGCATGTCAGAAGCAAGGAACACTACCCAAGAAACAACAATACCGCAATCAAATGCTACAGGACCAATAGCTCCTCCTCTATTTGCAAGAAAGTTCATTGCAATCAGAGAGCAAACAAGAAATGCAAACGGAATTGTTGGCATACAGTTAAAAAGTACTTTTGTTTCTTCCCATTCTCTTTTTAATTTTTCAATCATAGTAAATTACTCCTATTATTTTTATTTTATTGTAAGGTTCGGGTTGGTGGGACTTTCGAACAACCCGGCCCACTAAATCAGTCTTTTATTCTAAACAAAGTTATTAAATAATAAATATGTGCGACCAAACAGATAATATTTAGAAATATTGTACTAAAAGAACCGATCCAAAATCCGTAGATTATCATCAGGACACTTCCTGTTAAGTTCAGTAATCTCATTCTAATATTACCCTTACGGTCATTTGATTTAATCATCATAGAGAGAAGGACAAAGACTGAAGCTGAAAGTCCAAATACCTCTCTAATGAATATGTTATCTATAATCATCAATAACCTCCTAAAGTGTACACTTGCTACAGCACGCAATCACTTCCTTTATATACAATATATAATATAATATCTAACAAAGGAAATCAACTTAAGAAAGAAGAAAGCTCTTCTTTCGTCAGTTCGCTATTTTCTTCAAGCATAATATCAAACGCTTGAGATTCTGTTTTTCCTTCATCTAACAACGCTTGATATTTTTCTCTTAAAATATCTCCAAAGTCATCTTCATACCATCTTGTTACTTTGTATCCGTCACACTTGAAAGGTACATTTACTTTATCAGTAACGGAATTCTTCATTACATAAGTTAACCTATCAATAACTTTATCTGCATTTTCTTCGGGACACTCTACAATTACTTCATCATGTATCTGTAATACTAAGTGTGCCTGTAGATCATTCAATTCTTTATCATCAAAAATCTTTCTCATGCACACTTTTGTCATCGAAGCTGCTCCGCCCTGAATACGAGCGTTTACACACTGTCGTTCAGCCTGACTTATAAAAGCACCGTTGTCTACAATTGTAACACCATTCTTTTCTGCTTCCTGTTGTATTGTTTGATAATCTTTTCTTGACCTTACTTTGTCAAGTTTCTTCCTATAATTTTCAACAAGATCTTGTGAGGAGTTATTTACTTTTCCTAATGTATAAAGTAACGGATTAAATTCTGTAGACGCTTGTTTTGTTTTTATTGTATACTTCGGTAAAAGAATGTCTGGTAGTCTTCTTCTTCTACCCCAAAGGTCTTCTACATATCCTGTAACCTTAGCATCATGCTCTGTTTTATCCGTCCACGCTTTCACTTTTGGAAACTGAGAATAAAAATCATTTATAATCTTCTGAGCTTCCTCAACAGAAGAGTGTATCTGTTCCGCAATACTGGGAGCGCCTCTTCCGTACATAATTCCTAATAGAAGACTTTTACAATTACTTCTTCTTTTCTTACCATCCGGATTAGGAGACCCGTCTTGATGATGCTCCATATTGTCCCAGTAATCATTCTTATATACACCAGAAGCAATAGTTGCATATAAATCTTTATTTTCTTTATATGCAGTTATCATTCTCTCATCTTGAGAATAAGCTGACAAGAGTCGAGGCTCTTGTTGAGACTAAGAAAAGTCAGCTCCACAAAAAATATTTTTCTTTCGGGCTTTGACTTTACTCACTCAATCACCTCCTCTGAAACATATGCTACAATAGAGTTATCAATCTTCATTACTGTGCTAATAACCTGTTCTCCTTCATCAGAAACAAGTACATCGTTGGGTACTAGTTCGGAAACAGCTTTCCAACCCGTACTCGTAAGAACTTCTTCATTCATACTAAATGTATAGCTGTTATATTCACTAGAAACTTCTCGTTCAGTATGCCCAGCTCTAAACATCAATCTAATTTCTTTATTCTTTGAAGGGATATTTTGAAGATTAGGGTCGCTAGAACTAAATCGTCCAGTACCTGCCCCTAGTTGATTGAAATGAGCATGAAGTCTGTTATCTTTCGGACTTACACAAGCAGGAATCTTATCAATATATGTTCCTATTAACTTCTCAAGCCCTCTTTTCTTGAGAATAAGATCACAAAGAGGAATATTTATTTTCTTGAGAATTTCTTCTCCTGTTCCTCTTGGCGCTTTCTTATCTTGTATAGGAACTTGTAATATATCATACAACAAAATTGCTAACTGTGTTGGGCTATTTAACTGAGGAGGATCTGCAAGTTGTTCATTCTTTGACTTCTTGTAAGTATACTCTCCTGATTTATTTTGTTTAGAATTTAACTCTTTATAATTAGCTTCTTTTGTTTGTCTCCATGCAGCAATCTTATCAGAATATTTAGAAAGTTCTTCGTCAATCTCTTTATCAACTGCTTCAACTTTCTTGTGATATTTAGTACTTAATCTTGACGCATAATCCTTGTCAATTTCAACACCAAGAAGTTCCATCTCTGCAGAAACTTGAACAACTGGCATCTCAACATTCATGAACACACTATAAAGATTTTCATTTCCAGGCTTACTGAATTGTTCCTTCTGCCATTCATATAACCGATATGTAATTAGAGCATCAGTAGCTGCATATAGTGCGAAAACATCAGGGTCAACAACTTCGTATTCAATACCTTGGAATAAATGCTCAATATCGTACTTCTCTTGAGTACTATCAATATGTAGTATGTACTGTTTCTTTAGAGCTGCTAATTCATTCTCATCAAGGATACGGGCTGCAATTTCTGTATCCCAGTATATATCTAAAACACAACCACAAGTGCACTTGATAACTTCATAGTCAAACTTGCCGTTGTGCATAATGATTTTAGTATTTTTCAGCCTATCAAATTGTTCTTTTATTTCTTCTTCTGTAAGCTGATTTTCTAACTTATTATGAGAAACATAATCTACATGATTTACGGGAATATAGGCGCTCTTTTTACCGGGAGTATAAATACATGCCCCCATCAGAAGGCAAGTAATCGGATCAAGACTATTGTTGGTCTCGGTGTCGATTGCAATTGCACCATTACTGATGGAGGCATCAATATAATCAACAAGATCTTGTTTTGTCCTTATAACTTGAGTATTCTCTTTATACCTGCCAAGGATACGGTCTACTTCTGCATAGATTAACTGTAGTTTATCATATACAGAAACACTCTTAGAGCTAATAACTTTCTGAGTTTCAACCTTTGGCTTCTTTGGAGAGTTAATTTTTGTTGTAACTTTCTTAACTTCCTTCTTGACAGGTTTTATTTCAAAATCTTCACCCCATAGGGACATTTAAACAGATCTCCTTCTCTTAGTTACGAACGGGTCTTGCTACAACAGGATTGCCAGCGGGTGCTGCCGGCGGATACTGATTAATAAAAGTCTGCTGAGGAGCATTATACGCGGTCACTTGCTGCTGGGGATTCGGTGCAGGTGCAGTTACCTGAGGAGCATACGCCTGCGGGGCACCAACAGAAGCTCCAGTCGGCACAAACTGAGTCGTCTGCGGGACATAATTCTGCTGAGCACCATAAGCAGGAGTGGTTTCCTGACTGGCTTCAGGCATTCTACCAGTATTAACAAAAATGGTCAGATCTTCAAAGCTCTTATCAAGAACAATCGTTCCAGTAGCGCTATAGTCTTTGAACGCTCCTTCAGGAATAGGATAGTTCTGAGAAGGATAGATCCGGTCAGGGGCAAACAGAATATCATAACTAGTATCTCTGCTACCCGCTGCTCCATTACGGTGAATCTTGAACAGGCACTGGGACAGCGGACCATACTCATTGATGAGACTCTTGATTCTGGTCGCATAGCTCAGACCTCTTGCCCACACCTTAGGAACAGGAACAATGGTACCATTTTCACCAACACGATACTCAATAAGATGAATAAACATCACATTCTGAGTATTCGCACCAGTAGCACAAAGAGGACAATTTTCCATAGGATCGCGAGGATTACGGAGGCAGTTCACGGAACGGAACTTACCATTGATAGTAACATTGTGAGTGGTTACAATATCAAAGGAAGAAACGTCATCGTGCATGAAACGAACAAGCGCTTCATCGCCATCATTCTTCAGTGCAAAGGATTCTACATAATTCGGGTTAATTGCATTCTGCATTTCAGTTGCTTCTTCAAAAGTTACTCTTGCCATAATTTCATTACTCCTTAAATTTCATTTTTCTAGATTTGGCTTTTTACACATATAATATATAGAAAATACTGTAAAAAATCAACTAATTGAATACTGAGAAACCAAAGGTAGGTTTGCTATTTCTTCACCAGTTAAATCATTACAGTCCTTTCCTCTAGGTAATAACATGATGTCTACAAATACATCTTTTCTTATATTAGTTAAGAATCTTGTTATGCCCTTATCTCCTGCTTCGTCCCCATCAAATGCTAGTATGTAATGACGAATGGGAGACTTGTTGAGTATTTCATATTGATCTCTTGTTCCTGTTCCTATAAGGGCTACTGCAGGATAACCAAGAGTATTCATATAGAGAGCGTTTATTTGACTCTCACAAACAAATACTGTATCTCTGTTTTCCTTTAGCATAAAGTTAAGAAGATAAACAGGCTTCTTAACTCCTTGTGGTATAAAAAATTGTTTTGTCTTAACAGATCTTTTAGTTATAAATTTTAATCTATTATGTTCATCCCACACAGGAAATGTTATACTATCAGTCTCTTTATCATATCCAACTTTATACTTCAAGATTATTTCTTGAGAAAGTTTTCTCTGAAACTGATACGGATGAAAATATGCAAATTGATCAAGAATAGATTCATCAAGCACTGTCTCTTTGGGCTTACCAATTTGAATTTCAGGTAGATATGTTTGCTTCTCAATAAAGATATTTGAATATCTTTGAACAAGCCATTCTTTTCCAAACTCATCATCTTGATCAAAGCAGTGACCTACAAGAGTAAAAAGAGGTACGCTTATACCACAAGCAAAACAGTGAGTAATTCCTTTATCTGTATACTTATCATCATCTCTAGCAAAGACTGTACAACTCGGATGTTTTTCTTTACCATCTGAATGAAAAGGGCACTGGATAAATACATTATCTCCCTTGTCGATAATTGTGTTCAGATACCGTCCGTTTGTTTCTTTATGTACTTGTTTGAGTATATCGTAAACAGGAGCATCAATTACTTTATTGTTTATTACTAACTCCAATTAAAACACATCTTCCTCAAATTCTTTTGCAAGTTCTTCAGAACCTTCGCCTTCTAGTGCATTACTTTCTTCAGGAACATAACTGAATATGCCCTTATCAAAATCTGCTGCATATTTTATCTTCCTATCATTAACAGCATCTCTAGCCTTTGCTAAGTTAAGAGTTAAGATATCATCTTTATGCTCAAGAAAGATTACAATAGTGCTATCTTGAGAAATTCTATCTGACTGTGCGATATGACTGACATCTACTCCGCCAGAGGTATCATTCCTATTCTGCTGAGAAACTGCAATAATCGGAATCTTTTCCATTACTTGTAAGTTTTTCAGGTCCCTAGAAATGTTTGCTGCTTTCTCAACAGGAGTTCTTGCTTTACGGTCATCTTCTAGAAGAGAATGCTGGTCGACAAACAGAATATCTAATTTGTCTTGGTCAATAAATGCTCGTAGAGCAGTAACACCAGCAGGCCCGTTAATATCATTCGGAGTAAGAACTTTAAAAGAATTCTTGAACTTACTGCTCAGAGAATCAATATATCTCTTGTAATCATTTTGTAGATCTGCATTACCTCTAGTGATTCCGTAGTTAGAAAGATGACCATACAAAGTATCAAATCTATATCCGACTTTGTTCGTTGACATCTCGCCCGAATACATACCTACTGTTAATCCTTGTTCCAGAGCAGCAACTGCACACTTCAGAAGAACCCAGCTCTTACCAACACCAGGACGAGCAGAAATAGTAGCAAGTTCTTCAAGTCTGTCCCAACCACCGATTAGTTTATCTAACTCTGGAAATCCTGTTTTGACATAGTACTTTTCAAAATCTCTGCAACGTTCAACATACGCATCATAACGAGAAGAGTCTGTTAGGATATCAACAGACTGAAAATGCTTTGCTTTTACAACAGACTCCTGAGCCGTAGTATAGAGCGCAAGAGCTTCATCTACTTTATTCTTCATAAGTAGATCTCTTACTTTATTGAAAATAGATGCGAGGAGTCTTGTATTCTTATCCTTTACTAGTTCATCAACAAGATAGTTATTTGGTTCATCGACTTGCAACACATCAAAATCAGGAAACTGAGAAACAAAAGTCGCTAAGTCAGGAATTCTCCCGTACTTATTAAAATGTTCTTTTATGAACTTAAATTCTTCTTTATAATCGCTAAAGTATTCTTCGTCAAGATTGTTACCAATAAGAAGAGAAGTATCATTATTAGCAACCATCTTATTAAGAACCTGAGCTTGAATAATCAAATACTCACCCCCAGAGCTCTTTTATCTTTTCCGTCAAATCTAATTTTTTCCGAAGTATTAAAAATTCTACTTGCTATGCGCTCACCAACTGTATTAACAAGACCTGTATAATCCATATTAGAAGTAAAAATATTTGATTTACCAAGATTAACACGAGCATCAATTATATTAAAAAGCATTTCGTGTTCAAACGCTGTTGCAGATTTTGTTGCAATATCGTCAAACACAACTATATCTGCAGAGTATACATACTTCTTAATATGTTGTGCATACTCACTTGGTTCTGAAATATTCTCCTTTATTGAGATTAAGTATTTAGGAACACTGACAAAAAGTGCTTTACAATCAATGTCACACTTATACCAGACATTTGTTAGATAAGACTGTATAAGTCTTATCGCCCAAGTCGTCTTTCCATTTCCCACATTAGAAGAATAAATATATAAGTTACTTCCTGAATCTACAAAATGTTTAACTCCGTCAGACTCTATAGCGCTTAAACGCTCAAACGCTTGTCGATCTGTCCCATCTGCATCAATTCTTAGAGGAATACGGATACGCTGTTTATCAGTAAGTAAAGACAGGTCATAAAGCTGTTGTAACTTAAACAACTTTATGCAGAACACATCGTTATCTCTACATTCACACTCTTTACTCTGATTTAAGAATTTTTTACAAGTATCCTTCATCCAGCAATCATTACTGGTAATCAACTACTCACACTCTTTCTTTATATCCTGTATCAGAGGATATAATATCTTATCAATATTTCTACTATTTACATTATATAGATAACTAAGAACAGATTCAACTTTTTCAACAGAGATACCGTACTCTTTTGAAAACTCACGAGCATAATTATCAGGAAGTTCATTCAATTGTTTTGCAATCTTTCTTGAATTGATAATATACTTCTCATCTTTGTTTTCAATCAAAGAAGGATCTTTGATTAAAAGATCTAGAACAAATGCAGCAATAAAGTCATTGTTTTGAAAATATTGTTTTATCTTTTTACCCCAAAACAGATTTTCTAGCAAAGGAGATAATTCATCCTTTGCTAACAAAGAAACAAATGTTTGTGAATCTTCTTCATCTTTCAGTGTATTATCAAGAGACAAAGCATTGCTCATAGCTTTCCTTTTATGTCTTTGATCAGCGACAAAAAGATTTGTTATGCTCTGTTGAAAAGTTAGATTGATTGCTTTTTCTGGACCTTTTTCATCTTTGTATATACTCTGAGTAGGATCTTCCCAAGCAGCCCGCCCTAAAACAAAAAGTATTGATTCAATCAAGCATTCATAACAATCTTCTTCTGACAATACTTTAACAGGTTGTTTGTTATATGTTTTTGTCAAAACATGCCAGAAGTTTAGAACAATAGCGCTTATATAGGAACTCAGTAATTCTGTTTCACCATCTCGTTCTGCTTCTTTATACCTTCTACATAATTCATTACGATTAACTTTCTTCCAATCAGGTATTTGGTTAGCAGACTGCGTATAGGCTTGTCTGTATTCGTCTAACACTTTACTCCCTCATAAAAATAGTAGTAAAAACAACATATAGGTTGCCCTTACTACTAATTATAGTATATTCTTCTGTAAAAATCAACTACATTATGCACTTTCCGCATCTGCTCTATTGAATATATCAAGAATGTCTTTATACTCTGGTGCCCACTTCTCAATAAATCTACCATACTCAGGTTGATACTTCATCATATGTAAAGAAATAAGTTGAGCAAGTTTAATCTTGAAATCTCCTGTATAGTAATCATCACAAAGGTTATACATACAAGACCAATTTTCGTGACAATAAAAATGTGCTTCCTCAGTGGGGTTGCCCTTCTTGTCAGTAAAAACTTTTGTGTAAAATTTTCCAACATCATGCCACAATGCAAGATGAAGAAGAATTCCATACTGTTCAGAAAGAGGGTCTACGTTAGAACTTATCCATGACTGAGTTTGTTTACAATGTTCATAAACATCATACTTATGATGATGATTATCGTGAGCAAGACCTCTGCATTTATCAAGAATAGAATCTAATGTAATATTACTCCTCTGAACAACAGTAATCTTGTCCCAGCCTTCGCTATAAAGAGGCATCTGAAACTCATTGAAGTGCCTACGAATAACAAAGTCAGGAACAGTACGCTGACGATTCTTATTCTGAACACAACAATCTTCATAAGTAATCGCAACAACAATACAGTGTTTAGTAAACTCTACACCAGCTCGGCTCTTAACATCATTAAGGAAACTTTTCCGCTTCTTCCTATTCAGATTAGTAGCATCAAAAATAACGCTGTGCCCAATACTGAGAAGATTAGCACATCTTGATCTACAGATAGCAAAAATTTCTGCGGGGTTGCCCTGGACGGACTCATCACCAAAAAGCTCATAGCGAATAGAATCTGAACTAACAATCACATAATTGTTATTTTCAGACCTAAGATTATTCGCAACAGTACTCTTCCCGCTACCTGCCGGGCCAACAAGCATGATAAATTCGTTCATCTGTACACTCTTTCAATAAGTTATTACATTATAATTATATAGTATAACAACTTAACAATCAACAAAATTAATCCTCTTCACTATAATATGTAGATCCAAAGTTTCCTTCTTCATACTCAAGAAAAGGCCAACCAAATGTACCGTATACTTCTCCCTCTTCATCTTCATGTCGTAAGAACTGAGCATAACACCCCTGTTCTTCTTTCTTAGTGTGCTCTCCACGAGAGTACATACATACTGTATAAGTATAACTCTTGTCAGTAAGAAGTTCCGGGCACCATTTTTCAACCCAATCTTTTGTTGCAGTGATGCACCAATTTTCAGACATATCAATGATACCTGATCTAACACAGATCTTATTCTCTTTACACCAGGTATCATTGTTGAATTGACTACTTTCTACCCATGTTTTCAAATTACCATCCGGTGGATAATCTCTTCCGCAGAACCAATTATTCAATTCAAAGTATACAATTTCATTCATCTTTTCATTCTGTCCCTTTGAGCGTTCAAGTATCTTATTAGATATTATCTGCCCAATATTCATTTCAATTTTGCTACTTTCATTTTCTTGCCACAATTCGGGCAATAATTAAACCGATCTACTTCAAAAAAGTATTGATCGGAATACCCATACCCACATTCAGAACAGAAAGTTGCTCCACCACCTGCATAACTTTTTGTTTCTTTGTGAATCCAGTATCCCTTAGTATATCCGTGGTCACCTTTTCTAGGTCTCATACATTCAATATCTTCTTCTTTTGCTTTCTCTAGATATCTTTTTAGCTTCTCCCACAACATCGGAGTTCCTTTCTAGCTCAATCGACATATTGATTAAGATAGTCAATTAAACCAAGCCTTGAATCTGAGTAACTCGTACCCAACTTTACAAGGCGATAGATTTCATTAACAAGCTCCTCTGTATTTGTAATCGACCGTAGTTTGTCTGCTCTTGTAGGTTTTGCTCTTTTAAATGTATAGCAAGATGTAATGTATGGGGGATTTTCATCATACATCTCGCAAGAATCTTTATTGATACATCTTATACAAAGAGACTCATTTATCGGATTTGTCATGTTTTAACTCTTTGTAATTGACAGGACATATTGTATTAGCACATAAAGAAATTCCACAAACAGGGCACTGAATGTGACACCACGAGACATCTGATGCTGTGTATCTAATCTTTGAATGGCACTCAACACATTCTACTTCATAGACAGGAACAACTTGTCTATCTACTACTTCAATCATGTCCTTCACTCCTTCGGTTGAAATGGGATACGCACTGGCAGTTCCATCTTGCCTTGCCAGTACCATCCGCACCGTCTACATCTTCGCGCTGGTATCGGGGGGTTTGAGGTTAATGTAAGAAGATCCAAATCTCCGCCACACTTCGGGCACGTTTCAATAACATACATATTATATACCTTCCTTTGATAAGTAACACTCACACAGGTCAAACTGTTCATGGCTGCCAACCATCCACACAGCCTGTTTCTGATCTGCAAAAGCCATACAGACATACCCGTCCATATCTGTATGTTTACAGCCTCCTTGAGAATAATCAAACTTTATCAGTTTATACTGTCTACGACAAGTAGCACAACATTCTTTCATAGTTCACCATAAGCACAGAAGTATGTATCGCTAACAGGAAAAATACAACCAGCCCTCTCAAGCTGTCCGCAATCACACTTATGATCCTCAGGATCGCGATGACGACAGTCTTTACAGAATACTACAGCTCTTTCATTTGACAGATCTACAGCTGGAAGACCTGCAATTATTCTTTGTGCCGCTCTGTGACAGGAAGCTACTAGGCCGTCGTTTACAGAATCCATATGAACAACTAGATTTCTCTCTGTTAGTTCGTCAATTGCTAACGATCTTTCAATACAATCTCTCATAGCATTTCCTTCTTATGCACCTTATGAACACTTCCAAGTTATATTAGGATAACGACAATCATTCATTCTAGGACAAAGTTTCCCCGTGATACGACATACTCCGCAAGGGAGATAGTTCTCACAATACTGCAATGAGTATTTTTCAAAATTTGTTCTAGGATATGAATTAATAGGTGTTCGTAAATCATTGAAATGTGGTGTTCCATTATAATATTCTGTATTCATCTTTGTATCCTTTAACACATAGAATGTAAATTATCCATCATCTCTTTATAAGAGATACCGTCAGCAAGACCAGGTGACCCGTCGCTGTCAGTAGGATTATACTTAGCGTCTTCCCACGAAGGAAACATAAACTCAAGCATAGCAAAATTTGCAACATCTACAAGATATTCCGTATTATGAGTCTTAATATAAAGATCTAACCTCTGCTGAATACATTTATACGCTTGAGCCAAATTTGGGTAAGTCTTTTTTGCATTGCCATATTTATAGTAGGACATTTCAATAGCACTTTTCATCTTGGAAACAAATGCTTCTGAAAAATCTTCTTTCAAAATCTCTTCCCTTGTAACCAACAATTATTTTCTCCTTTATACTCAGATAAATTCAATCTCATAACTATAGATAATCCCTTTCTTTACCTGCTGGTTCATTTCTTTGACAACAGAGCTAAGAAAAGAAGAACACTTAGGAAGAGGAATAGCACTAATACGGACTTTTCCGTCAGGGAAAACTTTAGTGATCATAATAACATTCTTTTTCATTTCTGTCCCTCCGTAATTCTCTATCACATATCAAGAGGAAGATCTGAGTAAGTACTACGATTGAAACTACGAAGTTCTCTATACTGATCTTCTGTAATCTCCCCGGATTCTCTCCAATCCTTGATTACTTCAACATTCTCACGAAATCCAGGGTCAGCTCCATAAGCATTGAAGTTATCAACAAGTACTTCTTTCATAGCTTCCATAAACTCATCCATAACTGTAACTCCTTCTTTATTATAGTTTAATTATATAATAATCATCAAACAAAATCAACTAACTAAGTTAGCTCACAAATATATTTTCGCAGACTGTCAATAGATCTTTCTTCAATCTTATCGTCAATAACATAATCACTGATAGCACCTTTATCGTGAACTAGCTCATCGACTCTTTGATCTATTGTTCCATTGCATATTAAATAATGAATAAAAACAGGATCTTTTGAACCAATACGGTGTATTCTATCTTCACACTGTTGACAATCTGCTGCCGTCCACGGATTGCTAACAAAAATTGCGTGACTTGCTCTGTTAAGAGTAACACCCGTACCCATTTTACTTGTTGTAGCAAGCATAACCATATGAGTATCATCATTCTGAAACATTGTTATATTGTTACTGATTTCAGAATCTTTAACATCGCCTGTACACAGCAAAGGATTATACTGCTTAAGTTCTTCTTTCAATATATTAAGTGTTTCTTTGAAAGTACTAAATACTACAACTTTCTCATTATTAGAAACAATTTGTTCTACTAAGTCTATAGCTCTAAGTACTTTCTCTGATTTGATAGGCTCCGTTGTTAAAACAGAAGGGCACTCTGTAGCCTGTCTTAGTCTGGCAACCATTGACAGAATGCTTGCTGTTGACATATCAACTTTATCGACTTGTGCAACAATTCCTTCTTTAATATTTGAATAGAATGTAGACTGTGCTGTATTCATTTCAATTATTTCTGGAATAATTGTTTTAGGTGGCAGGTCAAGAAGATCTTTTGTTCTACGAAGAGAACAGCTCGAAAGTTGTTCTTTCAAGGTATCAATATTTCTATAACCTATAAACTCATTATTGAAAAATCCCGTATAGTTACAATAATAATATTTGAAGTTACTGAAACTGCATCTTTCTCTACCAATCCACTTAAGAGGAACATAAGCATCAAGTGGGCTATTTAACAATAGAGTTCCAGTCAGAGCTACTTTATATTTTGGTCCTGTAAGTTTCAAAAAGTTCTTTCCTTGTTGTGATTGTGGATTCTTACATCTGTGTACCTCATCAACAACAACTAAATCAAACTTATTTGCTCCTTTGTTTATTCCTTTAACAACATCGTTATCTCGTAAAGTTTCAATGTTGGTTACAACAAAGAATTCTTTAATTTTACTGTTAAGGTCTTTAACTCTGTCGCTAACACTTCCGATAGAAAACTTTCCGTTCTTACTAATACGCTGTCCGAGAATATAGCACTGTTCGTCTGTATGCTTTTCAATTTCTTTCTTCCAGTTAAACTTAAGTGTATTTACTCCACAAATAATCAAACAGTGCTCAATCTTTCCTGCCTTCTTCAACTCAAGCGCAAGATAAAGCATCTGAAGAGTTTTACCAAGACCAGGAGCATCAAGTAACAACCAGTTATCATGCTGAAGACCATACTTTATTCCTTCTTCTTGATAAGGGAAAGGTTTAGTCTTGAAAGAATGAAGTGTTGGTTCCTTTTGTTTCTTTTCTTCAACATCAGAAAGAAGAGTAAGATCAACAGAATCAAAAACAGAAAGACGGTCGATAATCTTTGCTAGATCAGAAGCCGGAACTTCCCATGTTAAAGTCTTTCTATCAAACTCTCCAACAGTAACGCTCTCTTTCAGTGCTTCAACAATGTCTTTGTTATAATCAAACTTTATATATAAAGAAGATATACCAGGTATCTTCTTATTTAATTTTTCCTCAATTGTTATCAAACTAAGTTCTCCTTAAATAATGGTCCACCAGTAGTCATAATACTTATGACCAATATTACCTTTTGGCAAGTTATATTCTAGTGGAAGATTACGAGTTTTCTTTCTTGATTGTCGTTTGAAAAATTGATTGCCACAGTAATACCGTTTCAGATATCTAGGATTAGAAAAACTATTCCACCAGACCAGCATTGGGGAATTCTCACTCAATCTTTTCAAACGCTTTCTATGAATAAAATCCTGGAAGCGTCTATACTGTGTTGTTCTATTCATATTAATAGTTCTTTGGATAATGCTTAAAGATCCATGACAAAAGCTGAGCAGCAAATACCGTCAGACAAAGAAGAGAAAAAATCTCACAATTAAAAATAAGCATAAGGATAAAGAGGACAATGTTCACTACTGTCATGTTGATCTTTTTCATTATCAGCACTCCTTAATTATTCTTCGTCAAACAAGAACTTTTCTTTTGTTATCCTAGTAGCGTAATCTTCTTCAAAATTTCTTTTTAAATCTACTTTTGTATTGAAACTAATTTTAGCTGTCACAGAAAATGGAACATTGCAGAAATTACAGGTATAAGTTTCTTCGGTATCAAGATTACTTCCAACTATATCTGTAATCTGATTTTGCTCGTCTCTTTCAATGTGAATAGCTTTTCCGAAAAACGAGTTCGGAATATATATCTCCTGAGGGAGATACTCCGCTCCGCAGTTCGGACAAACAATCACTGTTTTCTTCATATACTATTCTCCTATTGTTTGTTTTTCAATTATATTTTATTAAAAATATTAAGAAAAATCAACTTAATATTGTTATTTATTTTATTATTTTTATATATTGTTATTATTTGTCTTTACTTACTAAAGATCTTGTTCTTAACTTAGTAAAGAACTTGCTGTTAACTTTCTAAACAACAAAAATGAGAACACCTCTAAGAGATGTCCTCATTATATACAGTGTATTAGTAATTTATTGAATAATACCACCGTCAATGACTGATAAGTCTAAAGAATCTTTAGAGAATCGTATTTTACTTTCAGAAGGAATCTGCCAGCCACTTGCAGAAGAAGAAAATTCTGCAATTCTTAAAGTTCTAACAACTCCTCCATTTACAGGAGTATAATCGGGAGAACTATCAATTACAAGACCTGTATAGTTTCCGTTGTCGTCTTGACCAAACAATTCTTCGTACTGTAAATTATCCCCTGCTGTTGAAGTAACAAGTTCAATGTGGGCATATACACTGCCTGAAGTATATGTTGTTCCTAACCCTAAAGAAGTTACAGGATTAACTATCTTAAAATAGTAACCATAGAGATTGAACTCTAGTGGAATATCGTCAGATAAAGAACTAGAAATAACAAATCCTTCAAGGTTGATTAATTTGTTTACAATACCTACTAGAGCCTGTTCTGACATCAGTCTCGCTAATGGTTTACTTCCTGCTCTTCTAACTGCAGGAAAAACACTTATTTTTTCAGATGCTATTGTTGACATTACTTTTCTCCTTATTCAGTCGGATTTGTTAGTTTCATTGACCATTCTATGATAGCATTCACACCAGGAACTATACGAGAGAGCTGTTCTGCAGGAATATCTAATCTTGCTAAATCTCTCTTTCCTGTCTTACTTTCATTATCTGTAATAAGATATAATTTGAAGGTGTCAGTTGAAGTTACAGGAACTTGATTGTATAACATATCACTAGATACTGTAGCAGTGAAATTAGCGGTAAATTCTCCTTGGTCGTTAACACTCCAGTTAGCTCCTGTTAGAGGAAGTCTGTTAAGTGTTAAGAAAGAAAGATATTCATCTTCTGTTCCTGGTACTAATTTTCTTATATCAATATATTTAGGAATATCGCAGTCTCCGCGATAGTTTCCGCTCATTATTCTTGCAAATGATTCAAATAATCCAGGTAGACCTTCATTATGAGATTGATAAGAAAATACTTTATCTTTTATCTTTAGTTTAACATTTACTGTTCCTACATACCAAGTGTTAGTAATATTCATGTGTACTCCTTATCCCGTTATAGAGTATGTATTTAGAATATATCTTGCATAATTACATTCTTGCCAATTATTTTCAACTCTTAAAAGATATACATCATTATATAATATAAGATCTCCATTATTAACAGTTATACCTTTTTCTTCAAGAGCTGAAATAATTCCTCCCTCTGTACTAACTTCTTCAGTACTTATATTTCCTAAGAAATTAATTCTATACCAAGTAGGAGTATTATTTGAATATGCAACACATATCATTGGTCTTGATTCTGTTGAGGTACTATCTTCAGAAGTATAGTTTATAATTGCGGTACTGTAAACTTGAGTTGATAAAGTTTCAAGATAATCGTCAGCATCTTGTTCTGAATCGTAGTACCCAATGAAACGATTACTTACATAACTAGTATTTGAAATAATTGATGACGTATTTGCAGAACCTAACTTATAAGACTGTGACTGGTCATGCCCTCTTAAGTTGGCACTAATATTATCAGAAAGAAATAGTAGTTCTGCGGAATCTTCACTCTTTAATACAATGTCCGGAAGAGAAGTACCTTTATCAAATTCTATATAGTAGTTAATTCCTGCAGGAAGAATATATCTAAATAATTCTTCTAAAACAGAAGTATCTGGTTTTGTATGGAAAGAGTGTATTCTTACTATCAAACTATTATTATCAGGCAACTTACCATTTGAAAGAACACATGGACCATCTTCTGAAAAAGGTGGACTTGTTGGCGTCTTAAGATAGTAGATATCCATATCAGAGGCTACTGAATACATTCTTAGAAATAGATATAATGTTTCTTTGATTGCTTTCAATGAACCTTTGTTACGAACTACTATTGGAAAGCATTCAAGTATACTCCTAAGTTTTTCGTCATCTATTTTTCTTTCTGTAAAGAAGCCTAACTTAGTTTGAAGTAATTGTAAGACACTCGTTCTACACTCCTTTGTATCTATTAAAGAAATAATAGAATCTGTATCAAACTTCATTCCATTAAACACACTGTCGTACAGTCTGCCTAGTAATTGAAAATCTCTTGAATCTTCAGTGTAGACCGAAGGAGTTAATTCTTGTACTTTTAATATACTCATTATTTCTTACCTGCAATATATATTGAAGTATTATCTGATGTATCAAGTTCACATATAGTAAACTTGTTGAATATATGATTAGGATTCAAGAAAGATGATGCTTCTAGAGGATCTTCAATGAGTTCATCTTCATCAACTTGATATGTATAGTTGAAAACATTATCTCTATCAAATCTTGGGATTAATAATAACATTCTTTCAAAATACTCATCATTTATATTATCTGTGTGAGTATACAAGAATGGGTTCTGTAGCGTGATAGTAACTTCCTCTGTAGCAAGTGTTCTTGATACAGTTAATTGATGATTACTTGTAATCTTATCATCTGTTACTTCAAGTGTCAGATAGTAAGTCCTCTGTTCTTTTAAATCAGATTGAGAAGAATTTAAAGAAGTTAAATTCACTCCATCAAACTGAATATTCAAACTGTCTGAATCAGCAAATACATTTGTATTACTAAATGGTATTATGTAGTTTCCTTTTGGAAGAATAAATTCTATTGTTGCTGTTCTTCCGCTAGAACCAGGCAGAAGTTTTATCTTAACATTATCTTCACCATAAACAACTGTATTTGAAGAAAGCTGTTTCTGATATACAAAGAGGTCAAGATATTTTCTATTACCATCTGTGTCAACAAGATATGTTGGTAATCTATCGCTACTACCATCAGAATCAATAGAAAGAGAAGATATAATAGCTGTTTGATAGTAATTGTAACTTCCTTTATCCGCACCAGTAATTACATAATCAGAAAAAGTATCTGAAGTTGACAGCTGGAATTTCACTGTTTGATTTCCAAGAAGTACTTGTTCTGTGTCGGGTCCTATATTTAAATTAAGTAAGGACTGAGCATTCCAAGAAACAACATTACCACTGCTATTCTGTAGTTCCATCTGTGGTAAGTATACCCACTCTTTACTCTCAGGACTCATATAGGAAATAGCAAAACCTTGTAAGGTTAATGTATCAGGATCGGTATTTTGTTCGATATATGTATAAGTAACAACTACGGTTGCTCCATTAGGAATTACTCCCAGGTCTACCGTACACTTCTGAGTAGCCTGATCAAATGTATAGTTAGTTACCGTAACTGTTCCTTCTCCACCAGAAGTATAAACAACAGAAGCAACAGATGTAACAGATGTTTGAGTAAATGTTATTTCGTTACTTGTTCCATCAGCCCAAGAGTTAATAGTCTTTGTTGTTGTATATGGCGTTATATTCGAGCCAGACTTAACACCAGTTCTGTCAAATGTTCTTGACCAGGATGTTAGTTCATCGTTAACAAGTCTGAACTTAGTTCCAGCGTTAAGTGTATATATTTTATTTTCTGTTAGTTCTACTCTTCCATTAGTAGGAATTTCTTTCCAGTAATTAGCTAATGCAGATGCACCAGAATTTAGAATTACAGATGAATCAAGAACTTTAACTCTCCAAACATTGATTTCCACATTTGGTTCAACAATGTGGATCTTAGTTCCTGTTCCCATAATATACATTTCTGTTAGATCTGAATTAGAATAGATAAAATATTCACCAGCATCTAGTAGTTTATCATTTGAAGTGTCTTGGCCATGATTTACTGGGAATTCATAATACTGAAGATCATCAGTAGTTTCATTTAGTATCCAATAACAGTAACAACCGTCTGTAGAAGTAATTGTAACTTCATTTACTGCTTTTACAGTTATAGTCTTTGTACCGGAAAGAATATTTGCCGCAGAGTTTACATTCAAGCTAACAAGACTTGAAAGATCCGCTAAGTAACCTAGATTGTCAGTGCTTATATAATTTTCTGGACTCAGATCAGTTTCAGCTTGCAGATATGCTCCGCCAACTGAAGTGTTGCTGGAAGTTAGTTCAAATGTCGGGCAGATAATATGTCCTTTACCATAACTAGCAAACTTATAATAAGCATCAGGGTTATCGCTGTCTTTCCAATATAAGAATAAATACTCATTCTGTAATAGTTGATAATTAGTATCAGCATTTATTACTTTACTAGAAGCGTTCGGTGTATAGAACTCAAACTTGACATAGTTCGAATAACTTGTTATATCAAGTAAGTTTGGAGAGTAGAATTGAATACTCTCATTATTACGAAGAGTATACTCATTAGAAAGATTGCTAACAGAAATATCTACATTTGTTTGAATATGACTAATACCATTTATTTCATACTTATCTTGTTCTGAAGTATTGGGTCTGTTTGAATTATATGTTTGATCAAATCTATGTGTATATTTATTACCAGAAACAATCAGGGGAGTCTTACCTGCTAGAACAGATTTTGCAAATATTTCGTCTCTGAATTGCGTTCTGTAAGATATACGAGCTGTTATACTATCGCCAGTAACAAGATCACTATTATCTGATGACCAATATGTAATAACAACTGGTGCTCCAACTGAAGATGCAGACGGAAGTGTAACAGTACTACCACTAAATGTTACTCCGGATAGTTCTACTTTACTTCTGAGAACACTTTCAATTCTGTTAATGGAGTTACTTACAGTAAATTGTGTCTGGCCCGCTGTAGCCATGAATGACTCGGTATATCTAAAATAGATGCCATACTCAGTTATATTTACATTTGTACTATTTATCTTCCAGTTAGGATTACTATAAACAAATTTTATAGGCTCGTAATTTATCTGACCTGCTTTGTGCATGAATGTCTGAGAATCAACTACTGCTTCAGAATCATTTGTAAATGTATACTCAATGTTAACTTCATCTTCTGGAGTGTTGATTTCTACTTCAACAAAAGGATAAGTTCCTTCTTCTAATGAAGAATCATAATAAACAGCATATGTAGTAAACTGAATATTTGACATATTCACATCTTTAATTCTTGCATCAGAATTTTTTACTATCTCTTTAACATATTCTAATGTTATTTCAGACCCAAACTCAACTTCTTTTGAACTTAATCTATTATAAAGTGCTCTCTTTATAGTTCCTAACATATCATTTGCTTCTACAGCACTTAATGGGTACTGTGTAGTTATTCTGCAGTCAATAGGGAACTTATTCTTAAAGAAACAGAAGTGAGAAGAAATACTTGAAGGAGACTCAAGGTTCTTGAAATCATGCTGTAAAGATTTAACATCCTGTAAATAATCTTTAACAGTATCTTGTTGAGTATTACTTAACATATTGAATGTTAATTGATGCCCAGCAGCTGTTGTTACTGACGGCATATACTGTAATAAGTATAGTTTCAATGAGAAAGCATCAAAGGTTGGAACAGTTTCAACTTCATCAAATGAACTGTTAACCAAATTATATACCTTTCCAGTATCTAAATCGTAGCAGTAAGATGTTCCTATCTTTTCCTCTGTATATTCATTATAGTATATACTTCCAATCTTTCCCGCATAGAATACTCCATTATGTAAGTATCCTGGTAGTGCATCATTTTCAATCACATGTACGGAAGAAATAATACTATCATTTAGAGTAACAATATTGTAAGTATCTTGCAAATCATTTGTTCTATCACAAACAAATCCGTTAGAAACTAATTCAGAAGTTAAGACGTAGTTTAGATAGTCTCTTAATGTAACTAGAGTATCAAATGTTCCTACGACTCTTTTATAATTCTTATATCCATCTTCAATTGATTCTGGATCTCTACCATCTACAGCACTGTAGATGTTCATCACTTTTACATTGTCAGAGTTGATAGTTACGGAAGTATCCTCAATAGGAGCAAATGAATAATAGAAATCATTCAAGACATTGGCAGCAATATTTCCGCTTTGGCCGTCAGTTCTCAGGTATGTTATGTTTATTCCATTCTTGAATAATAACTCAGCATCCTCAGGGAACTCTAGATAACAGTAGTTACCATCATTCGTAACACCAAATTTGTAGATTGTTTGACCTGGCTCTTCAACAAGCAGATTATCTTTTCTTACCCACTGATTATAATTTGTGTTGTCAGAGTTGGTAATGAATACTCCATTCTCCGCTACCATGTTAGTGTCAAAATACAATCTATTTTTTGTGTCAAGATGAGAAACATTGATGTTAGTTTCACCATTTATTGAATAGTTAGTTGCAACACCTTCCATAACAAGAACAGAAGAAACAGTTCCATCAGTCAGTAATTGAACATCACTTACAGTAGCATCAGTAGAATTTGTTGTAGTCGAACCGATGATAGAATAAATAATTTCTCTTTCGCTATCTGTTATCATTGTAAACTTCGGGATAGTATATGAAGGAACACTAGTTTCATTTCCTATATACTTTAAGGAAGCAATAGTACCAGCAGACCGATACCACTTCATATTGTACCCAAGTTGAGCAAATAACTGACGAGCATTAGGAAGCTGTGAGACAGTCTCTGGGAAGCATTCAAGAATATTACTATCAATATTGTAGTTAATCTTGTCTGCTATAATAGCATTCAACTTTAAAAGTATAACACCTGGGTCTGACTCGTTTGACACAGACGGGTCCCACTTATATGTAAGTTGTTTAACTAAATCTAGTAACTCTACATAAACACTTTCAAAGTCTTTATCAGTATAGCTAATCGGGCCTAATGGATTTTGTACACTCATTTATTAATACTCCAATTCTATTACTTAGATTTCATCTGTGTCAATTAACCGTATCCTATATAAGTCAATACTATAATCAGATGTGCTCACTGCTTTTATCTCTGCGTATAAAGCATCGTCATCAGCAACAATTACAATATTTTTTCTTTCAACAATTATCTGAGGCATATACGTCTTTATACATGTATATATTTCATCTATAACTAGATCCCGAAGAATCATATTATTCTGTGAATAGATTGTTTGCATTAGTCTGCTACCGTAACCGGGGTCTCCAAACAAAGAAGTTACCTCAGTTGATAACAGTAATTTTAAATTTGTCTTTGTGGCTTCTTTGTCTTTATATATATTTACTTTCTCACTTGAAAACATATTAGGGAAAGCTAATGAATATATTGCCATATATTTTTCCTCATCCTACTGTTAATAAATATATATACAGTATTTTTTATTATCCTGCTGTGTGATATTTTGTACTACCATTTATAGTACAATATACTTTTGGCATGGCGTGATGCCAACCGTTTCTATTTGGTCCTCCGTTATCCCCTAGGTATATCCAAACGGCGTATGAATGAAAAGATCCTGAACTGTTATATACTCTTATCACTCCGTTAGCTTGCCATATTGCATATAGTGTTACATTTCCTGAAGGAGTATAACTTCCTGTCATTCCGGTAGTTGCTGTGGAAGATGTATTCCACCCCATGAAACGATATGCTGTCCTCGTTGCTGTAGGAAGTGTTATTGATGAAGCATTTCCCCATTGTGCATACAATGATAAAGTTGATGTTGAATTCATTGTAGCGCCAGCAGCATAGTTTGTACCAGAACCATTAGAAGAAGTGTTCCAGGTTGAAAATGCTCTTGTTGAATTAAGAGATGTAGTAGAAGAACTTCCTCCGTTAGCATTAAAGGTAACTTTATATGTGTTTACAGGAACGGTTGAGCTAATAGGAGATCCATAATTAACAGTACCATTAGAAGGCATGTTTGTTACAGTTCCAGCAGAATCATTTTTATAGTAGTTAACTTGAACTGAATTCCCTGTAAAGTAGTTATAGAGTGTTGTATTAGAATATATTGTTGCGGAAGTTGTTGAGGAATAAGTATACCCTGTATATGAAGCGCTTCTTACTTGACGACCAGTTCTAGTTGTACCAGACGGAACTCTTTCCCATCCGCTACCTAGAAGAGTTCCTGAAGAACTTCCTACTCTGTCTTGTGCAGTAACTTTGTAGAATGTTGCTTGCTTTCTATTAGAGTAAGAAATAACACCACTACTACCAAATGAGCTACTGGTAGTATAGAAATACATCGTACCTGATTCGGGTCTGTTAGAAATTGTTGTTGATACCGTGTACGACTTTGATTGGCTTGAACCACCGTTAGAAAAACCTATGTTCTTTGAGTAGAAGAATACGCTAGAGGAGCTTCCTCCTTCAAACCCAACATAGCATGTCCATCCAGCACTCTGGTTTGAATTATAAAGAGCACCATCTGCATTTTTTGTGCCTGTGATAGAAAATGAAGTACCGCTACCATCCCAACTTATTGTCCAAGTTATAGAAGGACCAGAACCTATTTTACCTGTATTTATTGTAATTGTCATCTTTTATCACCAATTAGTCAATCAGTTTTAAATATATCTGACCAATAACTGCTCCACTTGTTGAAGGATCAGCAGTTCCGTACATACTGGGGTCTAATATAAGTTTTCCCGAGTTAGTAATCTTAACATTTCCATATACTTGTAATTCATTATCAGCAGTTGACAATCCGAAAAATGCTGCCCCAAGACCTGTAGGTCTTAAATTAAGTGTAGCATCAACGGTAGAGTTTGCTAACCTTCGTGTTAATACTGTTGGATTACTTGATGTTATAACAGTATCGTATGCAGAAACTTCAACAAGATATGAATATGAAGTAGATATATTTCCTCCGCCTTGAGCAGAAGATTTAACATTGTTAGAAATAGTTACGGGAGAACTATAAGTACCATCTACAACTTTCCATCTAGTTTTAATAGTTAAACTATTATCTCCACTATATGCTGTATAGTTTACACTTGGAGTAACTGCATAATAAGTTCCACTCTGATCTTCTGTTCCAGAGCTATTACATCTTATAAGAAGAAGAGAGTCAAAAGAAGGAGGAGAATAGGCTTCTCCTACAATTGTTTGACTATATGTTGTAGTATAGCCTCTTGAGTCTGTTGCAACAACTGAAACTACATTGTTTCCTTGTAAAGCTTTTCCTAAAGACCCACTTGTAGTAACACTTTGAGAATTACATGTTGCTACAATTGAGCTGATTGTTGCTCCATATGCTCCGGAGACCTTTGTACTATCTAATGTTACATTTATTGAGCTATATCCAGCAACACAGTGATTAGCAACAGCTGTATATGACGCTGAAGCCCACCCAGAAGCACAAATAGGACTTCTTCCTGAAGACGGTATTGTAAGTGAGAAGCTACCAGAACATTTACTTCCTATCTGACTTCCACCTTCATATGAATATACATATATTGTTAAGGTTCCTGAATCACTATTTGGAATATTATTTCCCAAACTAACTGGAGGAGTCCATGAATAAGAAGAACTTGAAGTAGAAGACACAATCGTTGTTTCTGAAGATTGGCCTGTAAACTTGTAAGTTAATTTATATGTATATCCAGATGTAAATGGAGTCCAAGATATTGATGTTGAACTGTTCATTACCATTGAACTTGACACAGTAACATTTGTTGCAGGTGTAGCATTTTTTGTATCAGTTGCAGAGCATGACAGCTGAGTAGATTGTAAAGTAAGATTGAAGTAAGGTTGTATTGACCCTCCGTCTGTTGCGGAGAAGAATACATAATAAGTACCCGTAGAAGGAATACTTGTATTTACATATACTTTAGTGTTATCTGGTCCATTACTACTTACAGAAACAGAGGCGTAGCCTCGCCATGAATAGTTAGACGAGGCACTTGCTCCTATAAACTCGTCAGATGGGTCATGATCGTAAACAACAGCATATAGATTAGTAGAGCCGCTGTTACTCAGTGCTCTCATACGAGGTATGTTAAAAGCTAATCTAGTTAGTGTATAACCTGACGGAACCGTTACACTTAGACGATAAAGTGTTCCGTACAGTACGCTACCAGTTGTATAACCATAAACATATGGGCCTGTAAGGTTTGCAACATCTGTATTCCAAGAGTTGTTACCTCCGGCTCTATATTTATAGTATGTCATTGAAACGCTACTCATAAACTCAATACCTCATAAAATCTATATTAGAAGTGTTTAATTATTAATCCGTTTGTACTGTCAAAGGTTATTACCCATTCTTGATCTAGTGATAATTGATTATTAACTGTCGTATTATTTATATACAATTCCTGGTTAGAAATATAAGCAACTTCTGTTGAGCCTTCCATAAAGCTATTCTTAGTTGCGGACAACTGCTGTTTGAAGTTACCTCTACCTAGAGTCATTGTACTCTGAGGTATATCAAACTGTATGAAGGAATCAATGTTTTCTTGATAAGGCTGGAACACTACTGTGTCTAGTTTTGATGCTAGTGTTCCGTCAATGGCAGTTAATGTTGATTGTATTCCTGTTATTTTATTAGAGTTGGACTGAACTCCATCTGCTGCCTCATTAGCAGTAGATTGAGCTTGGTTAGCTGCATTACTTGCGCTCTGTGCTTGATGATAAGCACTTACTGCAGAATCAAATGTTGCATTACGTTCTACTGTACCAGCTGAACAACTGTTGTCGTAGAAAATAATCATTTGGAATGAATAGCAGACACAAGTAATGTTTGATGCAGTCTGTGTATCAACTGAAGGAGCAACACTATCCCAAGTAAATGTTGCAGTGTGCTCGGTATATGTATGAGTATCAGGATCTAATGTCTGATATGAATAAGATCCTGTCGGTGTAACTGTATAATCAGAAGAATTATATATAACTGTTGGTAAAGATATAAACTGAGCATCAGGAACAGTTAACATATACCAACTCTGTAAAGAAGTTGCGTCATTCAGATCTTTAATGGTAACTTCCGATATACTAAGTGTTTCTGCTCCAGAAATCAATTTACATGTTATAAGCAACTGATTTCTAACATCTGTTCTATTTATAACTAATGTTCCGCTGGTCGAAGTTAAGTACTGAATAATAACAACACTTTGAGCAGCAGGAGCAGTATTAAACGAAATAGTATTTTCATCAACAACTGTAAAAGCAGTAGTAACTACATCATCTATTGTTACTTGAATGTTTGGACTTCCAGTGTGATCATATATATCAAGACCTAGATCATATGTAGTTGCTTCTCCGTTTCCAATAAGTCTTTCTTTAGCAAACCAGTTAATCTGACCAATAGAAGTTGAGCCACTAACAACGGATCCATTACTATTTACAGTAAGTTGACTTACTCCTAAATATACAACAGCGGATAGTGTTGTAGATAATGTCTTAGAATTAAACAGTGTTCCATTATCGGATTGTATCTCAAGAGACAGAGTACTTTCTCCATACACACCTATTATTAAAGCATCGGATTGTGTTCCAGAGCTTGATCCATCTGTATATGTAATAACTGAATAATTCCACAAATATCTATTAACAGAATCCATAGAAGGAAGTTCTGTCGACCATCCACTTGTAGGTCTTGTTGTAGTTGTACTTAAAGCATAATATTCTAATATGCTTGAAATACCTACACCGGTTTGACCATTATCACCATAAGCCCCGATAATACATGGGTCAGTATAAGTTGGATTTCCAGAACTATATGTTATTTCTTCATAGTTCCAAAGATACTTATTTGTACTTGTAACATTTTGAATTGTTGTTGTCCAACCGGTAGTAGATCTTGTAACACCTGAATCTTGATCTGTAGCTAAATAGTAGTTAGTTACATTTGTAATACTACGACCATTTGCACCATTCTGTGCAAGTACTACAGGCTGAGACCATTCAGTGTATAAGATCGTATCAGTATTTGTATTTGACGATGCGGATGCAGCAGTAACATATATCGGATTGCTTCCAGAAGGAATTGTTTCCGACCATCCTGCTGGTGTTGAAGTTAAGGACTTATTTGTAAAATCATATGTTAATGTAGAAGTCCAATCAATTGTTGCTGCTGTTGAAGATCTTTTATAAAGATATACAATAGCGTTGTTTAGTCCATTCGTACCAGGAGATCCATCTGTTCCGTCGGAAACAAGCTCAACAATATTGCTCCACTCAGATGCTTGTATCGTATCTGTAGCCGTAGAACTTACAGCTGTTGCTTGTATAACAAAGCAAGGATTACCGTCACTTGTAGGAATTGTTTGAGTCCAGTTTCCTAATGTTCCTGAAAGTGTTCCTGTAGCAAAAGTATATGTTAATGCTCCAGAAGGTTTACTAATTGAAGATGAACTACTAGCTCTTTGATAGAGAAATACTGTAGCAGAATTTGCACCGTTACTACCAGTAGCTCCGTTTTCTGCAAGAATGACGGGTGTTGCCCATTCTGTATAAGCAATTGTATCCGTGCCTGTATTTGAACTAGCAGTAGCAGCTGTTACGTACAGAGGAGCTGTTCCACTAGGTATTGAAGGATTCCATCCTGTAGGAATAGTATCTAATGTATGTGTTGCAAATGTATATGTTAAGGTGTTTGTCCAATCTACAGTGGCTGCAGAGGAAGATCTCTTATATAGATATATAACTGCGTTGTTAAGGCCATCTGTTCCAGCTGCTCCTGTATCTCCATATGCACCAACTATACAAGGCGTAGTTGTTGTAGGATTTCCAGAATCATAGTTAACAACTTCATAATTCCATAAATACTTTTTACTAGAAGAAACAGACTGAACTGTTGTAGTCCATCCTGGTGTTGATGTTGTAACTCCACTATCAGCATTTGTAGCTAAATAGTAATTCACTACACCGGTAATGCTACGACCATCGTTACCGTCTGCTGAATACATACCAATAATCGCCGGAGTTGTATCTGTAGGATTACCGGAAGAGTATGTTATTCTCTCATAATTCCAAACATATTTTTCAGACGCAGTTGGTGCTGTGAAACTTGTACTCCAACCAGAAGTAGGAGCAGTTGTATCAGAATTATTGGTAGCGAAGTATTCAGTTACTCCTGTAATACTGACACCATTTGTTCCATCCTGACCATCTGAAACTAACTCTACTATATTACTCCATTCGGAAGGAGATATTGTATCTGTTGTTCCGGTTCCTACTGCAGTAGCCTGAATGACGAAACAAGGATTACCATCAGTTGCGGGAATCTTTTGAGACCAGCCGCCTAATGTTCCTGATAGTATACCTGTTGAGAAAGTATATGTCAAATTACTTGAAGGCTTTGAAAGACTTGAAGAACTTTCTGCACGCTTATACAAGAATACAGTAGCTGTATTCATACCGTCCGTACCATTTGTACCGTTCTGAGCAAATACTACTGGTGTAGACCATTCAGTATATGCAATAGTGTCTGTATTTGTATTTGAAGATGCAGTAGCTGCTGTTATGTATACAGGAGCTGTCCCTGTAGGAACTGTCTGACTCCACCCAGTAGGTGTAGAAGTTAAAGATTTATTACTAAAGTTGTATGTTAAAGTATTAGTCCAGTCAATTGTTGCGGCACTACTACTTCTTTTATATAGATAAACAATGGCATTATTTAGACCATTTGTTCCGTTAGTTCCGTTAATAGCATTACGGCTAACAGAATAAGATGTTGAAGAAGTACTATCTGAATATGTTGTTATTGTTCTAGTCCACAGATATTCTCCTTGTGACACTGTTGGTACAGTAGGCTGCCAACCTGTTTCTGGAGCTGTTGAGCCGTTGCTAGAAGTAGCATACATAACAGAGGATGAAGTAATTCCAACTCCGTCTTCACCATCTTCAACAATCTTTGTTATATCGCTCCATTCAGAAGCTTCAATAATATCAGTACTTGTATTGCTAATAGCAGTCGCCTGAATAACAAAACACGGATTTCCGCTTACAGGAGGAAATGTTTGAGACCAATTACCAAGTGTCCCGGAAAGTACTCCAGTACTGAATGTATAAGTAAGGTTGGAAGAAGGTTTATTCAAACTACTTGCATTGGCTGCCCTTTGATACAAGAATACTGTTGCAGTATTAAGACCGTCAGTTCCGTTATTACCATTCTCAGCAAGAATAACAGGACCTGACCACTCTGTGTAAGGTATTGTATCAGTATTAGTTCTAGATGATGCGGTAGCCGCTGTAACATATATAGGATACGTACCAGACGGGACAGACTCACTCCAACCTGTAGGAACAGAATTAAGAGCCTTATTAGAAAAATTATAAGTAAGTGTTGTTGTCCAGTCTACTAATGCTACAGAATCTGAACGCTTATACAGATATACAACAGCGTTATTTAATCCATTGGTTCCATTAGTTCCGTTTGTACCGTCTCTACTTACTGAGTATGAGGTAGAAGATGTTCCATCTGAATAATCAGTGATGGTTCTAGTCCAGAGATAATCTCCTTGTTGAATATTTGAAGGAAATGTTGGAGACCATCCAGATTCTGGAACAGTACTTCCACTAGAAGATATTGCATAAGAAACTGCTGAAGAAGTAATACCTGTTCCGTTCTGACCATCTTCAATAAGTTTTACTATACTACTCCACTCCGAGGATTGAATTATGTCAGTTGTTCCTGTACTAATAGCGGTAGCTTGTATTACAAAACAAGGGTTTCCATCGGTAGCAGGTATTGTTTGAGACCATCCATTAAGATTACCAGAAAGTAAACCTGTTGAGAATGTATATGTAAGATCTGTTGCAGGTTTATTTAGAGAAGAAGAAGTTTCTGCTCTTTGGTACAGAAATACTGTTGCGGCATTTGATCCTGCTGCTCCATCTTCTACATACATACTTATAACATGTGGTGTTGTAATAGTTGGATTTCCAGTAGTATAACTAATTCTTTGGTAACTCCATAGATACCGTTTTTCGCTAGTTGGATTCATAGGAGTAGTTTCCCAATCCGAAGATCCAGGAGCAGGCGGGTTTGTATCAGAATTATTTATTGCATAGTATTGAACAATACTAGTAATTCCTTTACCATCACTGCCAGTTTCTCCATCTCTGCTAACACTATAAGCAACAGAATCAGGAATAGTAGTATCAGTATACTGTGTAACTGTTTTTGTCCACAAGTACTGACCTTGTTGTATTGAGCTTGGGAATGTAGTAGACCATGCAGCAGAATCTGACGGAGGAGTAGATCCTTGAGTATCTACAAAATAGTATATTGTAGAGGATAATATTCCAGCTCCTGACTCAGCATATATTGTTATAATGTGAGCATTTGTTTTCACATATCCACTAATGCTATAGTGTGTAACTTCTGCATTCCAAAGATACTTATTAGTTTCTGATAAAGTTATTGAAGATATATCATTTGTCCAACCAAGTGTTGTCCACTCACTTGCAATTTCAATATCAGTTGTAGGAGTTGTAGGAGTTGTTGTATTAGTTGTTGCTTTATACCAATCAACAACAGGCTGGTCAATATAATCAGAGTTTCCGTCCTGAACAATAACTGTAGGAGTTGACCACTCACCACTAGTAATAGTGTCAGTGCCTTCATAACTAATAGCTGTTGCCTGCACTACATAACAAGGATTTCCATCAGCAGTAGGAATACCGAGTGACCAACCGTCGGGAGATGCAGGAGAAAGTCCTCCTGTTGAAAATGTGTAAACTACAGAAGTAGTTGGTGCGGAAGGAGTTGTAGCCGACCTCTTATATAGCTGAATGGTTTTTGAATTGAAACCACTTTTTGTAAATAGAATTGGTGTAGACCAAGAAGAAGATGTAATGTCACCTTGTGATTCAACAGAGCTAACAGTTGCAGCTGTCATGTAAATCGGATCATTTCCAGCTGGAATATCAGAAGACCATCCTGTTGGTAAAGCAACAAACTGTTTAGTGTCAAAATCGTATGTTAGTGTTTGAGACCAATCAATATGCGTTATGTCGGAAGCGGATCTCTTATAAAGATAAACAATTATTGAATTGGCGCTAGTTCTTGCTACATTAAAAGTGTTTGTTGAAGTTCCATCCGAATACAAGACATATGTCCATGACCACAGATATGGATTAACATCTGTTGTTTGAGGAGGATTGGTATACCACACATTCTGTGCAGAAGTACTAGGATGTGTTGTTCCACTATTGTTGATTGCATACTTAACATAAGTATCAGTAATTGTTATACCGGATCCAGGGTCACCCTTTGCTCCCTGTATGCAAGTCATACTTCTTGTTGTAAGATCATTTTCATAAGTAACAGTTGTTCTCTGCCACATAAACTTTCCAGGCCAGAACTGTGGAGCCTGTTCAGACCATTGACTAAACTGGTCATAATGATCTTCATAGTTAGAAAGAGAGTACTCAACAACTACTCTCTTAACATTGTTTGTATACTTATCATTTAACTTTTTGATGGCCTCGGGAGTAACAGATCCAATCAAAGTATTTTCTGTAAGATTTGTATTTACATTTACTTTCAAAGAATCTGCATTTATATCGGTAGAACTTTCTGGCATGTTCTGTCTAAAAAGTAGTCCAATAATTACGGGAAGAGAAATATTATCATTTTCAAATTCAACTAATACTAAATCTCCCTCTTGATAAACAGGACTGCAACCAGGAAGTGTTTGAATAATAGCTGTATATAATTCATCGGTAGGAGTTGCTGTAGGATCAGATTTTATCTTGTTATATACAGGTATCCTGACCTTCATTGAATATTTATCTATTTTCTGTTCAATAATTGCCTTTTGAAGCATGAGATAGTATCTCCTTTAGAAAGTTCTTACCTTTATAGTGTTACTGTTAACAAAGAATGTTCCTGTTCCAGTTTTAACTTTTCCGTATTCATTATTTATTTGTTGGCATTGTGTATCGGAACTTAACTGACCAGCAAATCTTGTTAAGTTAGAATCAAAATAATAATTAGTAAATGCAGGACAGTAAACATAATCTATTACTTTATCTTTCCGTTGTTGAATCGCTGTAAGATACTGAGTGTTAATTATTTTTGGTTTCATATGTTAACTCTCCTATTAGAAGCTCCCACTAGAGCCCCCATGTTCTCTACCACTACTTGAATAGTGTGTAGTACTTCCTCCAACAGCTGGTTTTACTTCTGTAGTTGTAAAGACTAGATTATTGTCACCAGTAACTCTTGTTAAGGAAAGAGTAGTTCTATAACCATTTCTATCAACAACATCCTGCTGTTTTGTTATTATATACAATCCGCTAGAAATATGACGTTGACCATAAAATAAAGCGTTAACTCTAACATAGCTCATTAACATTGCAGGTCTTAATAAACCTTTCAAAGTTAATTTTGCTGTAATAGGGAATTGTGTCATCTGAGTCCACCAAGTCTTCTGTGCTTGTGTCGTCTTGTGATGAACACTTGAAGTCATAGCGTTTGGAGAATACTGTGTTGTAACATTACCATTGTTATCAATGTTATACACATAATCTTCCGTTGGTACTTCTTGTGAATATTTATACAAAAGAGCCCATGAGTTATTGTTTTCAACTTGGAACCCCAAAACATAATTACTAGGAGTATCTCCTACATAACCTGAGTATCCAACATCAACTTCATACACATCAGAACCACTTAATGATTCCGCAGTACAATCAGCTGTAACTTTAACAACTTTGAAATATGGTCCATTATATTCATTTGTTATATCGTCAACAATTGTTAGATGATATGTTGATTTACCGATACTAGTTTCTTGTTCTCCTGCAGAAGACATCTCTGAAACTAAATAGTTAAGATAATTTAAAGGACTCATTCCTTCTTTAGGCTCTAATTTAGTCTGACAATCGTCTCCTGCAATCAGCCTTCTAGCAATTGTTTTATTTTTCATCCCAGTAAACAGTTCTCTTAGCCCATACTTTTCAGAAAACAATATTTCTATTATCTTGTCACTTGGCTTGCATACTGTACCAGGAAAATTATATGACCTTGCTGCTAACTGTAAAGCATTACTAGTACATGAAATTATGTAAGTAATTCTTGAGTTTGAAAAATCTATTGAAGAATTTAAGTTTGTTATAATTGCTTCTTCTTCTCTAAAGATAAAGGAAGGAGAACTATAATCACCATAACTTATCTTTATAGTTCCATATCCAACACTACTAAATATCTTATCAAGTAGATTTGGATCTTGTCCTTGTTCGATTTGATAAGTCATGTTAATTGTGTACTGATTTACAGTTCCATTTATCTTTATTATATTTATACTGTCCATATAGTTAGGATAAGTTACTCTAACGCTATTTCCAGTTTTTCTATAACCATATGTACCAAATGTATAATCACCGATCTTAACAATGATAAATGGGCTCTCAACAAATGTTCCAGCACTTAATAAGCCTGTTGTTCTTTGTGTAGAAATATTTGTAGGAGTTTCTGCAATAGTAACTCTTCTTATCGTTTCTGATTCTTCAACCGCTCCGGCACTTCTCAGTTTTCTTTGAGCTGCAACATACTCCGCATAAGAACCATATTGACGATTCATATTAGTATCGTTGTTGAACTGTTGCTGAGTAAGTATATTTGGAATAATGTTTTTCCAATTATTTATTGCACCAGAAATTGAATTACCTATGTTAGAAAGTCCTGTCAAGAAAGCATCTTTAACTGCGGACTCTGTACTCGTATCTTCTTCACCAGAAGAATAGCCTGTAGCGGGATCTTTATATCTTAATACGTCCTGCCAATGAACAGCCATTCCGTGTACATTTGTGCTATAATAATCTCTTGTTTTTATACCGAGAGGAGTACACTCAACAATTCTTCCCTCTCCAATATACATACAGGTATGACCGTCTGCCCCAGCACCAGAAGTTCCAGGAGCATTCCAAACAAGTACATCTCCTGCCCTTAACCCTTCTCCTGTTATGATATTAACAAGGTTAGGAACATTCTTAAAGTCATGTTTAGTAAAGTACCGAGCCATGTCTCCAGTATATGAAGCTCCTGTACTAACTCCTGCTTTCTTCCACGCTGTAATGATAAAAGCAGAACAGTCATAAGAAGTTGGACCCCAACGATTCTGCATACTATAGGTGTATCCTTTATCGCATTGAGCAAGAGCCCATTCTATAGCTTTATCTGTAGCTGTTGGCTGTGAATACACGGGAGTAGTGCCCGCGGCACTATATGAAGCAGTATACCCACTATACTTATTGTAAAAGTTATAAGAAAAATTCCTTCTAGTATCGTAGTTGTATACAGCAGGTTTTTCATATTGAGTTAGAACAGCATCAGAAGCCGCACCAACATCATTTGTTGATTTTAAGATACTTTCAAGCGACCCAGTTGTTTTAATAGTATTATATGCAAAATTAAGTTGCGTATCTAGATCGCCAATTGAAGTGCCACGATGTTTTGCAAAGTCATAAAGATCGCGTTTTAATGACCACCAAGTCCATTGAGCTAGTCCGTAGCCCATCTGGTCGTTCATAAACCGATCTTTTGAATATGACCCATTGTCTACCTTTTTTGTGTAGTCACTATCTGACCAGCCGAAACCGTCTTGAACATTCTGAGGGTTAAGTCCACTTTCTGCTTGAAAGTTTCCCATCACGCCAGCTACGCCAGCTGCTGTATATCCTTTACCCTTAAAGAATGACCATATTTTCTGCTCTACTGTTTGATTTGTTGTAGTAACAGCACTAGCTCCTGAACGACCACTTCCACCGTCACCCGAATAAACTGAAGTATATATCATACTAATCTACCTTCTTACTGAAACTCAATACTTGACAAAATAGGTATATTGATTGATGTACCTTCAACAAGTTTAACAAACGGGTCATTCAATTTATTGAAGTCACATATGACCCAAAAGTATAAAGGAGTATTATAGAAAGCAAGAGAGATAGAATCAAGTGTATCATTCTTCTTAACTATATATGAAGTATAAGGAGTAGAAGGGTCAAGATGATTTAGAGTCCCGTATATGTATTTGTTATTTACAGTATCATAATAATACGGAAATGAACTGTATCTAGAAACTCTTTTATAAGTTTTGTATGTCTTATCTGTTAACTTATCCATATCTAATCACCACTTAAGAAATATTAGAATATGTAGAAAAAGGCGGGGCTGCTACATACAGATTTCTTGCAAGAGAAGTATTTAAACCTCTTGAGCTACCCATCTGAGCTGCTATTAAAGCATCATAAGGTTCTGTTTCTGTTACATTGAAAGCTACATCAACAAGTGCATACTTCCCATCACTTAACATAGGGTAACGATATGTAACACCAACAGCTCCAGAAATTACTCCTTTTATAAACAAGTCTTGTCCTAATCTCAGTGCTACTTGTGGAGGATTGACCATCTTCTTAGCAACTTCATATGTAGGAAGTGCAGCCGCTTGAATATACTTGATAAGTAAATCTGTATAATCATCATTACTTTCACTTTCTATCATAGCAGTACTAACACCATAATTAATCTGTTTCATCATGTCTCTGTGTAGATTGAAAGACACTTGTAACGAACGAGGACCAGAACTTGCATATGAATAAATGGGAGCCGAACGAGCAAGAGGAGTTGAAGGAGTAAAGTTTACATTCTGTGTATCAGTAACTGAATCTGCATATGCAGGAAGTAATATACATACTCCCATCGTTCCTCTATTATTGGGAACATGATATAGATATAGATAGTTATCTGGCATAACATATCTACTATAATGATTGTTAAATGGTACTGCCATTATTACATGTATCCTTTCATAATAGCATTTTCAACATCTTTGTCGACATACCCTGTAATATCAATCTTTCTTGTATGTCTACTCAGTAAATAATTTTCGTAGAGTAACCTTCTAAGATTGTTACTCCATATACCAGATTGTTCCATTCTACTTCTTTGAGCAATCTTTATATCAAGTGCAATTTCATCTCTAGAAGTAATTACATTCTCTAAGAGATATTCAACTAATCTATTTGAAAATGGACGCTGCTCTTTACTACTTAACTGAAGTAAATCAAGATTACTCAACATCATAGCGTCCCATTCTTTTGGAGTAATAATATTTTTCTCAGTGGTTACAACTCCGTCATGTTCAACATCAAGTTTTTCTTCTGAATTATATATCTTGGTGCAAGAAAGGTTTCTGTAATCCCCTTCTAGAACAATCAATGTAGTGTCTACTGTTGACATAAATTGAATCAGTAAGTAAAGATATCTTTCATTTCTCTGATGGACAACAGCATGAGAATCACCTTCGTGATTCTGAACTTCTACTACAAATGGTTGTTTGAAAGAACAAGATAATTCTCTATGAACGTTACTATAACCATTTCTAGAACAGAGATCTTTTGTTAAATCAAAAGACACCGAACCAGACCAGGCAGGAATCAACTGATTGTTTTCAAGATATATTGGAGCAATCATTACAGGAGAAGTTGAGTCTGCTGCTATTGTATACTGTTTATTGAACTTAATAGGTACAATAGCAACTTTATACTGTGAGTTATCTCCTTCAACTACTCCTTTATCTGTTACAAAATAACCTGAAACATACTCATTACACCAACAATTATAAAAGGGCATTAGATCTATATTAAAACAATCGCGATAAGTTCTTAAGTAATGTCCTAATTGTTTATGGGTATCTACATCATAGTAGAGATTATTTGACATGAACTTTTCTGTAAACTTAGGATAGTATGTACCAAATGAAAAGTGGTTAAATCTTTCAACTTCCGCATCTTCAGTAAATATACCACTTTTAGTACATCTAAATATATCACATCTATTTATATATGTAAAAGGAGCAAGAATATAATCTCCTTCTCTAACAGTGTCATACGTAGGGAGAGGAGTATTACAAAGAAGGTTCTTTATAAACTTACTTTCTATAGTGTTTGAAAAATACTGTGCCATCTATTATAACCTCCTCACCATATCCATCATCTGCATCATATATGTTGCATTATTTTCATTGGTTGGTATTGTTGACTGTATCTGTTGTAATAGCAACTTAACTCCTTCTGGATCTAACTGAGCAACAATATTATTTAACTGATTGAACGAAGAAGTTTCTAACTCTGCAAGTTTTACTCTTATTGGAGTTGATTGTGTTTCAAATAATTCTTTGTAGATCTCATTCGCTCCACTAGTAATTTCTTCTGTCAATCCGCTTATTGATGAGGCTGCAGTTGCAAGATTGTTTGCATTAGTAACAAGATTATTGATTGTACTAGTTGCTCCCGTAGTAGTATAGTAAGCACTAGAGCTAACTCCTTCTATAACAGGAGCTTCTGTTCCAAATGTACTTCCTGTAATTACAACACCGTCATAAGCTTCTTGTGCACTATTATAACTAGAAAAAGCAGATGATGTATGAGGACTTGTTACACCCACGATACCTTGAGAGTAATCTGTTCCCCTCATTGTAAACTCATCCCAAGAGAAGCCTTTTAATGTTTGATTACTTCCCATTCCTGTTGTTAATGCACTTCCCAAGGAACTAGAAATCGCATTAGATATATTGAAAGGAAGCGTTAAAAGATTTCCAATGGTACCAAGTATACCGAGAACTCCTCCTCCGCTTGTGTCAAACGAGAAGTCAAATAAACTACCGTTAGCTTCAGAGATGTCTCCAAGAGTTTCAGATAAACTTGCAAGTGCAGGAACTGCGGCAACTAACTTCACAATCTTTCCTACCATACTGTTACCAAGACCAAAGGAATCAAGCAATCCTTGAGCCATCTGAGAAAGTTGCCAAGTTACATATTGAGCACCATTCTGAGCGATATTCATACCCCAGTCAAACATAAAGTTATCAGAAATATTCTTAATACGTTCAGAAGTAGGAGTTCTACCAACAACTGTTTGCATCTGATTTCTTGTTTCTTCAACAGACTTACTATAATCTGTTTGTGAATTATATATGGCAGAAATATCATTCTGTGTTAAATTACTAGCAGCTCTTAGATCTGTCAGAGTTATACCAAGAACATCAGACCATTGAGAACGAAGAACTTGGTTCTCTGTTGTATTGTCTGCAATAGTACTTAAATAGTCTACCATTGAACGCATCAAATCATTTACATTTGAAGCATTAAGACCTTGTGTAAGTAAATCTGAATACGACAAGCCCGCACCTGTCGCTGACATATTCATCAAAACAGATAATGGCTGATTACTACTAAGAGATGCTACATTACCAGTTGCTAAAGCATTGATTCCAGAAGCGATTGTTTGTATTGCAGAATCTGAAAGACCTACACTGTAAAGAGAACCCAACCACTTTTCAACTGCATATGTAAAAGAGGTTGCTGAATTCTTATCCATACTAGCAATAGAATCCGTTAACGCTCCTAGTACGCTGTCATACATCTGGTTTAAGAAAGAAGTATCTTCAAACTGACTATTTAAGAATCTAGTTAACTTTGCTTCTGATCCTAGTTGAGACATTGTAAGATCAGCCTGTTGCACTCTTATAAGTCTTTGAAGCGTGTCATCAAGAACATCAAATGTTGTCACCATCTTATCAGAAAGAGATGCTAATAATGCTCTTTGCTCTAAGTTATAAGCAACACCTTGTTCCGTTAATCTTGCAATATTTGTCAAAACTTCTTTCTGAGAAACAAACCTGTTAGCACCTACTTGTTTCTGAACATCATCGGTTAGTTGTTTGAAGAAGCCTGTTAGTTCTTCTTCGCTCTGTAAACGAGCATCAACTTTGCCCATATACTGAGCCTGGAAGTTTGCAGATTCGGAAATAGATTGTCCAACTTTCTTTTCAATACTTCCGACAACTTCAAAGATCTTATTGAGTATCGTTGCTTTAACAGACGATGAGGAAAGTATACTCTGCCTATTTGCTTCTTTTGCAGAAGCAAAACCATACTGTGCCGCGTTCTGTTCCGAACGATAATTATAGTCAGTTTTCTCTCTAGCGATACGCTCTCTAGCAGCTGCTCGTTCTTCTTCTGTGCTTGCGGTGTCCTCAATTATTGCCTGATTTTCTTTAAGAATACGTTGATGTAATTTCTCATTTTCTTTCTGCTTTTCAAGAAAACCATTCGATCTTTTCTGAGCATTTGCAATTCTTTCTGTAAGAGTTGCTCCTTCTTCTTGGCCTTTAGAAATGTGTCTCTGTAACTGTATCTCTCTTTCTTTATAGCCATTAAGTAATGTTTGATTCTTTAACTGCTCAGAATATACTTCCTGTATTTCTTCAGCTAATCTTTGTTTCTCACCGTCAGATTCTGTCTCTTCTTGAGCCAGTTCTAGCATCCTTTTTCGTAGATCGAGCTCTTCTTTCTTTCCCTCAAGAAACTTAATATTATTTCTTGTAGCTTTTTCTTGTTCCGTAAGAGTCATCGTTGCAAGGGCATATGCTTGACGAGCTCTGAGCGATCTTTCAACTTCAGCTTTCTGCAAACTATCCATGTGTTTAGCCTGTTTTTCAAGCTCCGCAGTTAAAGCGGCTTCGGAAGCAAGATTGTCAGCTGTTATTCGTTTTCTATTATTATATTCTTCAAAGAAAGCATCTAAATCAAATGCCAATTATATCACCTGCCATCCGCTATCTCTTATTCCTCATAGCGGCTTCTCGTTTTTGCTTTTCAATCAATTCCTGTTGCCGTTGTAAATCTTCAACAATTAACTGCAACAGAACTTCTCTTTCAGTAGGTGTTATGTCCTTTGTATCATTATATGAAGTATGTGTATTCTTGGATATCAAATATCTTTCCTTTACTATATCTCTAAACCTTACAGGAGCATATAGTTTCTTATCTTTTTCAGATATCCAAAGAGGGTCGAAAAAACTCTCTGTCAGCACGAAGGTTGACAAAATAGTCAAGCCCACAAACATCACACATACAATGTAAAGTATTATCTATTCCAAAAGCTGTATTGGCTTTGTTCGCATAGTTTAGAATCATATTTGTATCTGCCATCGGAAGATTCTTTACCCAGTCCGTAATCTTTACAGGATTTACAGGATCTCCATCAATACTCTTTAGTAATTCTTGAATAGTGAATACTGTTGTATAATCAATATTCTGTCCTGTCTTCTTCCGATACTCTTTTGCATTGTACTGTGCTGTGTCAATCATTCTTGGGGTCTGTAGATAAATTTCTACCTTACTCTTTGTCATAGGAAGTTCAAATGAAAGACAACTTGAAACTTCTTTCTCGTCATATTCTTTCATCGGAAGTTTGGTCAAGTCAATCGTATCTACATTTCCACAACCACAGTAAGGACATGTAGTGCTAAGTTTATAATTATTACCATAAGTAACAACTCTTAGCATATAAAGTAAAAATCGGTAGTCCGCAAGACACATATCGCGACTGGAAATACTGCAGTTAGATACAATACAGTCGTCAATAATTTCACAGATGTTCTTATATGGCGAATCAGAATGAGACAATCTTTTCATCTCTTCCTGAGTTGTCATAGAACGAAGTGTGATGTCTGGGCCTACCAATTCGTTATACACTCTACCACCACTAGGTAGAGTAAATGTTTGATTAATAGTATAGTCTTTTTGATTCATTTGAATACTCTCCATATAAAATAATATTTAATTTAAGTAAATTTATCTTATATATCAGTAATTCAAATGTTATCTATTCAACTTTTTAGTTATCTTGATATATAAAATAAATAGGTAATCTATTTCTAGAAATCATAATAGGATATGACTGTCCCTATTATTCTATACAATATCTTTTTATTAGACGTCAGCGTCTAATTTAGCATGGTCATACTGAATAGTAGCTGTTACTCTTCTTGGAGCGTTTCCATTGTCGCTATCAAAGTCATCTTCTGACAGATTGCTAATCCAGCAGCCATAAAGTGTCCAGCTTCTAACCACTTGGTAATCTGGGCTGTACTCAATGAGTGTGCAGTTCTTCTTGTAATCCTGAACAAGACCGACCTTCTCAGTGATAACATTGTAAGAAAGATTCTGCCATGCCATTAAGTAATCTTTTGTTCCAGCTCCAATATAGTCGTTGACAACTAGGCTACCTTCTCCGAAGGAAGGAACACCAGCATACTTAAGTTCATTATTTCCTCTTCTAACACGAATGACTTCTTGTGAGAAGTGAGGAACAGAAGTACGAGTTACTGACATTCTAATAATCTCTTGACCTTTTTGCAGCTTTGTCATGTTAGTGTCATTGCTGCTTGCAGGTTGTAAATTATCAAAATCAGAAATGATAAACTCGAAGTTGTTTGAACGAGCTATTTCATACAGGTTAGGATTATCAGCTAGATTATATGTGCCAATAGCAAAGTTAGAAGAGATATCTACTGTACTGGGATTATATTTTATAGCCATATGATTTTATCCTCCTTATCCCTTATGCTACTGTGACATCATCGTCAGTCATATAGACTGTAATGTCAAAACTCTCAACAGCATAGATCGGATATATACGAATAGAAGCACTAATCTTTGTTGGGCTGTCAGAAGCATTTCTTAAGATTCTGTATCCAGAAATACCACTTCCTGAAACCATCTGGTCAAGAAGAGGAGTTAAGTATGACTTAAAGTTAGTCCAAAGAGTAGCAGTATTCTGTTCGTATAGCAGATTGATGCAAGCTGTGTAGATCTGTTTCTTAACATCGCAAGTTAAGTTACGAAGATTCAGATACGACATTGCTTGTAGACCTAATGTACCATTCTGTCTGAGTGTTCTGTTACCCCAAATGCAGAATCCATAAGGCTTAATACGAGTAATAGCATTTACATAGATACCATTCAGAGATGTACCAACACCGAAGTTCTGGTAAGCATCAGCAATTGCATTTGTTAACACCTCATTTGTGTGTAACTCAATAAGTCCAGGTACAAGACCTCTACTTACACCAGCAACAACTGCCCAGTTGTAGTTAGTTTGTAAGGACTGTGCAAGAGATGTGAGGTATGCAAAAGATCCGGGAAGTGGGAATGTTGAATAAGTATCGTTGGTGTATACTGTCTGAGGATATATACCCCAAGGAGTAAACATTGATGCGTAAGCTCCGTTAGTAAAGCTATTAGCATAAGTATTATTCAGTGCATATACAACAGAAGTTGTATCCGAAGCATTTAGTGCTCTACCAGGATTGTCAGTATGGTCAATAAGTGCTACTGCGTCTCCTCTTGTGGCACAGATATTTAACATATCCATCACGATGCTATTGCCTTCATATTCAAAGACAGGATATCCACCAGAGGTCAGATACTTGAAATCAAAATCTCCCTTGCTGGTAAGATTTGTAGAAGTAGATGCAAATAATGTAGCAAGCTGACCGTAAAGATCAGTTACGCTCCCAGTAAACTTACCATTTGCATTAATCTGAGCATTAGTATTAATCTTACAATAGATTACCTGTAAGCCTTGAGATAAAAGTTTTGCTGCATAAATCCAAGAAGGATCAGGAGATTCAGCATCAAATAGATTACCAGTAGTTGGAATAGCGGCCTCTGCAAATCCGTGACCTTCACCAAAACCACTGTACTCCATTGCAGAATTGAATAGTACGGGATAAGGTCCGAAAGTAGTAATGAACTCTGAAAGTGTTGTACAGGTAATAGGAGTGAACTGCTCAACGGTTGTCACGGAAGACAATCCAGGAATAAAAACAATGTCAGTATTTGAAAGAGCTTCAACAGATTGAGTTAAATCTCTTTCAGAAATATTTATTCTGAGTGCCATTTATTGTCTCCTTAATCTAAGTTAATTGTTTCTTTAGTAAAAGTAACTTCGTCTGGATTTCTAACAAATAGCACATTTGAGTCTTCAATAGACAGATTGTTTGCTACACGCAGATCCCAGAGATAAGCGTCATCTATATTGACTGTAACGGATAATCGTGTAAACTGTCCGTTAAATAATTTAGCAGAAGTATTTGACGTATCCATTACATCTGAAGTTAATCTAATAGTTCCATTATGTTCAAAATTAATGTCTCTATAAGGTATTACTATTTTTAATGTTGGATAATTGATAATATTAAATACAAGATTTCTCATATACATATCAGCTTCTTTTTGATATCTACAGATGACATCAAATTGATACTGAATGTTAATTGGAATCTGAGCTAACATCGAAGCTGTGTCTTCTCCTTGTATAACCCTTATTCCATTATAAGTTGTTGGTTTCTTGTTTGGGTTTATTATCGAATAACCTTTTGGTCTACTTATTGTTAATAGTGGTAATGATATTGGCTTGTCACCATTCTCATCGGCTATTACTTGAAATAAATCTCTAATCTCATCTACACCGTAAACATGTAACTGTGTATTCTCAGTCCAGTATTTTACTTTACTTACGAGTGCTTCGTCATATAAATATACACTCATATATTAGCCCTCTTTGAATGAATAATATTCAAACATATCATCTTTTTCTTGGTTTAACAGATTAAAACTTGACTTCGAGTGATCTTCAATTGTTGTTTTAACAAGTGTGTCTTCATACTCAGGAGCTATTTCGCATGAAAGAGAAGAAGGAAAGACCATAATACTTGAAATCTTTATTACTCTAAATAGCCTTCCTTTTGTTTTATCAAGTCCGCTTGGTACAACAAACAATGCTCCTTGTTGTAAATCCTCGAGGTCGTATCTAACATGAATGATAGAACTTCCTTCTTGTAATTCGGATACCCAACCAAGTTTCTTTAATGTTTGTTGTGAAGGATGATCTTCAAAGATGCAATACTCTAACTTTGGTTCTTGATAATTACTTTCTATTTCTGCATATGTAGTATAATGTTTACCGGGAGTAGGAGCTCTATAGATAACTTTTATTCCAAGAAGACGAGCCATCTCATTGAAATATCTTCTATGAAGAGTTGTGTTAGAATTAACAAGCAACCCATAATTATCATTGTCTTGCATCAACTACACAACTTCCTTTCTTATTTAGTGTTACTGTGGAAGAAGCATATTACCAAGCTTCATTGCCATACCTTCTGTAGAATCAATGGGTTCATATCCAACTGCTTGATCCCAAGTTATAGGAAAAACTTTTCCTTCTTCTGTATCAACAGCATACCATTTACCTTTTCCATCAACTAGTTTACGATAAAAGTCATACTGTTTTCTATGACCTGCTTGTTCAAATCCAGCGTCAATAAGTTCTTGCTCATTTGAAAAATCTTCTTCTAATTCTTCTTTCATGTGAGCAGGCTTAGTCTTTCTTCTTGAATCAGCAGACCTCATACCTTCTCCAGCAAGAATAAAATCATACACATACTTAAGCGCTGCATAATGATTCTTCTTGCTGTTTAGTACAGCTAAGAACTGTTGTGCTTTAGCTCCGCCTTTTTCAGCAAGGGCGTTCTTGCACACGTTAACTAACTCAGCTTGTGACGAAGCGGAATCAATTTCATCTTTATGATCAAGAAGGAGGCCGCTGATGCTATTTTCTTTGTCAGAAAGATTGACATCTTTTGATTCGTTCAATGAGTCCCAGACATTAAGAATCTTAATCATCTGTTTATATGATAACCCATCTTTATCCTGTCCTAATCCAAATACACTATAAGTTCCATCTTTATGTTTTGAACCGCAAACAGGACCACTTTCTGTAGCAAAGAAAGCTACTTCATCATCGTCCACATCATCTGGAGCCCAGCCTTGTTCGTCAATCCATTCTTGTACGGAATACTTTCTTATAGATTCGTCAAGAAGATTTTCAGGCTCATCAGCAGCTTCTTTCAAACTTTCTTCAAGATTGGGAGCAATCCAGAACATAATATCGTATGCTTGACTTAGTATAGATTGTTCTTCGTCTGTAAGCTCAAATCTTTCGCTGTCTTGTAACATCTTTTCAATCACGTCACAAGCATTTTCAAGGTCTTTTCCTGAAGGCCATCTAAGAGATTCTTTCAATAATTCTGGAGAATTCTTTACTTGTTTGAATTTCATGATGTTCTCCTTATTATTTCAATGTGCCGTAAAGTCTTTTAGATTTACCCTCAGAATTTTTGGCCATATAATTGTAGTTAAATTTTTCAGTGATAAACGATTTACTTTCGTTCAATGTGCCTGTAATTGTAAAGGCTTTACGACCTCTGGTAATTTGTTTGTTTTCACCGATGAAGCAAAGTTTCTTACCTTTTGTAGCTGTTTTTGCTTCAAAGATAAAATTAGTAGTTCTAGTCTTACCAGAATTAAATGTAATGACACCTTCAACAACAAGGGAATTGTCCTTCATAGAAACATTTGAAGTTTTGTAAGAAGCTACGTTGTCGTAAACCTTTTTAAGATAGGCTTCACCGAGACCATCGAAAGACTCTTCATCGAAATCGTCAATGTCATAATCAACTTCGTCATCCTCAAAAGGGATTTCTTCTTCAGCTTCTACTTCTGCAGTTTCCTCAGCTTCTGGAGCTTCAATTTCGTCTTTTACCAGATCAGGAACGGGCTGAATAAATTCATTCTCAGCTACGTCAGCTTCATTAGCAACCGGTTCGCTTTCAATGGTAATCTTACCATCTTCTTCAGCGTCCATAACTAACTTTTGTTCATCAGTTGAAACTTCAACATGTTCAAAATCTTCACCTAATGATTCTTCTTTTTTGTCAGCTATTACCTCATAGTCTCCGTACTGATCTTTAACTACTGATAATCCAGCTTCCTTTAGCTTGTTCATTGTAACATCGGATATCTTATGATATTTTTCCATATCAAAGTCTACCCACTTCTGATATTCAGAAATAGAGTCTCCAACGGACTCTTCAACTGATTCTTCTACTACTTTATCCTCAACTTCGACTTCGTCTGAACCCTCGACATTTTCGTCTGCTTCAGCTTCATCAGAAGCTTCTATCTCTTCTTTTTCTGACTCTTCTTTAAAGGGGCTTACAATACCAATCACTTCAAATCCGTCAGAAGTGTAACAATAAGGGCATTCTTCCCCAACATTAACAAGTTCTTCTTCATCGTCTCTTTCAATATCTTCAAGATCTTTATAGATCATTGAATTGCACACTGGACAATGAAGAATAACTTTTCCAATATAAGTATCTTCTAATTCTTCTTCACTTTCAGCTTCAGGATCAATTACATCTTGTACGGAATCTCTCTCCACTGACAAAAATTGGCTCATATCATCAATGTCGGAGGCATTGTCAAGTGAAAAATCATCCTCATTCAGAAAATCTAATTTCTTGAAAGCTTCACTCAGATAATTCATTTATTAATCTCCTCATTATTTATCCGAATAATAATCTAGTATCCTTAATCTACGGCATTATAGAATAAAGCTGTATTTGAGGATAATGTTTCTCTTAATTCTTGTAATTCGGCAGTACCTTCTGCAAGAATGTCTTTTCCGTCTTGTGACCATATTGCATTAGATTGTGTATATCTACTTCTAACTCTTCCTGCCACAATTTTTGTTTTAGCAACTGCTATTCTAATTAGAACATCAATCCAATAATCAGAATTTATTTCAGAAACATCTTGAAATATTGGAATGTATTCTATTGTTATACTACTTGGTGCATTACTTGCAACATTTATATACAATTTTTGCGAGTCTCTATCAAATATGTAGGCTAAATCAGTACTACTTGTATTCCTCATCTGGAGAAGAGTGTTCCAAGAAGCATAATTCAATGTGTAATCTTGAAATCCTCTCATGTTACCCATACCAGAAATCAATTGCCACTGTGACGCTTGTATTGGATCTAATACGGTTGTCATAGAAGTATTCTCTCCTGAGTAACCATTAGGTCTATATACTCTAAATACATTACTTACATGTAGTTGTGTATCGTTTGTTTGTGTCGGATCTGAAAGATCAATACATCTACTAAACGGAATTGTTATAATCTTTGTACTAGTAATATATCTTTGTAACTCTCTTAGAGAACTTTTTATAATACTGTCGAGCGTATTTGGTTCGAGCTCTAGATCAAGTAATCTACCTGTGAGCATTAATGTGACTTCTTCACGAACTTCAGCATTTGTCATCTATTATACTCACCTTTCATTAAACATGATATGTAGGGCGGGCAGATTTACCCGCCCTTTATTTAACTAATTATTCGTTTATGTCGCTACCTGACACTTGAACGTGAATTTCTCTATTATCGCCCTCACCTGATGCGAATAAGCAGATGTCAGGATCTCCGGTAGCAGGAACTTGAGTATTCTGGAACATGATGTTTAAGCATTCAACTTCAACATCGTCAACTAATTTCTTTCCTTCATAAATAAACATATTCTATTTACCTCATTTATAAATGTTATGCAGAAACTGTAAATGTAACATCTACAGAATCGTTATCATCACTTACAGTATAGATCCAAGTACCAGCAGTAGCTTCAGCACCTGCGGTTACTGTGATTGTATTTTCATCAATTACTCTGCTAAGACCTGTAGAGGTCGAACCTTGCGATTTCTTAGCACACTTAATTGCACCAACTGCATTGGAAACTGTAAGTACAACAGGGTCTCCACCTGCTGTAATATTTGCTTCAGTAGGAGACACACTTAACTTAGCTGCAGGCTCGCTGCCGCCGTTAAGGGGTTCACCATTGATTAAAATCTGAACCTTATCCCCGACCTTCTTTAACATTATATCAACTTTTGAGTCTTCAGTTGCTGGGAACTGTGTTTTCTGGAACATAATATCTAATGTTCCGTCTTTTTCATATATAAACATTTAATTATTCTTCCTCTTTTCTAAGGAGTTTGTTAATACGTTTATTAGCGTAATCTACTTGTCTGCGATCTGAATCTGTACGATACTGCTGACTACGTTTAACTGCTGCAAGTCTATCTTCATATTCTTTCTTCAACTTATCTAGCTCTGCTTGATGTTCAGCATCAGCACTGTCAATTTTTGCTTGGCTTGCCTTTCTGTCTCTAAGAGCTCTTGTCATGTCTCTAACATTCTGAGTCATCTTCTGATTGTCAGAATATCTCTGTCTCTGCTGATATGTTGCAGGTTTGTAATCATCAGAATCAACTTCATGCTGACGTTCATAATCAGGAGTTGGCATATCCCAGAAATCTCTATCTCTCATATCGTACATCTGAGCATCTCTTTCAGGACGCTTACGTGCTCTGTCAGCATAGTTTATCTTATTTGACTTCGGAGGAATTCTCTTTCCACTGTTCCAATCATAAGAACTTTGGAAGTCTCTGTCATCAAATATCGGAGTTCTGTAACTACCCTCAGAAGAACGAATATTCTTCATATACGGAACTCTCTCAAGATTGTACTTTTGTAATACAGATTTCTCTTCAGGAGTTAAAGCAGCATTTGCTCTACCTTGAGTTTTTTGATATATCTGCTTTAGAATATCTGTATCATGCTTATCTTCGTCTGACATCTCAGCTTCATTCAAAGAGTTAATTGTATTTCTTAATCTTATTGAAAATGCTTCTGTAAACATCTCTTCAGTAACAATGTCATCTGATTTACTAGGATCAATATCTAACTCTTCGTCAAATGGTACATAGTCATCTGGATCCTCGGGAGAATATGGATCACCATACTTCCAATCACTATAGTCTACTTCGTCCTCTTCAAGTGATTCTTTCTTCAGAAGTTTATTAATTCTGTTGTTAGCATCGTCTACTCCTTGACGACCGGACTCAGACTCTTTCTTTCTTCTCTCTTCTGCATAGGCCATGTCATCATCAAAACGTCTACGAGCATTTGCAACATTTCTAGCGTAGTTAAGATTGACGTTGTCTAAATCTTTCTGATTCTCTTTACGATCCGACAGAGCTTTCTTCATATCGTTAACAGGCTGGGACATCTGTTTATTAACAGCAATTCTGTCTTTTTCAACGTCGGTAAGATCTTTTTCCTTATCGCGTATCCATCTTCCTGAAGGAGTTCTGCTTCTTCCGCCTGCAAGTGTAGCAGCTCTACCATGTTCCTCATCCCAACGATCTCTACCAAATCTTCCAGAGTTGTCGTGCGTGAATGTTGTATCTCCAAATGTAGAAGCGTCATCAACACGTGCAAATTTATCTATCTGAGAATAAGGACGCTCATTTCTAGGACCTTTTTCTTTACGAGCACGTATAAAGTTAGCGAGGTTAGCCTGACGACTGTTTCTAATACCAGATTTTTCAATGTCTCTTGAAAGAGAAGGAGTATATCTATCTCTACCAGTACCTCTAGGAGTATCTACATCTTTATCGGATAACGAAGTTATTGTAGTTCCGTCCCATTTCTTAACTTTTGCAGGTAATGTTAAATTGTACTTATCTGCAACTTCAAGCTCTCTAGGAGTATACTTCAATGCTTTACGTCTGTCATAAGAAGCATCCATAGCTTTATCTAAAATCTGTCTCAGTATTCTGGTCTCTTCTCTATCTTCATCTGACATTTCTGCTTCGTTCAGATTAGAAAGAATAGAGGTTATCTGTCTAATAGCATCCTCTTTCAGGATATAGAAATATTTGGATTCAAATCCTTCTGTTAGAATTTTTACACTCATTCTTCATATTCCTTATCTATTTATGATTTGTTTATATCATTTTCTGTCCCATTGTTTATTATACCATTCAGGGGCATCATATTCAACAAGACCAGATCTTAATAATGCAATCTCTGTTATAAGTTCACCTTTTATCATAAACTGGATTAACAATCCATCATAGCCTTCTTGTTTTGCTACTATATGATAGAAAGTTTGTAGGTCATCTAGACCTTTTGTCATCCTATAAATTGTTCCATTATACTTTATAAATACAAGATCTTTAGTTTGATTTACGATCTCTGTATTTAATATGTTATTTAATTTAGCACTTAAATAGGCACTTGTTATATCCTTTTGTTTACCAAGATCAATAAGATTTACCTTATCTAAATCAAGAAATGAACTTAGTACAGCACCTTCCTCATCGGTACCGTCTTTCCAGTATGAAGTAGCCTGGTCTTCGCTGTAAGTCCACCATTCTGCTCTACCGGGTCCAGAAACATTCGGAGCTAATCCTTTTATAACTCCTCTATAAATAGGAATCTTTTCCTCAACTAATCTAAACTTCAAGTTACTCCCTCCGAATCGGAGATTAAATTATCAAAATCAATTTGACGCTTCATTGGTCTGTCTTGTTTCTGGAAACGATATTCGTTACCTTTCTGGAATTGATTTTTCGTTTTAGCCCACTTATTAGAAATATCAAGTAAATCTTTATCTGCCTTAACAGATACATCAGGTTCAGGTTCAGGCTCTTCTTCTGGTTCGGGCTCTTGAATCTGTAACTGAACATCTCCCTCATATTCTGTTTGATATATCGCAGGATAGATTATATCAGCATACAAATTCTGATAGTGTTTTTCCATATAGTTAATATAGTTGAAAATAACAGAAGCAACTTTTGTTAACCAACTATTATTAGATAATACTAATAATATATGTTTACAACCTCTCCCTTTTGTATCATAAGGATTAGTTATATCCGAAGGCCTAGTTTCTTTCTCTCCAACAATTACGTCATGCACGCTTAGGAAATATGCTTGACGATATTTAAAGTCCGCACAGCTACATCTTACATAAACGCTATCTCCGTTAAAAGCAGAAACAAGTGCTCTAATTACACATCGTAAATTCAGGGCACCATTGTTACTTTCAATCTGTTTATGTATCTCATCAAGTACTCCGCCAAAACTAATTCTAACAATATAGTCATCTGTTTCGCCGCGTACTTTTATATCTACGTCTAGAATATTATCTTGAAAGAATTTATTCATATTAATAGCATTCATTTCTCTAACAGAGTTTGCTACTTTACTATGTAATCTTCTTTCGTATCTATTCTTTCCAAGATATTGATTACTAGGAGCATAATTATCTGCATGTTTTGATTTTGTTATTAACTCTTGTCTTTTATCTTCTAAAAGTCTATTCACAGATTAATTATACCTCCTTCTTACTTTAATTAGTAGATTATTATTTACGCATCAAGAAACAAAGTTCTTAATCCTGCACTCACAAGTGCATTAATCATAGACTCTCCGCAAGTTTGTTCAATTCTTGCTACTTCATCAGTGTAGTCCTCTGGGCACCAATCTGGATTATACTCAGGTACAGCTTGCATAACTTCTTGCACAGTTGCTTGTTCTTCTGTTAGAAATTCAAATACTTTACGCTCGTAATAGTTCTCAAGAAATTCATCAACTTTATTTCTAACATCCCTAAAATCCGCTTCTTTTAATTCTTGTTCATTGAGAGTATTCAAAGACTCTTCTAGTACTAATTTATTCATTTGTTTACTCCTCGAATAGATTTATGAATTTTCCTGTATATGTATAAGACTCAAGAGACAGGTTAGAAGAAATAGCACTATTAAGTGCTTCCTTCAGCTTCTTGACATATCCTCTATCTCTTAAGGTTTTGAATACTTCATTTCCTTTTCCATATTCACCCTCTGTAGCAATAGAGTTCTTCCTCATTAAATACAATATATCTACTGTATTTCCAATTGTTTCACTATCACTAGTAGCTATAGATTCTTCAATTCTTTCAACCCAATTTTCTACATCTTTTTCAACATTGTGTTTAGTTATGGAAGTATTCTGTTTTGGTTCTTTTACCCATCTATCATCACACACAGAATATATGCCATTGGAAACAGCTGAGGTGTGCATATCCTCTACATATAGTTCAACAGCTATCCCTTTTATCTTAATATCAAACTCTTTATTGAAAGAAGACTTTTTCATATTATATATAAGAACTTGTACTTCTTCAGGAATATCTGTAACCAACTCAGGGTTAACTATAATGTGAACATCTAAGTCTGAATATTGAGTGTAATTATATGCGGCGTTACTTCCTACCAGAACGATGTCAACAATATGTATTGGTATTTCTACATATTCCTCAAAATTAGCTACAATATCTACAATCTTCTGACGAACTTCAGGTAGTAATTTATTTTCACTATCCCACAATTTAGGATTTAGTGTGTCATGTACTTGAAAATCTTCTTTTAGAACATTTTTCATTTGATATGTTCCTTCTTGTAATATTTTCTTTGTAATACAAAAAATATAGGGAAGGGAGACTACTCCCCTCCCTATATGATTATAAGGTATTTCTGCTAAATGTGCGACGATTAAGCTGTGATGCCACCAGCAACGAGCAGGTTAGCGTTCAGCATCTTCAGGTCGTACATTGTGCTCCAACCTTGTGATGTACCACCATCTGCATACTGAAGCAGCATAGTAGGAACAACAGCCATGTAAGGAGCATAAACAGCAGCGCTGGACATCATGTCGGAACCATTGACACCAACTAAGAACTTACCAGCGTCGAGTGCAGGAGAAACGAATACTTTCAGTGAACCGAGAGTACCAGCAAAGTAAGGACCATTAACATCGCTTACAGGAGCAGGATTCCAGTCACGAATGAAAGAGAACACAGGGATAAGATCGCTAGCGCAGATCATGTAGTTAGGAACAAATCTCTTTGTACGGTCATACACGATTCTCTTAGCATCTTCAACGATTTCCATAAATCCTTGATAGTGCTCAGACTTGGAAACGCCCACAGGAAGGGTCTTGCTCCAAGACAGAGTCTCATCAGTAGGAGCATTGTCAATCAGCAACTGAACGATCTCAGTGTCAATCTCGTACTCTAACTGTCCAACAGCTTTTTCTGCAAGCTGGTCACCAAGGTCGAAACCATAATCGGTCTTAGCCTGGAAAGCAGCGATCTGAGAATAGAAAACAGCAATTCTACGAGCTTTTGCCACGAGAGCGATGTTCTTCATCTCAGCCTTAAGCATAGGCAGATCGTTCTGAGGAACAACAATATTGTCGTAGAAGTAAGCTACACGGTCAGTAGCTACGAAAGCAGCAGAAGGAGTGACGGTCTTCCCATCAGCACCAACATTTGCAAAGTCAACAGTACCATCAGCGTGAGTAATCTTCACATCATACTTGGTTCCGGTTGCTTCGTCTTCGAAAGCTTCCTTAACAACAGGAGTCCAAGAAAGAACAAGAGAAGCACCAGCAGCAGCATTCTCAACAACTCTGTCACCAGTGTAGTCGGGATCCACATCGCCAAGAGCGAAGGGGCTATTCAGGAACTTACCAGCAGTGGTCTGACCCTTGGTCTTGCTAGCAGAATACTCAATGTAGGTAATGAAACCGCTCATTGAGCTCATTGGATGCACGATAACTAGATCATGAGCGATCAGGTTAGGAAGTGCTACGGTTGTAAGATTTAAAGTGAATTTCTTGTAAAGACCAAGATCACTTCTCTGAGTACCACTTGCAGCATCAAATGCCTCTGCGATAAACTTAGAAGTATTGTCAAGGACTTTAGCAATAACTAATTTCTTGTGATTGTCCATCTTCTCGCCAGCGTGAGTCTTTCCGTAAACGGACTCAGAAACGGCAAGACGACCTTTATATTGCTCTAAAAGTGTCATAATTTTTTAACCTCTTATTTTAATATTATTTTAATCCCGCTAGAGCTAAAAGATCATCATCAACTACATCATCTTGATTACCAGGTAAAACAGACTTCTTAGGAGATGAAACTCTAGCACCTAATTTTCCTTCAAGTTTCATTGATTGAAACGGAAGTTTACTAAGATTCAGATTAACAGACTGTAAACTTTCACACACTGTGTCAATGTCATCAAATGTATAACTATCAGGCAATCTATTCAAAATTTCATTATGAGATACACCTAATCTTAGTGCTTGTGACTCAATATAACGATTAACTGCACCAGATGCAATTGTTTTATACTTTTCAACTAACTTATTTGAAGCACTAAGTTTTTTCGAGTATTCAGTCTTCTTTAATTCTAAGTCTTTCTTAGCACTAGAAAGTTGCTCTGTTAGAGAGTTAATTTCGCTATTACTATTTTCATTAGCGGCCTTTAACTGTTCTTGCAACTCTTTAATCTTTCTTTTACTATTATCAACAGACTCAACAAGTGATTTTGATTTCTCTTGGAGTTTGGCCTGGCGATCTTTTGAAGCTTTCTCTGATTCTACAAGCGATTGTTTAACATTAGAAAGATCTGTTTGTGCTTTACTCAACTGTTCTTCGAGAGATTTGACTTTCTTCGAGTCTTCAGATAATTTCAGAATTGCCTGTTGGTATCTAGACATCTTTTCATTACATGCAGCCTCTTTAGTATAACTAACTGATAACTTTTCTTGTAACTCAATTATCTGCTCTTCTTTTTCCTTATTCTCTCGTATAAGGGTTTGAAGTTGCTCAACAAGTTCTGCCTCGTTATTGTCGACTGCAACGCTTTCTTCGACAACTTCTATATTATTAACAGAAGCAGGCGTTTCGTCATTAACTTTAATTACCTCTTCTGGAATATACTCAAGATGAAGATTACTCAACGTCTCTTGCATAATTTTTCTTTCAGAATCATTTGCTTTGTCTAACGATTCTGCAAGTGCTTGTTTCAGTGTAACTTTTTCGTCACCTAAGGACTCAGTTACATAATCCATACGGGCTGCTTTCACAGCTGGAAGTAACACTACATCGAAACAGCTGAAATCATAACTGTCTTCATCAACAGCTTCATTTCCTTCCATGTCCAGTGAAACTTCTCCGGAACCACGAGAGGAAATACCCATTCTGTAACCATAGTCACAAAGTGTTTTCAGAATACGACCATTTGGTGTATCTAGAATATCAAAGCTGCCAATCAACTGACCGTCACTATTCTTTACAGGAGGCTTAGGCATGCAAATAGCAATCTTTTCCATGTCTACTTCCTGACGACCTTCAGGGTGACCTAACTCTCCGAAATATCCACCGTTTTCAAATGTTTCCTGTGCAATAGGGCTGTTAAAAACATTCTCCCAAAGTTTTTCGGAATACTTTCTTCCATTTCTTGTTGGATTTATTATGTCAGCAACAGGCCCAGACAACCGTCCTAATATAGGGCTGCCTTTTTCGCTAAGCACAGCTGAATTATCAAATTTTAGTTCTTCATTAGAATTCTTATTCATCTAAATCCCTTTCAACATGTCCTTATAAGAACCTGTTAGTGCTTTGAAGTCATTAATATATTATCTTCCTACACTCTGGTATTATTTGAATGTATAAATTTAGCACTAAGTTTTAAGTAAACTAGTTTAATTTAGTATAAAATTAAAAAATTATATCTTCACTTACTTTAGGAGCGTCATTTGTTACTTCGCTTCTAGTAATTGCAGTATAAGCAGGCTTAGTTGCAGTCTGTGTAGTTGTAACTGGATAGAAATCTCTATATCCACGCATCCAAGTTTGTTTTACAATTTCTTTTGCTAAATCAATACTTCCTTGAGCATACTTGATAATATTTTCAAGTCTCATTTTCCATTGTGTACTATTTATTGATTTATACAATTGTTGATCCACTAGATAACTATTAATATACTCTGCTAGTGCTGCATCGTGTATAACTTCATATGTTGTGTCAATACACTGTTCCTTATTAGATTTTCTCTTTGGCTTACTAGTATTCTGATTAATTCCTTCTTCAAGAAGATTTGATTTACTACTCATACTTGTAAACGGAACAGTTTCAATATTGTTATTATTTGTTGTTATTGTTGTATTGTTATTATTTGTCCTTACTAAGTTAAGATCTTGTTCTTTACTTTCTTTAGAACTTGTTACTAACTCAGTTAAGTTCTGATTCACTACAACTTGAGGAACATCCTCTTCGATTATAACATTATATAGCTCTTCTTCATTTATCTTGAAGTATCTCTTTGCGGGCATTCCCGCAATCTTCATGTCAATTATATGTAACTGTATCAGATGTTTTACAATAGACCTTTGTTGGTATTCAGAAAGTGTAGTTGCCTCTGTAACATTTTCTAGCGTGCTATAGAAGTAACCATCTTTTGTTAACTCTCTTCTTTTACTCCAGTAATCATATTCAGATATGATCTCTCCAAGAAAAATACTTTCATGAAGACCTAACTTTTTTGCAAGTGTTTTGTTATAGAGACCGTAATTATTGTTTGCAAACTGCGAAAGCAATTTCTTTTCTCTTGATGTAAGACCCATAAGTTCCTCCGTAAATTATGTTATTCTGTTGCGCGTTTTTCAGCTATATATTGTTCCATTATTTGTCGTACTGTAGGAGTATTCTTGAAAATAAAATCACAGTACGTTGGATTCTGAACATTTACTTTCTTTCCCTCACAGCGGACACCTGCGTTAACTAGTCTGTCAGCTAACTTCAAGCTATGTATATAAAGAAATTCAGATTCAATATTTTCCATGTAAAATACATACCTCCGTTATTTTATAGATAATAATATTATAGTAGATTTTTTGGTTGAATTCAACTTACATCTCTGTAACAAGTTTCTAACACTTTGATGTCAGCCCTTATAAGAGAAAGTAGTCTTAAACAGTTTGTTAAATCATATGTTTTTGTGTAGTAGTATAAACATTGATATACTTCTTGTAGTCTTGCAAATCTGAAAAAGATTTGTTTATTTTCTACACCACTAGCAAAAAGTGTTACTTGTAAAGCATATGAATTCAAAGTAGCTAATACTTTATTGATGTTATTAACATCAGGATCTTTCATCAGATTTATATACAGTGTTGACCTTTTAGCATTGTAACTTTTTCTAAGTTTTTCGTAAAAAGCAGCAAGGTCAAGTTGTCTATTATCATTTATAAACTTTAAAATTTCTATGTTTGGTTCGGACAGTTTTACTAACTTGCGTACCATCGTAGAAGTGTCAATTCCGTTCTCTTCTAAATCATCTAGTAATGCTAAACAATCTATCTTTGATATTGCCATTCTGTTTCCTTTCCCAATATAATTGGCTAAATTACATGTTTGCTGTGTCTGTCATATCAATTCCTAAATCTGCTGGAGAAGGAAGTTGTGAGATCATCTCTTCTGGTGATCCTTCAGCTTCAGTTTCTCCAAATTCAGATTCTGAACCCTCCTCGGGGGATATGTTCATATTATCAATGGGGAGTGAAGATCTTGGGCCTCTAGGACCGGACATACTAATGTCCATGTCCATTGAGGAGTCATCGTCGTCAGTTGTTTCCATTTCTGGAGTTGCTTCTAATCTATCAATTTCTTCTTGTACTACATCTATTACCTCGGGATCACTTATAATCTCAGAAAGTAATATCTTTAGTATCTTTAACTTCTGAACAGGATCTTCAATGTCGCCTAGTAAGTTCATGATGTCTTGAGCAACTCCTACTTTAGAAGACATGTTGTCTCTTCTATCAATCTCTTCTTGTGTTGTTGGAGGTTGCATTTTAATTGTGAACTTGTTTACATAAGCTAATAGACCTTTATCCAAAAGCATTAAATTTATCAGATCAGTAATTAACTGAGTTATAGTACTTTGAATCCTCTTTATTGTTTTAGCGTATCTAGAAGAAATTAAAGAAAGTGCAGTTCCACCATTGAACCCAGCGCTATCATCAGTGTCACCAAGATACTGTTTAGGAATCTTTAAACCACTGTATAATTTATTCTTGAAATAATCAATGTCGCTAAGTCCTTTAACATCAACATCTCCGCCAACTTGTTGTGGAGTAATATTTCCTATTCCATTATGAATAGGAACATAAATACAATTCTCCATAGGTCCTGGATTTGTATACTCGGACATTATGTTTCCAGTATCAAGAGCTGCTTTCTGTTCAAACAACGCCTTTATGCCCATCATATGTTTACCAACATTCTCTTTAGGCATATCTCCTACTTCAACATTTATAATTCTCAATACTGAGCTCTTTGTTAACCTGTTAAGAAGTAATGAATTCTCCAACAGTGTTAAGGATCTCCAAAGTTTATAAACAGAATATAGTATTGACTGACCATGACGAACTGTATAACTTAGTTTATTATCCTCGCCAGTATTTTCAATGTTGTCGTCTAAGAATATATCAACATATTCGGGAAATCTTTGAAAATCGTCCTCAAGAGAAGCGTGAACAAATGTAGTAGCATCGTAAACAGAAACATCGCTCTTCTTAAACATATATCTCCACATCGGAACACTTATAGAATCTTGTGTTCTTTCTACACCATTTCTAACAGGGGCTTTGATATAAGCATAAGTCTTTCCAAACTTTGTTAACTCAAACATCTCTGCGGGGTTTGGTACCATCTCGACATACTGGGCATATCTGTCATTAGCATTATAAGCATGTACTGTAACAGATTCATTTACAGGTTCTTTTGGATCATCTAAATGTTCAAACTGTTCTCTTAGATCTTTTCTATGCTCAGAATTGGACTCAGTTGCGAACAGTTTATCCTCCATGTCAGATTCTCTATAAAGACGTAAATAAAGATCCCCATATTTGCACAAACAGTATACCCATTTAAATATATTCTTATCAACATTCAACACATCTAATAGATATGTGATATATTTCGAAACTGCTTCATCGTCGGACTGACACCATACTATTCTTCCAGTCTCAGCTGTTTCAGTAGAGTCCTCAGAATATATTTCAAGTGCTGCAGCTATTGTAGTATCTTCACACATAGTGTCAATTACTTCATATAGCATCTCTCTATTCTGAGAAACTTGACTGAAGGACTCCAACTTACTGATGTCCATCATACTTGATTTAACACCATTAATAAGAGCATCATAGAATTCGCCCGAAGTATCAGCTCCGATTGTCTTCTGAGGAGCAGGAACAGGATTTATTCTAGTTCCATATATATCAGTACCATCAGCAAATACTGAATTTTGATCTTTTATTTCGTCCATTGTAACTCCTTTGTAAACTGCTTACAAGATAATTCCATTCAATAGATATGAAGAATAGAGGTCCTGTGCTTTTCCCATTCCAAAATCTATGAAAGATGATTTTTCTGATTGTGTTGGGTCTAGTTTCTTTAGCTCTTCTTCAAAATTTAATACAATTTGTTTCTTATCAAGTTCGACACCGCTAGAGCTAACATCAATTGTAGTCTGTATAGTATCTCCCCATTCAAAAGAAAATTCCTCCGCGTGTTGTGAAGCATTATATAGTGCTCCACATATTCCGTCAGCCGCGTCTTTTGAAAACATAGGTGGGTGATCTATCTTACCATTTCCGTCTTTTTCAAGACTTATTAATTCTTCTACAAGTCTTGTTGTAGGATACATATCCAGACGCTGTTCATAGATAGCATTTTTTAGAGTTAGATACGGAAGACACACTCTTTGTTCTCTATCAACTCTATCAACGGAAATAATTGAAGTATTAAAATGCTCTGCTTTTAGAACTTGTAACAAATCATAAGATTGGAAAGTATCTGCTGAAAGTCCTTTTATATTGAAACCTTCATTTCTTAACCATCTTATAAAATTTCTATTTTTCTCAAATGAGACTTGGCATCCTTTTGGAGCTTTAACACTAACATGAAATGCAAGTGTATAGTAAAGATCTTTAGACGGATCCTCACCAGGTTTGGTTGGTTTCTTACCATTTATCCAGACGCCACCAATACCAGTTGCGTCTCCTGTTAACGACATATCAAGGTGTATATACAACGGTCTTGATTTTAGCACAGAATCTATTCTAGTCTTATCAATAAAGTCATAATACTGTGCGGTATCATTAGGACCATCGCCCACAGTTATTAATTCTTTTGTAAATAGATTCTTTCTATTATCATTTCTAATAGCTGCAAGTCTACTACCAGCAATATATTTTGTAGTTCCCGAAGTAGAAATTCCTGCGATATCTGTTAATGCAATATTAATATCATCAACAAAGTTTTCGTAATAGCCCATTGGGACATCTAGTAAAGTATATCCTCTGTCCCGGTACGCTTGGATATCTTCTTCTGTTGCATCTAGAGGAACAACTTCGCTGTCCAGAAACTTATTTCCAACTGCTACTTTAAATTTAACACTACTATTTTTATCGGTTCTAATAACCCACTGTGGCTCGTCTACAATATATGTTGTTTTACTCTCATTCTTTTTCTTGCCTTGTATGAATGTTTCCATATAGGATTGTTCAGTTCTTTTAGAAGATGCAAGAATGAGCAGAGTAGGATTATACTCTCCGTGCATAAAACGAGATTGCATACGAGCACTAGCAGCACTAACTAGTTCTTTTGCTTTCTTCTTCTGCATTTCTACATCTTGTGTAGGAACGAAAGAAATCTCATCGCAGAAGCAAGCAAATACTGCACGACCTAGAATGTGTCTTGGTAATGAACCATATAATAAATCAATTCCTTCAGGCGGAACCCAAACAATGTTTGTATTTCCGGAAACTGCACCCCGTTTCATAAACCAAGGTGAATTCTGTAGTAACTCTTGACACTTCTGCCAACCAACACCTGCTGCCGCATCCATTGTTATATTGATAAATGCAAACGTAATTTTATCAATTGGCTGTAACCCGTAGTGTAAGTAAGGGTCTTTCAAACACATCATTCTGTATAATTGATAAAGCATACACAGAACAGCTACAAAAGACTTACCAATACCAATTGAACCTGTTAAAGCAAGTGTATTGTAACTTGTGTCTACATTGTTTGGAAAAATTTTTTTAAGTGTTTCTACCCAGTAAGGATATACTGTTTTCTTTCCTTCTGAGTTTATAAGACTCTTGCCTAAGTATTCTTCATCATATAGAAATGTTTCTATATCAACAGGTATTTCTGCGTAATCTTGATAGATTAAATCTTTATAGACTTCAGAAGATCCAGATTGAGAATACTGTTGCAATATCTGTATTGCTAGTTGTTTTTCTTCCTCTGAAAGATTGTTTAATTCTTTTTGTATGACTGAGTAATCTATATTTAGTGTGTCAGGCAAAGTCTGCTCACTTCCTTTGTATATTACCACACTCTGTCGCTATAATCATCCTCAATTACATAAAAATCTTTTCTATTGGTAACTGTTTTTAATACAAGATTATTATCCTTGTCAAGTACTTGTACTCTTATTTGATATTTATACTGACCGGGACGAATTGACATTGTGTCACTAGGAGTTAATCTAACAATAATGTTACCGTTTTTATCAACATTGTCATTTCCTGTTGTAACTTCGGATTCATATTCATCAACTATTTCAGTAATAATTTCTCCGTCTGTCTTGAATGTTTTTCTTAATACAAATTCATAGTTGATAGAATTAGGAAGAAAAATATAGAAAAACAGCATACAACCGTCATCTTGTTCAAAGTGGTATGCTGTTGTTTCATTATCAACATAAACGGGGAATGTATAGCTGAAATCGTCGCCTCTACTTAAATAGATATTTTTGTGTTGGTCAACTCTATACATTCTAAATACTTCCTTTATTCTTCTTCAGGGATGAACAGTACACACTGGAAAGCATGAGCCTTATTTCTCATACTACCAGGACCTAATTTATACTGAAGGTTATATTCTTTAGCAACATTAACTGCATTCTGTAGTTTATCTCTGCTATCGGAATAAACAACAATATTCCCATTTACATCAGTTGAAATATCTTCCGTATTATATCTTTGAGAAGCTTTCCTATTTACACGATTTTTTGAACCATCTGTGTCTTTTTCTAATTCATTGTAGACACGGTCAAAAAGTGTTGCTGCCATTGCTTTCTCTTCTGCTTTTTGTTCTGGAGTAAGATTTAATCTATTCTGACGACCATCTTCTTCTAACGATGCAGTTTGTTTCTTATTTAGATATTTCTTTGCCTTTTCTATATCAGCTGTGCTATAAAAACCTGAGTTCAATCTATCCTCAGCCTTTTGATGATCTACACCAAAGTACCACATTATTAGTTGAATATCAGACTCTTTATCAGAAAGTTTTGAGTCCATAGGGTCAGAGTCATCTTCTCCTAAAGCTTCTTTAACAACAGAGTCTACTTGAGAGTCAACTATTTTTTCTTTCCATTCTTTCATAGCGTTAATAGCTTCGTCATAAGTTAAGAATTTCTTCAGGAATGTTCTGTCTTGATTACCTTGCTCGTCTTCAGAGATAATATCTATCCATATATCAGTAGGTTGATCAACACGACCATGAGGATGAATAGAAATGTCGTATACTTTATCTCCAAACTCTCTACGAGTAAATAACGACATTTGACGTTTCTTTACTTTCTCCATCAAATCTTCTGGATCAAAGTCTTGTAAACTTCCGTTTGACCAATCAAAACTTTCATCAAGAAAATGATCTTTATCATACCCGATATCGTTGTCCATCTCTGCTAGTTCTTCAGCACAGTCCATCAAATCGTTAGCAAGATCACGAACATAAACAGCAAGCTCACTATAGGTATCAGCACCCTTGGTCTCATAGCTACCTCTGACACAGTTGTCAATCTCATACTTAAGAGCAGCACATCTCATAAGGACTTCTGATATGTGAGAATCCTCTAATTCCCATCCATCACTTTCAATAGCCTCTTTCAGGTCTGCCGCCTTTGACTTCTCATCGTCTTTTGTACCTGTAATGGGTTTCTTGAATGGTGTTGTAACTTTATCAAATTCATCTTGGGCTTTCTTAGAAGCCTCAATTGCATCACCAGTTATAGGATCAGTTACTACTTTAAGATCTTTAATATTATCAAAGTTAGTAATTTCTTCTACTAATTTCTTAATCTTCATCTATTTATTCTCCTTAGGAAAAATACATTAAGTACTCATTCTTTGATTCTTCTTGTGGTTCGTAGAACGAATAAACAAACATACTGTTCATAACAGGTATTCCTTCTAATGACCAATCAACAGTCCAACTTCTCCCGCCATCAGCAGCTTGTTGACCGTATCCTGAGATCATTCCGACTTCTACGCCTTCGTCTGTAAGCTCTTCCCACATGTGACGAATTTCAGAAGGCTCGTGCCAGCCATTGTATTTTGATACAATATTGTTTAGTTTTTGAACTATTTTTCTACTGACAGTTCCTTTTCTTTCTAGACGTTCTTTGTCCTCATCAGATAAAGCTTCATTTACTTCAGGAGCAGAAGGTTCAAGTTGTTGTGCTGCTTCTTCCTCTCCTACACTTATATTCTCAACACTTGGGCAGATAGTAGAAAGAGCTGCTTGTAATTTTCCAATGTGATTATTTATATCAGCAGATATATCTTTTGCTACATTAGCAATATCATTCATACTGTTTGCTTCTGCGTTAACAATTAACTCATTGTAAGAGCTATTTAAATCCCAGTTTGAAGAAATTAAATTGTTAAGTAGATCAGCTACACCAAATTCTGGTCCTTGGTTTGCAACTTCTTTACTAGGTTCCGAATCTGTTTCAACTACTGGAAGATCGGGAGTAGGGTCAGCCTGAGGAAGTTCCACAATATCAAACAAATCTTCGTCTATTGTTAATTTTTCTTCTAAACTCTCGTCAACATCTTCATCATCTAGTTCAAAAGAATCAGAGCTGTCCTCATCCTCATCTTCAAATCCATTGTAGCTATTGTACCATTCAACAGCTTCCTCATTTGTTTCACATTCCCAATCAGCGTATGCAGGATCGGGACCATATAAATCACTGTCTCCAAAAATGAAGAAATAATTATCTTCGTCCTCGTTGTAATACATTGTGTATTCCGTCCAAAACCCGTCACTATCCATAACAGGTTTAGAGGCTACTTTATAATAAGGAGTGTCTTCAATTTTGTCCCAGTATTCATTAAGATTATTTACTTTCATATGTTTACTCTCCTGCGTGGTTCTTTTCCCACTCTTCTATTGCTGCATCATAAGCAGAACGCATATTTTCATATAACTCAAGAAAAGCGTTTGTTTCCCAATCATCTACTTCATGATCCTGTAACTCTTTATTCACCTCATATAGATGTTTATATTCATTAAGTAGGATTTCGGCGCTCTCTACAGACTCTTCAGGAAGTGACATTGCATTATCATCTATCCAGTCTTTCCATCCATCAAAGATTAGGCCTTCAGGAAATGCCCATTCAACAGCTTCGCAGAATTCAAGGAAGTCTCCAACAGCCCATTCAAGTTTTCTGAAAAGATTAGATTCAAAATCTTCTTGTAAACTTTCGTCTTTTTCTTCATATTTTCCATTCAGATAAGCAGAGATAATATCGGGATCATTTGTAGCATTAACTACTTTTCTTAGTTCTTCTTTTTCCTCAGGTGTCATTGTAGGAGAAACAGCTTCAAACAAATTTCTAAGATCAAGATATCTTCCGTTGTCCAAACATTGTTCATCTAAACGGCTTAGTTTATCTCTTACTGTTAAAGCTTCTTCTACATAAGTTTCGTCGGGAATGTCATATTCTGAATCGTACTTTCTTTGCTCATTCTGTTTTCTTTTTTCAGCAAATTCTTTCATGACGTCCTCTATTTCTGCTTTGTCTTTCAATCTATTAACAATTCTAAATAGCTGTTGGTCAGTATACTTATCGAAGTCATAGTTCTTACCAAAAGATTTAATCTTATCAATAAGGGCAGTTCTATCAGAGCTTTCAGTTAAAGAACGGTGATTGGAAAAACTTTCATTAAGTTTTTCTACAGCTTCAATATACTTCTTTGCGGAAGCACTATCTCTAAAATATAAGAATAGACCATTAGGATGATTTTCAGCAATAAGGTGTGATCCAAATAGTTCATATTCAATCAAATCATCAGAGTTTTTATAAACAGGTCCTACTTTTTGACCAACTTCAGTTATATAATACTGAGGATCATATTCTGAATCGCTATCAATAACAACGACAACATCGTCCATATTACGAACCTGTAATTTCTGAGCTATTCTTTTGAATATTCTTAGATCTCTATCAATGTCGTCATCGTCCATGTTGCCCATCATTCCTTCAATGACATCAGATATATACATCCAATTTGTGTCGGAGAAACTTTCAGAAATAGCAGGAGAAGAACCGCTATCCGAAACTTCAGGAGTTTCACAATCTTTTACACTATTGTTAAATCTTTTTGCATCTTTCTCAGGATCTCCGGGGAACAAGGTGGAAAAGAAACCTGCTGTGTCTTTTCTCTTTTTCCGTATATCTTCCATCATATCTGCTTCTTCCCAGATTTTAAGAGTAGGATAGCCCTCCCAGTCTGTACCAAACTCATACTCTAGAGCATTATTCTGCAAGTATGCTTTTATTCTCCTCTTTGTTTCACTAGAAATTGGAGAAACCGCTTCAATATATCTATTAGGGTCAAAAGGCTTTGGAATCTTGCTCATGTTAACTTTATACACACGAGTTCTCATCATTGTTCCTTCATTATTCCATGACAGATCATCCATCTCACATGTAGAAGGTAACAGCTGATGAATATCTTCCATAATCTTATCAATATTCATAGTTAATCTCCTTAAAAATCTCTGTCCGACATTCCGGATCCGTTATCATTACCGTAAGAAGATTGCTCTTCATAATCTTCAAGGGCATCATCGTAGAAGAAGTCATAAGCATCTTCATCAAATAAATCAAGATTTTCAAATACAAGATCTCTTAATTCTGCTGTCTGTTCTTCTATCTCAAGATTTGAATAATCATCCGAAAGAGCATCTTTTAAAAGTTCTTCAAGAGTGTCTTTGGAGTATGTTTTCATTATTACATCTGTAAATCTTTTTTCATCATCAAGAGTTGGACTATATTCCCACTCAACTTCTCCTTCTCCGTTCCAAGAAGGGAATAAAGTATAATAAATTGTATTAAGACTTTCCTTTAGTATAAATTTCATTGTTTGTACCTCTTTATGGTGTTACATTATTATACAATAAACTAACATAATAATTTAGCAGAAATTAAAAGTGTCTGTAGAACAATTAAAAATTTTATCAATTAAAAAAAAACGCTCTCAAATAAAGAGAGCGTTTTAAACCGTTAGAATAAATTATTCATTCTTTAACTGATTGTGAAGTATTAGCACTTGAGACTCAATTAGATTTTCAAGAGTTTCCATGTCAACAACAAGACCATGTTTTGCTAATTCTTCATTCAGATAGGCAAGAACATATGCTTTCTTTTCCGCACCTTGATCTGCATTGTATAGTTGTTCTGCAGCTGCAACTGCAATTTCAACATACATAAGAATTTTATTCAGCTTCTCTTGACCTAACTTTTGCTTTAATACAGGAACAACAAAAGCTGAAATAATAGCAAACACTAGTAAAATAGCAAGGGAACAAATTTGAGTAATATTCATTGTTTATAATTTTCTCCTTCAGTAGAATGTTTTTCTTTATTCATATTTTTGAATTGATTAAATCTATTACACTGTTCTTCTATCAGCATTTTTATTTCAAGATCTGTTATAGCAATATTCTTGTTATACAGAATCTCTTTTATAGATTCAGTTGCTTTTATATATTTTTCTTCCCCTAACATATCGGGGTAAAGTTGTTCAACAGCATTCACACAAGTCTTTACTGTATCTCTTTTAATTTTATCATTACATATTTCTTGATACTTTTTTCCTATCCAGGTACCTATTGCAGTTAGTATACCTGTAAGTAATGTAAAGATTATCTGATTACCATATAAGGAAATGAATTCCATTTGTTACTCCTTAGTTAAATGTTCCTGAGTCAACCCATCCGTAAACAGTTGATCCGCCATCCGCTGTTCTTATGAGATGATAAGGATGTTTACCTTTTTTGTTTATAATAGTTACTGTTGCTTTTCCAGGTCTACAACTGAATCCTAAATCCAGATAAGAGCTAACATAATGTTTACTTCCTGTAAAGTTTACAACGTCACCTACAAAATATTCTTTTGAAGTAGAAGGAGTTATGTTAGTTTCATTAGAAGGAGGTGTAACAGTTGTACTATTTCCATACTTGTTAAGATAATTTTGACCAAAGTTAGCTCTTGCAACTTTAACAGCTTCTGATTGATTTGCAGGTCTTTCATACTGTGTTAGTATAATATCGGAAGGAGTTCTGATATTAGTTGCATTCTTAATTGCAGAAACAATTGAAGGAAGAGAAGCAAATTCAGAAACTAAAAATTCTAATTGCATTCTAGCATCGCCAATTGATTTCTTGATGGACTTAGCATAGTTATACAAGCCTTTCTTTAAAGACCAGTAAGTCCATTGAGCTAATCCATAACCAGCACTGTCATTTACAAAGTTTGTATAAGTTCCATTATCAACACTCTGTGTATAAGTTAAGTCTGTATATCCCAATTTAGATTCATATTGGTTTTCAAGATTTGTGGATATTAGTCCGCTTTCTGCATAAAGGTTACCCATTATACCAGCTACACCATATTTATTATTGTACACAGACATCAAGTAATCCCACATTTCTTTTTCGGTCATATTACTTGAAGTGATAACAGAAACGGTAGGTTTTGTATTTACAACATTTGTGGTAGTAGAACTGTCAGCAAGAACAATGTCCTTAATATTTATAGGAGACATTATACTTCTTGTTCCAGAAATATTCTTGTCCAGAACAACACGGTCACCATTCATACATAAGATTATCCAAGTATCATCCTTCACCCACTGTGGTATTGAGGCTCCGGTATACCAGGAACTTCCTGTGACTTTAACTTTACTACCAACAGACATATTTGTTTGCGGAACTGTTATAGCAGGAGTTGACGGAACTGTGTCAATGGAATCGCTATACTTAGGCAGACCATATCCTCTAATAAATCTCTGATTTACTGTCCTGGTTGTAAAACATACAGAATCACTGCAGTTTCCTTCAATTATTGTCATTGTCGAACCTACAACGGAATAAACAATTCCTACGTGATCCGAACCTCCATAATTATCTCCTGAACCTGAATCGTTCCAGTCATAGAAAATGATGTCACCTGGCTTTGGAATATATGAATCATCTTCCATCCATCTTCCATTTCTCTGATATAGTTGAATCATTCTGTCACAACTACATTCGGGATATATGATATCATTTGCATTAACTTTTTTGCCAACTGCGGATACAAATGCAGCACACCAAGGATCAGAATAACTTAGCCTATATCCAGCAGGTAATGGAACAATACTATTATAAGTATCAATTATAACTTTGAATGATCCGTCGTATTCTTTGAAACCTAACCAGGATCTTGCAGCTTCTAATACTGTATTTCTATTCAACTGCTATCCCACCTTTACTAGTAAATTATAGAAATTTGTTTTGCTTTAAACAATTTTGGTAAGTATCTTTTATGAATTCAATTGCTACTACGGCTTTCATATTTTTAAAATCAGGGTTTTCTAAGCAGTAATTGTTATAACATGAAACATCATCTAGAACATCATCAAAAAATTCCTGAGAATGTTCTATGCCCATCCGTAGTTCGTCTGCACAACGTAGTATACGTCTTCTAGCAGTTTTAGCATCATCGCGTTTACAATATTTTTCAAATTCTATCTGAGTATTTTCTACAGCTTGAAGTCTTTTTTCATTCTCTTCTTGATCTTTCTTATGACTTTCTTGAATGTCCTTCATTTCTTGTAAAAGATCTTTGTTTAGAGCTTTCCCCAACTTACTTGCTATCCAACTCCACGGATTTATCTTTATTGGGACAATTTCAATAAATGTTAACAATAATAGTATCGCCCCTCCACTATATTTCAATATTTCGTCTAATGTCATGTTCTTTACCGGACCTTTAATTGTAAAATATAAGTTTGAAATTTGGATACTTTATATATACAATTAAGCACTATTTTTTGAAGTTAACTATATATATCCCAACTAGTGCCATTATCAATATAAGGAACATACTGATCCCAGCTTGTACCGTTATCTATGTAGATTGCATATACATCAAAAGATGCTCCATTATCAATATGTACTGAACCTTCTGCTTTCCAAACTGCATATAGAATACTGTTTTCTGTAATAGTATAACTTGATTCTGGTAAATACTCGGGTGTTGTTGCAGAACTGTTAGTTGACCATCCAAGAAAACGATAGCCCGCCTTTGTCGGAATGGTAGCTGGAAGCTCGAACGTAGTGCCATGGGTTCTCGTTATAGCTTCTGGTGCACCTGTGCCTCCGTTTGCGTCGAACGAGAGGGTGTAAGAATTCTCAGTTCTAGTACCTACAGCCGTGAGTGACACAGACTCCGCAGGCATCGCGAAGGAATAAGACAAACTAGAAGAGACCTTTGTTGTCAGTATGTACCATCCGTCAAACGTATAAGTATAGCCCGTAGCAGAGCCGAGCACAGCTGTGACCGTCACGTTTGAATTATAGGGATAAGTACCGCCACCAGATACCGAAGCGATGTTATCTCCCGCCGAGACGGAGACAGTATACGAGTTGAGTGTCCTAGTAGCTTTAGCGGTCAGCGAGACTGAACTAGCAGGCATTGTGAATGTGTACGACAGAGAAGACGAGACTTTTGTGGTGCCGTCGTACCAGCCATCAAATGTGTAAGTGTAGCCTGTAGCAGAACCGAGCACAGCTGTGACCGTCACGCTAGAACCATATGCCTTACTACCGCCGCCGGACACAGATGCAATATAATCGCCTGCTGTGAGGCTAACAGTGTAGTTGTCGGCAGTCCACTGCGCGGTTAGCGTTCCGTTGCTACCACCAAAAGTGTAGACGCCGTTGCTGATAGAACCACCGCCTGACAGCGTCCAGCCGCTAAACGTATAACCAGTTCTTGTTGGGTTCGCGATAGTTTTAGTAGAAGTCGGTGCTTGTGAGAAGCTTTGGGTAGTTGTGCTACCGTTCCAAGTACCGTTGTTTGGGTTGACCGTAAGCGATGAGGTGTGGGTGGTGAGAGTATAGCTTTTAGATGAGCCGTTTTTAACACCAAACATTTTTCCATTGTAAGCTGCACCAAAATAGCTTCCCTCGAGAGCTACTAGTTTGATAGTAAATGATGCCGCACCACTTGAGTTGTGTGTTACAGTGATGGACGAACCGCTACCACCTGTTACGGTGGCATAATTTGAAGTTCCGCCTCCGATGCTGGCTGTATAAGAAGATGTACTTGTCGGGTATGTTTTGACATCTGAACCGTTGAACTGAACTTTTCCTCTGACTACGCAGTTGCCAAGAAAAAGGTTTGACGCGATCTGACAGCTAGAAAAAGTTATAGTCGTCTTGTTAGTCGACGCACTATACGATTCAGAAAAGTTGATCTTTACGTTTTGTTCTGACGAACCAATTCCGCTGACAAAGTAGCTGTCATGGAATACTACGCTACCCATTCAGCTCACCTCACTATACTTTCAAGAAGAAAATTCTACCTTCATTTCCCGCAGAAGGTAATTCTGTTCCATACTGATCGGAGCTTAAAACTGTTATACCTTGAGCGAATAAATCGCTGCTTGTTAATGTATACCACTCTGTAGAATAATCTGTTGAGTTGCTCTTTTTTAATATTTGACCTGCTGTTCCTCCAGAAGGAATTCCAACTCCTCCCGCAGGTATTTCAATCCATGTATTTCCATTTTTTATTTTTAAAACACTCATGTGTTACCTCTTTATATTACATATAAATGGGTGTAGATTACCATAGGACTATTTGTATATGCCATGCTTTACTCCTTAATCCAGCGAATATTCGCCAACTACCAGACATTCGAGCGCTGCGCTAGAACCTGTCTGCCGCACGTTGCCATTCGTCTCAACGACGCCGGGGTACGCAAGTTGCGCCGAATTGTTGTTCATCTTCTCGTAGCAGAAAACAGCCTTTTGCGTTTTTGGCCTATACGGCTCCGGGATAATGCCAAGCGGTTGTGAGGTTGTTATATTTGCGCTTGCTCTGCACACAAGATAGATGCGCACGGTGTTCGTGCCGGGGTCGAAGGTAAGCTGCCCTTGCATGAACCAGTCAGACAGCGAAGGGCTTGGGTCTGTAATAGGAACGATAGTTGCGTTCATCCCGAGATTCACCCTCGCGTCCGCAGCATTGTCTGCACCTGTGCCACCTTTGGAAACTGGTACAATGTCCTCGCTTGCTACTTCTCCAATGAGAACATTTGCGGGAGGAGTGTAGATAGTTGGCGAAAGAGTAAGCCTACGCCACATATACACAACGATGTAGGGAGGCATATTGTTGTGAGCTTGACTTCCACCTACGCTGTCATGTTCGTGGGTGGCATCTATTGTGTACAGTCTGTCACCCCAGTTGGATCCTGAATTTCCGACTCTGTCTATATGCTGTTGCACCGCGCTGACAATGCCGCTTTCCTGAGCACTTGTTGCCCATGAGAGCGGGTTCATTGTACCAACCAACGATTTACTACCATGCGTATGAGCTGGCATTTCGTCCACAGTCAGCGTGTGAGTAGCTTCGCCTCCTGTGTCTCCAGCTGTGTAAGTATCCCCAGCACCCAGAAGAAACTTATCTTTTAGTCTCTCCCAAGTGCCGCCGAATATTGTACCAGGATCTACATTGACTGTGCTCATATAAATAGAGCCAACTGGGTAAATTAGATTGAAGTTAATGTTGGCTTGTATTAGAAGCCTTTCCCACGGGTCTGACGTAGACTCACGGAATTTAAGTGTATCGTTTGTTAAAGTAATTGCCATAATATCTCCAAGAATGATTTTCTATCTATATTATTAATACAATCTTAACTATCTTGTTAATTCTAGAATTATAATCAAGCTGTTCTTTTCCACATGTATACGACAAGATAAGGGGGCATATTATCCGTATTACTTGCTTCGCCAGTCGAAGAAGAATTTGATCCACCAGTGATACCACCAAGTTCTGCGCCCCATGTGCTGCTTGCTGAATAGCTTGCGGCGGCAGACCCAGTTGACGCCGTTCTAAATGTAGTAGTCCACGCGGGGCAGTTGGCTTTTTCTCGGTATGCGATACGGCTGCCGTCGGTGTATATTGTCATCTTAGCAAAGCCATCTGAACCAAGACTATGTGTATGCGCCATTGTGTGAGTATGCGAATTTGTAGCACTTCCGCCAGTATCTCCTGCGCTATACGTTGTACCAGCCGCGAGCAGAAATCTGTCCTCAATCTGTTCCCAAGTACCACCAAAGATAGTAGCTGGAGAAATTGAGTTTACACTCATGTAAATAGAACCGATTGGATATATGAAGTCTCTTATTTTAGAACTCGACCATGTATCGTCTGTGCTAACATTGTTGTCATCTATTTGAGGGAGGGTTATACTTTCACCAGATTCATCTGTGTCAATCCATACAAGTTCTCCTCCAGTTGGAGCAGAATCTTGTACTGCGACAGTTGAAATCTCAACATCGCCGGTTTGGCCATTAACAGAAGTGACCCCGCCACTTTCATCTGACCATTCTACATCATAATCGCTACTTGTTTTTTTCTTAAGAACCTTTCCTGCTGCTCCTCCAGCGGGAAGAACAGTAACAACCCCTGTCTTACCATCTACTGAAGTGACTGAACCACTTTCATTAGCCCAAGTAACATCATAATTAGTACCAGATACTTTCTTTAGAACTTGACCTGTTGTTCCCCCACTAGGTAATACTGTAACTGTACCAGTTTTACCATCAACAGAAGAAACTACTGAATTGCCTCCCGAGCTATTATCAAGCCATAACTCAATATTGGTATCTGCTGGAGCACTTGATCCAACGTGAACAATATCAGGATAATTGTGTACGTGATCTTCTTTAGCATATTTTGTACTTGTACCAACAGCAGCTGTACCTAGATTAGAAGGAGTTGCAGTTGCAGCTGACGGAATAACTGTACTAGAAGGAAGGGCACCAACATCTGATGCCGAGGGCATCTTGTGTACATGATCCGCTCTTGCCCAAGTAGTTCCTGTTCCTACTGCTGCTGTAGCTGCTAGATTTGCAGGGGCAGTAGATGAAGCAGAAGGTACACTAACAGTAACTGCACCTGTTGAACCATTAACTGATGTAACCGGATAAGGGGGAGGATTACTTGCCGAGTACTGTTTAACATTATCAACATTTCCCAGACCCACATCAGATTTAGAATAAGTAGGCTTTGCATGTACATGGTCTGCCCTACTATAATCGTTAGAAGTACCTGCAGCCGCTGTACCAAGAGCTTTTGGTGTAGCTGACGATGCAGCAGGGATTACTGTTGAACTAGGTAGTGCACCGACATCCGATGCAGTTGGCATCTTGTGCACGTGATCTTCTTTAGCCCATTTAGTACTAGTTCCTACGGCAGCAGTTCCTAAATTAGCGGGGGTAGCTGTTGCTGCAGATGGGACAGATACTGTAACTGCACCAGTCTTGCCGTTTACCGATGTAACTGGATACGGAGGAGGGTTATCTGCGCTATATTGCTGTACGTTGTCTACGTTGGTAAGCCCCACGTCAGACTTGCTAACCACGACCACACCTGTTTTACCGTTGACGCTTGTGACAGGCGGTGTGTAATCATTGGGAAGTGCGCCCACGTCGTCAGCATCAAGAACCACTGTGCCAGTCTTGCCGTTTACAGACTGTACTGGTGCTGCATCCGCCGCTCCACTTGCATTAACAAATCCAGAGTCGTTAGTTAAATTGCTAACTTTTGTTGGAATTTCTGATTTAAGCGCTAAGGTTCCTCCTGATTCAGGAAGATTGACATAGTAACCACTATTAGTAGTAGAATTCTTTCTTACGATACAATACTTATCCTGATCATAAAGTGCAAGCTGTCCTGACCTTCTACTAGTACCAGTTCCACTTTCACCTATTGTTAAACGAGCTGTATATTCATCAGAACGAGACGCAAAAGACATTCCAGTAGTATAGTATTTATTCCCTGCCGTTGAAGAATCAGGACCTAATAATACATACGCAGAAGAATCTCCTAATGCAGTTGTTTTTAATTTCTCATCACTTTCTGAAACTGTAACTGCCCCTGTCTTTCCGTTAACAGATTGTACAGGTGCAGCAGCAGCTGCTTCAGAAGAATCAACAAATCCACTATCATTAGTTAAGTCGGATGTCTTACTAGGAATACTAACAGCGCTACCATAAGCGCTAATATGACCATTCTTATCAATCTTGATTGGGTATACTGCTTGTGTAGTTTGTGCACTACTTAGTACATTACTGTGTCCAATTGAAATAGTACCACTAGTTGTAATTGGGCTACCACTAATAGATAACCCGCCGTTTGTACTATTACTTACTCCTACACTTGTAACTGTACCACTAGGTTCGTCACCTGACGGAATCAGTATCCAAGCAGTTCCGTCACTAATAAATGTGTCGCCTACTTTTGCAGACTGTGAGGCATAAGTTCCATTTGTAATTACTTTATAAGTAAATCCTGTATTAGATGATGAAGCTGCTGGTAGTGTAGTTATTGTTCCTCCCGTACCTAAAGATCCTTTGAACACCATAGGTTCAGGGAGGTTGTCGATAGCATTGTCTACATAAGCTGTTGTAGCTACCTTCGTTGAATTATCATTAGCAGACGGAGTTGTTGAATGTAAGTAAGCATATATATCATATTTAGCTAAATAATATTGAGACGGAGTACTTGAAGCATCGACAAGTCTAAATCGTTTATCAGAATCAGTATTACTTTTTAACCATGGTATTTTAATAGAACTAGCAGTAATTTCATTAGTGGTATCTAGAACATAATTATTCCATGTTTTATCATCTTCTGGTATAGTAACAGCTCCGGTCTGACCATTGACAGACTGAACTGGTGCAGCAGCGGCGGCGCCAGTTGCATCAACAAACCCGCTATCATTCGTCAAATCACTAGTTTTTAGATCCATATCGGATTTCAATTCTGATATGGTTACGACATCAGACATTGAACCGTTCTTTGACATTCTTATAGCTTTCTGAGTTGAGTTATACTGCACATCATTTACTATATTAGTAGTACTAGGTACAGCACCAATGTCTGATGCACTTGGCATTTTATGGACATGGTCTGCTCTTGCCCAAGTAGTTCCAGTACCTACTGCTGCAGTACCCAGGTCCGCAGGAGTTGTGGAAGATGCAGCGGGAACAGCAATTGACACAGCACCTGTTTTCCCATTCACAGAAGTAACAGGATAAGGTGGTGGGTTTGAAACAGAATACTGTTTTATGTTGTCTACATTTCCTAAACCAACATCACTTTTTGAATATGTTGGCTTTGCATGGACGTGATCTCCTCTTGCCCAGGAATTGGATGTTCCGGGAGAGGCTGTTCCTAAATCTTCTGGATCACTTGTATAAGCTGTTGGTACAGAAGGAATAACTCCTTCAGCAAGATCTGTTGCGGGTATACCAGTTGATGGTTTCTGATAAGAAGTATCTGCTTTTCCTAGAGAAGTCTGGACAGCAGATGCAAGATCTGTCTTTGGAATACCCCCAGAAGGTTTACTATATGTTCCTGCTCCTACATCTGATGCGGTAAGAACAACTGCCCCAGTTTTATTGTTTACACTGGTAACAGGAGCATCTGCAGAGTCGATGGGTATCCAAGTATATGTACTTCCTGTGGCACCTACACAAACATATTCATAAGGATGCCCCGTAGCAGAAGTATTTATATAATGAAGTCCAACAGTTCCTACTGTTGAAGTACTAGGGGCACCAGATCCTGTTATAGTCTCTCTTTGTGCTCCAGAATCTTGAAGATCATACGTAGTAGATCCAACTGTAATCTGGTCTAAATAACTCATATTTTTTCCTCTTTATATACTAATAAGGCCAACAGGCATAATAAGTCTGTGACCGTCTACAGACACAGAGGCTGTACCTGTAATTTTTTCTCCGTCAACATATGCAGTTGCTCCTGAATATATCTGATCTGCTGTTGCTGTTGCATCAGTTGTTTCAATATATTGATCGGGTATAGGTGCTACCTTAACAGCACCTGTTGTATACTTTCCTGAAGTAACTGCTGTTTGTTGTGATTTTGTAGGTGTTACTGTTTTAGCTGCTTGGGTACTAAGCTGACTTGTATTGCTTCCACTAACAGTAATTGTACCTGCTGTTCCCGAAGAAATATATCCTTCCGAAACAGTAGGAGTTACAGATTTTGTAGAGCTAACACTTGCTGTTATAAGTCCGCTTGAATTTACACTTATTGTTGGATTGGATTGTATAGTAGTTGCAGGAGTAGAAGCACTTCCTGATGAAACTGATCTATTTGCGGAAGTTGCATAGTATCCTGCAGGAGCAGTAACAGTTGCTCCACTTACAGTTAAATCCGATGAAGATTTTGATGTAATACTTCCTATAGCAGTTGTTCCATCATTCTTGAGAGCGGTTACTCCACTTAACATACTACCTGATGTTACAGTTTTATCAGTTGTATCTATAAGAGTAGTTCCATTCAATATTACTTTGCTTACTGATGGCATTATCTCTTGTCCTTTCTAGTTATCCGTGTTTATAACTTTCGCTGGTATCAAATAGAGCTGACCATATCATAGAGTTTTGTTCAACCCAAGCACCATCAATTTTAACATATATCTTTGAATATTGAGACCATGTTCCATTTACTTTTATAAATATTTTAGACGTACTAGTTGAGGAACATCCTGCTGTTATTGTGTGGTCAGTAACTATATCTGACAGCTCATATGTATATACTACAACTGGATTACTTTCTTTATCGGTTGTATCTGTTCGTATTAATTCAGAAGTTCTATCTACATTATTATCAAATAAAACAACAGAATCATTTATATTATCCGGAACAACTGTAACTGAATAGCTATCGTTTGCTAATTTTACTTGTTGTCCGTCTGGAAATACTCTACATCCGTTTCCACCGGAACTAGATACAAAATAGTAATCTACACTACCAAATACAAAAGTCAAACTATGACGTTTTGATACGTCAGAAAGCGTGTAAGTAAATTCTCCACCGCCCGAGGTTGATTCAATAGAATCAATTCTAAATTGAAGTGTATCGTTTCCGTAGTCATAGCTAGAGTCTTTACGATATTTAATATCAATGTAATGAGTGCCAGCCGGAATTGTATAGGTAAGGGTTTGTTCTGCCGTTGACGACTCGCCGCGACCGTTATGGTAGACATTATTTGAGTTATCTTCAGAGTTACTAGTAAGTAGGCTAGTATCTATTTTTCCGAATACTGCATAGTCATACCGTGATTCATCATCAGAAGTGTATACTATATATTTAATTGTAACCAACGCTTCGGTTTCAAAATCAAAATTAACTCTACACAGCGCAGCTGATGCGCTTTTACCCTTATTCTGTGATACGTAATAATCTCCAGTCTTTACAAATCCATAAGAGGCGCCCGAGCGTTGTCCGACATCATAGGAGTTATCTGGGATACCACTACCGCCGAGCTGACCTGTTATATCAACACCATTATCTAAAGCTAATGTAAGTACTGGATCCGTTGGATAGATTGTAATTGTTTGATCTGTTCCTTCAACTACACGAATTGTTCCATTAGCTGGGTCAGTTGTCGCATTAATTGAAGAAACAGTAATTGAATGATATGTCTTTGTGGGATCTTCAGATGGAATATCTGGTATGTCCGGCACATATTCTTCTTCTTCATAATCAAGCTCAAGATATACTTGCGTTACACGAATAAATCCGTTACTTGCGTTCTTACCACTACTCTTAGTTCCTGTTGTTGTAACTTTAACAGAAATTACAGGAAAATCATCTTTAGTAATCAGACTATTTATGTCAGTAACTAAAGATGAACTTGTAGAGTGTGCAGTTGAATAATTACTCCCTAGTGATCCAGAAGTAGATGCAGAGGAAGAAGATCCTCCTGCTGTTGTACTAGCAGCAAAATAACAAGTATACGAACCAGACTCGTCATTATTACCTATTCTTGCTCGTGAATAAAGACGCGCTGCTGTTATGTTGATATAAGATTGCGGAAGAGACCCAACAACACCTAATGTAAAAACAGACGTTACACTAGTTGACGATGTAGAGCTTAAAGTTTGATATATATAAGTAGAATCATCGTCTGCAGTAGCATCTGCTATTAACGAATACCCAACAGACCCAGAGCTTTCATTGTGGTTATTGGAAATATCTGCATTTGGCCTAAATATTAATGTCCCTGAAGCCATAACAACATTTCCTCCATAAGCTTCTGTGTTGACAGGATAGAAGTGTCAATATATCCTGGTGTTTTTTCGCTAGTTGGGTCTCCACATATAGTATGGATCAACTCTGCTTTGTCGCTCATTGAAAAATGATAGATTAAAAAGAATATATCATTAGTACCGAAACTTGTAGCACCACAGACTTTCTTGTTATCTATCATTATGTCATTTCCTTGAATATCAACATGTTTGAAATACTTCTCTAATATTGCTCTTGTATGATTCAGAACAAACTCTGCTGATATATCAATAGATTGAGGAACTACTAAGGCTATACTGTAATCTCCTTCTGTTGCAACTATGTTACCTCCAAAGGAGTCATAAGAGTAGATCGGAATATTATGCTGAGCACAATAATCAACATTCAATGTTTTACTCGGATCTCCTCCGTGATGAACACAAGTTTCGTCCGTATATACGGATACAATTCCATATTCATTATTTAATACAAGAGTTCTTAAAGTAGGCATAGCATTAGCAGGAGAAACAGAATAAACATTTCCGTGCAGAATACTCTGCATTTCATATTCTACTTTTTCATCAAAAAACATTTGTAAACTACTATAACCCAACTCTAATATCTGATCTACAAAAGGAATAGGCTCTTCAATATTATGCTCTACATTATATATGTGTTGATTGTTTAACTGAATTCCTTGCTCTACTCTAGTCATCTATATATTTCCTCATGCTTGTAAATATATATCTCCATTTTTTCCCAATGAAGATGAAGGTGCAGAAGATCCTGTATAGTAAGTCTGGAATGTTACCTGACCGGGTACTCCAAATATAGAAACTCCACTAAGTATATTTGATCCTACTAAGTTTGCATCGCCCTGTATTGTTTGAGTACCTGTTAAGTATGTCCCAGAAGAAATTGTTTGATTGGTTGTTGAAGGAGTAAATGTTTCTGCCGACTTAGTTGCGACATCAGCAGTAAGTGTAACTGTAGCACTTGAAGCTGTGGCACCTGACACATAGCCTGCTGTTACAGTAGGTGTAGTTGTAACATTTGTTTTTGTTAGTGTTAACGTATTATTTCCAGTACTTACTGTAGCAGAAGTTCCAGACAACGAAGAAGGACCTTTTGCAGAACCATTTGGAACGGCACTTATTAAATAATAAGCTCCAGAGCTATTATATCCTGCTGGTATGTTAATATATTGGTTTGAGGTACTTCTTCCTATCGTAGCCTTTGAAGTATAACCACTTGTAGCGCTACTTGAAGCACTCGTCGGAAGAGTCATGGAAGAAACAGATTTACTTGCACTAGACGAATAATAACCCGCGGGTGCAGTTACTGTCCCTCCGGAAACAGTCAAATCAGAACTACTTCTACTTGTTATTCCACTACCTACATATGTAGAAGGGATTGCCCCTACTTTTACTACACCAGTTGTATATACATTAGATGCAACAGCTGTTTGTTCGCTTTCTGTTGGGGTCACTGTTTTAGCAGCTTGTGTAGTTACTGATGCCGTTAAACTAACAGTACTATTTCCTGCGGTTCCTGAAGATACATAACCAGCAGTAGTAACATTTGGTGTTACACTAACAGACTTTGATAATGTTAATGTATTTGTACCTGTTGAAACAGTTGCACTTGATCCGCTGATTGTACTAGGGGCAGTTACAGACCCGTTTGGAACAGCATTTATTTTATAGTATGCACCGGAACTATTATAACCAGTTGGTATATTTATATACTGATCTGATGTACTTCTTGAAACAGTTGCTTTTGATGTATAACCACTACTTGCACTTGAAGAAGTTGACGTAGGCAGTGTCATAGCAGAAACTGATTTTGAAGCTGCTTCAGAATAATAACCTGAAGGAACATTAATTGTTGCACCTGAAACAGTTAGATCAGAACTACTCTTCTGTGGAACATCACTCCCAATGTAACTTGAACTAATAGCATTTATCTGAACTGATTCTAGTCCGTCATAACCTTCATCAAATGTTATTGTTTGGTCACTTTCTGTGGGCTCAATTCCTACTTTCTGTTGTAAAGAAGGACTGTCTCCAGGAACAGCAACAGTAACTTTTTCATAGTTAGTAACATCAATATTGCTTCCATTTGCTGTAATTTGTTTTGTTCCTGAAACTAATTCAGATGCGGAAACTGTTACAGCTGTACCTGTTTTTGTGCCGCCAGAAATATAACCTGCAGTATTTGTTACTGTAGGTGTAACGCTTACGGAATGATTAGTAACAGTACCTTTAGAGGCAGTTGGTGTTCCCGCTGTTCCCGAGCTAACTGTTTTAGTTGCTTGAGCGGCATAATATCCGGACGGAACTGTTACAGTAGCTCCAGAAACTGTCAAATCAGAACTAGACTTTCTACTTACTCCTGATCCAACATATGTACTACTGATACCATCTATTTGAACAGAAGACAGACCATAATAACCTTCGTCAGGAGAAATTGTCTGACTTGATTCTGTAGGAACAATTCCTGTTTTTTCTTGTAAAGTACCTCCTCCACCTGAAGAAGGAACATCAACAGTGACAGTAGCATATTGTGCTATATCAATATTAGATCCGTTTTCAGTTAGTGTTTTGTTTCCAGTAGGTATAATATATTCACTAGGAATAGGGTTCAACCTTACAGAGGACAAACCATTATAACCTTCATCAGGTTGAATAAGCTGAGAGGAAGTACTTGGTGTAGCAGATTTTGATTGAAGAACTAATTCTTCTCCTGTAATCTCTACAATAGTACCTCCGTGCTCATCTGGTGTCTCTGTAACAACAACTCCTCCACCACCTGTTGAAATCAATGATATAAGAGTAGCTAAATCATCACTATTTGAACCTGCTGGTACCTCTACACCCTTTGCTTGGATAGCATCAAGAGCATCAGAAACATTTTCAGTAAGTCTTGTAATTTGTGAAGAGATGCTCATAAACACATCTCCTTTCTTAGATTGCTGCTAGTGCTAATTCGATGTCGTCCGTTAAGCTAACAGATCCCCCAGAAGTATAGCCAGCTGGAATTGTATAACTTGTAGTAGTTAAACCATCAATTGTTCCTGCAATAGCTCCGTTATTAACCATTGTACCGGTGATCTTTGTAGCAGTTCCATTTACAATAGTATGTGCAGTAGCCCCAGCTAACAAGTTTGCAGCTACTGCTGTATCACCGGTTGTATCACCATATTTTGCAGGAATAGCATTAACTGTTACTGCAGAAAGTACTTTTCCTGAAGTAGGTGTAATTGTCTGAGAAGAAGTGGTAGGCGTTGCACTCTTTGTCTCAAGAACGATATTAACTTCTCCGCTACCATTATGATATCCTGCTGGAACAGTATATGATTGATTGTCTTTAGTAGCATCAAGTGTTTTAGAAACAGCAGCGTTGTTAGGCATTGTACCTTCTACTTCACCGGTACTTGTAACAATAGTTTTTCCTTCTAGGACATCTGCTGCAGTTGCGTCTACATTTGTTGTGTCTTTATAATTAGAAGGAATAGCATTAACTGTTACTTTACTTAATACTTTACCTGCTGTTGGAATAATATTCTGACTTGATGTACTAGGTGTAGCTGTTTTTGTTTCTAAAACAATACCAACTGTACCTGTACCGTCATGATAGCCAAGAGGAACTGTATAAGTCTGGTTATTTGTGGTAGCGTCTAATGTTTTAGAAACGGCACCATTATTTGGCATAGTACCGGTTACAGCAACTGCCGCTTCCTCTGTACTGTCATAACTGTGTGCTTTCTTTCCAGAAAGAATATTTGCTGCAACTGCATCATCGCCAGTTGTATCTGCAAAGTTATCAGAAATAGCATCAACAGTAACTTTACTCAGAACTTTTCCAGTTGTAGGAGTTACATCTTGTGAAGAGGTACTGGGTGTAACTGTTTTAGTTTCTGTTTCAATAAATACAGAACCCTTTCCGTTATGATACCCAGCTGGTACTGTATAGCTTGTAGTAGAAGTTGTTAATTTCTGAGAAACAGCGCCATTGTTGGCCATTGTACCAGTTATTGTTGCACCTGTTGCATCAACAATAACTTTTGGTGAAAGAACATCAGAAGCTGTAGCCGTAACAGCAGAAACATTTTGATATGCTTCAGGAATTGCTGCTACTGTAACTCCAGACAAGCCATAATAACCACTATCAGGTGTTACGCTCTGTTGTGATTTAGTAGGAGTAATAGACTTAGATTGTAAGCTGTAGTTACCACCACCGGCAACACCTTGTACTGTACCAGATCCGTTATGATAACCGGCTGGGATTGTATATGTGTCGCCTTCTTGAACAGATGCAGAAACAGCCCCTCTATAAACAATGCCGTCAATTTCTGTAGCCAATACGTCAAGTTTATCAGTACTTGCTGCAAGACCAAATTCAATAAGTTTATCTCTAATAGTGTTTCTCGCACTAGATAATCTGCTAATTTCAGTTTGTGTACTCATATCTCATACCCTTTATATAGTTGCTAAAGCAGCATTTATATTTCCAATCTCCGTATATACTGCTGCTGCCGTAATTGGTTTTGTATTGTCTTCATACATAGAGTTTGCTTTGTCAATAGACAATACACCTTCCTCAGTTATGAGCAGATCACTTCCGACAATTATTCCGCCCAATGTCTCCGTAGTAGCGATGGGTATGTCCGCCATTCCGGGATCAACCCACTCTGTATTGTAGTCGTCATCTGTAGCTTTAGCAAGTACTTGACCCGTAGTACCTCCTGGTGCAATACCAGGACCAATCAAAGAAGGCGAGGTATAAGAAGTCCCGTCAGTTAGTATAATTGTCATTGAACCATCATCATTAAAGACAATGGATTCAATACCAACATCGTTAAATGTTTCGGGCAAGGTAAGTATACCACCTCCAAGTTGCGAGATGGTGTTTAACTCTCCGCCCTTTACTTGAGCGATAATATTTAACTGCCCAACTAATTCTGGATTCACACTGTTACCTCAGGAAGAATCTGTAATAAGCCCGAATTATATGTACTAACTGCTCCGTTACTCATTACTATCTGAACATCCCAGTAATATGTATCGCAGTCAATTTCAGATTGATTGTGAGTAATATGCCATACCGGAACACCGTCTTGTATACTAATATCTCCTACAAATACAAGTGTTTGGTCTGTAGAAGTATCTTCATTTACAACAGGTTCCGTTCTGACCTGAACACTGACTGTGTCTCCTTCTTCTACTAGATATTTTACGTAACGGTATTTTTCTGGGACAGACTTGTCTAAAACTCTTTGAAAAATTGGAAGCTCAACATAGCCGTCATCTCCGCGAGTTAATAGGAGTTTTGTTTTATCCACTGTGTCTATTGTAAGCAATTCCTATAACCTCCTATTTACATATATACATCAATACAATGTATTCAGTAGTTTGTTATTTGTTAAAAACATTCTTTGTTCAGTATAATATATACAATTTATTATATAAATATAGCACAATATAAATAAACAACTACTTACATAGTTGTTCTTATAAATAAAAAATAGCTAAGATGAAAATCTTAGCTATTATACAGTGTTAATATTCTTTTATGAATTATTTATACTCTTGTAAGTTGTTTCTTCTCTTGAATTACTTTAAACATTTCATCTACACTATCTAGAAGAGGATATCTTTCGTCCATCGGGGAAGTTGAACTAACTGCAAACTGTTTCTTTACCATATCAATATAGTAAGTAATTGTTCCGTCATCTCCTGCATAGAATTCATTCCACTTATCTTCAGAAAGGAGACTCTTGACATTGAGCTGATCAATAGCAAGATTGTCAAAGCTAACTACGTTGAACCATCCGTCCTTAACAATAACAGGGAGTGCTTCTCTTAACGCGTCTCTATTATAAAAATTAGAGGGAAGATGGTCAAGCAGGAATGTTTTTCCTCTTCTAATTTCTTTATATCCCAGAATAAGAATCTTTAAGTCTTTATTTGCAAGTTTCTTTAAGTCGCCAACACGAACAACTCCGTTGATAACATGAATTACCGCATTAGGAAACTGTTTTACAGTCTCAATAAACTGAGGATTAGGATCAGTTAAAGAAATGCCAAGACCATAGATAAGTTTTTGATTGATAAGAGATCGTACTGTTTCAATATTCGACATGAAATGATTCTGATTAAGAGTAATGTTTGTAATAACTTTCTGGTCTTTAAGACGATACAGAAAGTTCAAGAGGTCAGGATGCTCTAGAACGTTTCCGCCTCCGAGAGCTACTTCTTGATAAGGATGCAGAGTATTGATAAAAGCATCATTAAGATCGGGAATTTCACCGTCAGGAGTACTACCTTCATGACAAAATGCACAGCCCTGACTACATCTATTACAGATCTTAATGTCCATATTTTCTGCATATGCAGGACGGAATTCATCGTCTTCGGTTTCTCGAATTTTAGTTCCATCGTCATAGATGGTTACAAATTCATTTCCATTAATATACTTACCAAGAATCTTTGGCATACTAATTATTCTCCATTCTCCCAGTAATCAAATAACATATCTAACGCATATTCAGCTGTGTCTTCATAGTTTACAGCAGTATCAGATATATTTTGTTCTTCAATTATTTTGTCAATTCTTTCTTGTTCTCTTTTGTGCTGAAGATATAAGGTCTCATCAAAAGCAGAAGGCATCCACCCCGCATCTCTTACAAAGTAGTTATGTCCTCTGTACTCATACTCGAGATACTTAACATTCCAATTACCTTCTCTTTGGTAACTTACGCCTATAAAGGTCGCCTTCATTTCAATCACTACCTTTATATCCTATTTACAATTACATTATAATGCCTTAGTAGCTAAATATCAACTAACTACTAAGGCATTACTATACATAATCAGAAATTAATCATGACCGTACTTACCGAAAGCTACAATCTTATCTCCACTCTTTGTAGTATAATTGTAGGAATAGCCCTCAAGATACTCATCATTGAAATAACTCTCGTAGTTTTCATATTCATTGTCCCAAGAGCTATCGGCAGGGTCAATGAGTCTCCCAGTATACTCTTCGTCATAATCTGGATTATGAACTAATTTTTCTACTGGCATAAACTTTCCTGCATCATTTACAGCAAGTTTACCGTCCCTGAATCCTTCCCACTCTTCTTCACTACAAATAGTAATCGAATGAGTAGAGCTAGAATTTGTCTCAAATACATTTCTTCTAATCTGTCTTTTCATTTACTGTCTCCTTAGTTTCCTTTATAGTATATTTCATAATCATTTTCCGAAATTGTGTCTAACGGAAGAGGTTCATCATCATTATCGTTACCTGTAAAAATAATGGAATCGCCAAATAGATATCTGATAAGTCTTTCTTTACTCTGAAGTACGGAGTCTACAAACTCTTTAGTTTCTAAGGCGTGATCAATATAGCCTTCATTGAATCCCCAACTGTCTGTTTTTGGCGGTATAAAATAACAGGCTATACCGTATTCATACAGTGTGTCATTAATACAACGTAGAACTTTAGAACGTTCTTCAGGATTATCATAGTTAATGTCAAGTATTGCTTGATATAGATAAGAGGCTCTACTATAAATGTCTTTATATGTTTCTACCTCCCAACCAAATCTTCCGCAATCAAAGATAACTGTTGTTCCTTGTAGATCAGCTGTATTAAGATCTTTCTTACTAATACATATTGCGTGTGTAGAGCTAGAGTTTGTTTCAAACACACATTTTCTAATCTGTACCTTCATAATTCTGTTTCACCTTTTTGTTCAAAATAAAATTTTATAGGAGTTTCATTTTCAATGATATTGCCGTAAAGAACACCAATCTTATAAATGTAATTCTCTCTAAGCTTCTTTGGAATCTCTTCAATGTATCGGCGAAAGGTTTCAAGGTTATGTGCTCGTTTATAGTGGTTACACGTCCGGCAGGCTGGCATAAGATTCTGAAAGTCGTCGATGCTGTCAAGGCCCGGAAAATTACCAGCGACAACAACTGGCTCCATCTCTTGTGGGATGAAATGATCAACCTGCATGTCTTTATATTCGATCTCTCTTCCACAATACGCACAGTGACCGTTATATTTCTGATATACTTTCTGTCTTTTTTCTTTACTTATGCTCATTATGTTAATAATTATTACTTTCTAAAATTCCATAAGGCTGCTGCCTCTTCTTGTGTCTCTACAGGATACCCTACTCTTGCATAACAAAGTTTACAATTTACCTGAAAATAATCAACTCCAAGCTCTCTTGAAATAAACATCTCAGCTTCTCCTTTACAGAAGGGACACTTGTCTAATTGAATATTTTTATATCTCATATTTTCTCCTAAATTGTGCTCTGTTTATTCTTTTCAATGTTATTTTTCCAATCACAGTATGCCTGACAATCTTCTTTGTTTATAAAGACTGCTCTATACTCATTTATTTTTTCAAGATTGTCAGGTAACTCTTTATAAACATCAGAACAGAGTTCCCACCTATCTCTGTCGCTGTCAGTACAGGAATAATACATACTGTTTATAGTTTCAGTAGCGTAAAAACATATAAGTTTTTCTTCCTCAGGAGAGTAAACTTTGTAGCCTTGATTACAGGTGCAGCTTTCTTTCATTTCGCGACCGAGAGGTGAAATGAAGTGTATATATCTCTGGTCGTCACACTTATCACATTTAGGAAGCTTTACATATTCATAATGAACTCTGTATCCTATAGAAGAAACTGAATCAAGTATCTCTTTAGCTCTTAATCTTTTTGCTTCTCTTTCTGCGACTTCTGTTTTAAAACGAAGTTCACGCATTGTTTTGTCGTGTTCATCTTTGAGTTGTTTCCAATTCTTTTTTACTTCTTGTAATTCTGCATTTTCTTTCTCAAGAGAGTCGATTTTGTTCTTTATCTCATCTCTAACATTTTCTATAATGGACTGTTTAAGTTCTTCTACTTGAATTTCAAACTCAGACGGTTCATAATAGTCATCCCATGAATACATAAATCTGTATTATCCTTTCTGTAATTCTGTAGTTTATAGTAATATTATAAAGTATAATGGCTGGTAAATCAACTTTTACCAGCCAAGAAAAATCAATGAGTTATTGTCCCAATCAAATGTCTTGTAAATACGAACAAGTTCAAAATACCCGTGCTCATACAACCATGAGTTAACAATACAGTCAGTTTTTTTATTAAGATTTCCGGGTCCAGTATTCTTCCACCAATAGAGATAATCTTGTACATGTTCTTTCAGTCTATCAAACTGAGGTCTAGTGTCCCATTCATTTGTAGAAGTTTCTGAGAGAAGATCTTCATACATTTTCTCTACATGTGACCTATACCATTCGATGGCACAAAGAAGACCTTCTTCGTCAAGTACAATTGCTCCGTAATCTTCGTATTTTTCATTTAGCTCATCGCTTGTAAATAATGAGTCACCATGTTTATACATCTCGTCTGAATTTTCCCAATACTTACCAAACTCGTATAGTTCTTCACCTAAACGATAAAGGGGGAAGTAATACGTTTCATCAACACCATCATATTCTACAGAATCATTACGGAACTTTTGCATAGTTTTAATGAATTCGTCTTCGGTTTTGCATTTTCTAATTTCATCAACTAACCAAGTTTCTACTGAAAAAATATATTGTCTGTATCCCATCTTATCCGTCCTTTAGAATAAAGTTAAGTACAATTCCTACAATTAATGCAAGTGCAGTTCCTGAAATTGTAAAGTTTCCGCCTCCAACAAATAAACCACTAACGCCAACTGACACAACAATTGATACGATAAGAAGATTTTTCTGATTATTAAGGTCTACCTGCTGTAGCATCTTGACACCGCTATTCATAATGTAACCATACAAGATAATTGCTGCTCCTGCAAACGCACAGCTTGGTATTGAAGCAATAAATGCTTGAACTGGAGTAAAGACACTAAGGAAAATCATCATAAGTGCTGCAGTAAGTGTAACTCTAACAGCTGCTACTTTGCTAACTCCAACACAGCCTACACCTTCACCATAGCTACAAGTTCCAAGACCTCCGAATACAGAACCTACTAAGTTAGCAACACCTTCACCGCAGAAGATGCGATTTAGCCCAGGCTTCTTATAAAGATCCTGACCAATGATGTTCCCAAGTGCAGCATGATCGCTCAGTGCTTCCATCATTGCACTAACTGTATAGGCTGCATATAGTATAACAATAGAAAGGATATTGAACGATTTAATGGACCAGTGTAAGAAAGCAAAATCTGGCATAGAGAAAAGTGTAATATTATTAAACAATGAAAGATCTACAATAGAATATATACCTGTTACAGTAAGTACCAAAGCATATATGTATCCTACAAGCAGACCCAAAAGGAACGGAATAGTTTTCATCATTCCTTTTGAATAGTGTGCAAACAGTGCAATAGCAACAAGTGTTACAAGTGCTACACTCATTCCCCACATATTAACTACTCCGTCAATCTGAACATATGTAGCTATAAATCCCATCAAGGTAATACCAATTACCATAGTAACTGAACCAATCAGAGTTTTAGGAAATACTTTATAGATGCTTTCTACAGAAACTTTACTAAAAATAAATCCAAACAAACAATATATGATACATGTCACTAGTCCTCCTAGTGCAACTGCAGGATATCCACCAACAGATAGTGCAATCAACACAGGAGCTACAAATGCACCACTATTGGAAATATACATAGGAGATTCAAATCTAGTAACAATTAAATAAACAATTGTAGCAAGACCTGCTCCAAAAAGTCCTCCACTAACTGAAACTCCGCATATCTGGCAAATCAGAACAGTTGCAACAAAAACAGAAAGTAGCAACTGAAATCCGAATGCTAACATCTTGAAAAAAGGAACTTTATCTTTTACATTATAAAGCATATAACTTACTTACCTCATCTTATACAAGTTTACATTCATCACAGACATCTTCAAAACACATCTGTCCAGGAAGTACTTTTACCTCTTCTTGTTTAGAAATCCATTTCTTAATTTCGTCAATTACTTCATCAATATTACTTACTAGAACACCTACTTCTTTAATACAACCTGTAGTGTAGAGATTCTGATAAGAATACTGTTGCTCACCAAGAGAGGAAGCGCCACCTTTGTCCTTTGCTTCGCTATGAGTAAGGAAACACTGTCTTGTATCGGTGCATATTCCAATCAAGCACTTATTGTCTCCTCTTTTAATTTTTTCTCTAAAGATACCAATCTCTGTGCAGGTACCCGAAGGCAAAACGTCCCCATCAATACATGCAATCAGAATGTCAGTATTATCTAATCTTTCATTGTCTGCTTTTGCAATCTCTTTGGATCCTGCAAACTTGCGTTTTCCAATCTTTCCATTTATATCAGTATTGAAAACAGGAAAATACATGTCTAGTTTATCACCAAATGCTTCGAGAAGTTTATCTCTCCACACCTTACTGCGATAATAATCTCCTTCAAAGAAAATTGGACCTGCACAATAAACACTATACTTCATATAATTGTAAGTATTCCTCCTTAAGTTTATTCAATATATAATACAAGGGCCAGACTATTTCTAATCTGGCCTATTAGTAATATAACATATTAGCACAACACTCCATATTTTCCAATACGGAAAATATTGTCAAGTCTAATCATGTGAATCGGATTGAAAGAAGATTTTCTAAAGTAAGAATCACGAACCATCTCTTTCATATCTGAGTCAAGAGTATTCGTCATCCTGACCGAACCATCAGGTTTAATGAAAAGGTAAGTGCTAATCTTGTTTGTTCCTTTAACAGTAGGAAATACTCTGAGGTACATCTGTTGAGTATTTTCGTTCTTATAGATCTTATTCTTGATCACAGGAACGATGTGGCTGATATGGGAACGAGCAGGTTCGGAACGATTAGCACGCTCATTTCTAACATACTGAATATTCCAGTAGTTAATACCTGTGCGAACAGTAGTTTCGCTAGTACGAATGATCTTGTATCCTTCTTTAACAAATGCTGATTTCAGAGGAAGTTCTGTATGATAACCAATACGAACAAAAGATCCAGGATGGATAGTATTAAGTGCCTCAGTAATCATATCGTAAGTCATCTGTACATCCTCCGTAATTTATTTTACATCTATATTATAGTGTAAAATTTAAAGAGAATCAACTACTGTTTAGAATACTCACACCCACAATACTGTTGCTGGTAAAGATTATACTTTTTACATAATTCCAAAGATCTGGGAAACAGATATCCAAAATCAAAAGGCATATACATAACGCCCACAGTTCCTCCCAACTGTGTCCCAATACTATTTATAACAGCAGAATCTTTGTATGGGCTTAAAGTAAGTGTAGTTGAAAAATACGGAAAATTATTCTCTTTTGCATATAGTGCTGCTTCAGAAAGTCTCATGCTATAGCAAACCCTGCATCGTCTTCCACCTTCAGGGGAATCTTTCATACTAGAGCAAGAACAGTAGAATACTTCAGGTGTAAATTCTGCAATAACAACCTTAACGGGGTATATTTTTTCAAGACTCAAAAGCTCTTGTGCTCTTTTATCATACTCTTCTTTATTAGTTATATTTGGATTATAATAATAAAGAGTAATATCAAAATACTTAGAATACTCATCTAAGATTGCGATACTACACGGAGCACAACAAGCATGTAATAGTAGTTTATCCATTTTCTAGTTTAACAACATCTCCACAGTAAAGTAAAAATTCAAAGTGCTTATCAACAAAAGTTGCACTATGATAGCCTTCTGCTGAAAGAACAACCGATCCATCGCCCATATTCTTAAGCGTGCAAGGAACCTGCTTGGCGTCGGGCATTCGTGCAGATACAAGTGAAAGCTCACTAGGAATAAGCCAAGCAAGATACTTAACATCGTCAGGAAATGTCAGATACGTTCTTTTCATCTGCTACCTCATATACAGGAAACTTTCTAAGTTTCGGATTTTTCTTCAGAAGCCAACGATCCACCACGTCGCTCAGCTCAAGTGCACAATTATTACATATATAGAGTTTCGTACTACGAGACTCTCTATAGTAATCTGCTTTTCCTGTAATCCTCATAAAATCAACTGGATTAGGGGAACCGGGAAAAGTTTTTTCGCATACATCACAACAGTAAGAGTACTTTGAGGTAAACTCTTTCTTAACTTCAGGTTTCTTTTCCTCTTGAACAACAGGAGTCTCCTCTGTAGTCTTCTCAGGGGCATCATCGAGAAGATTCATCTTCATAAGAGTACTCTTATTTTTACTTCCCTTCGGTCTACCTCTAGGCATATGTATGTACGCACCTTCCGTAAGTTTGTTAAAGAGGAGGGGAGGAGGGTCATCTGGCAAGTCCCAATTTCTATCCTGCGTTCTCCCCGGTCCTCTTTACATATATATTATAAAGTATTTTAACTAAATATTCAACTATCACTGAAAGATATAACTATTGAAATCCTGACCCTGCTGAATAATAGACTGGATGAGGAACTTTCGAGCAAAGGAAGATCTTTCCTCTGTCCACTCATCCTCCCTTTCAAAGACTTCAACAGTAGCGGGAGGCGGGAACATTCTTCGTGCAATTTCTGAAATCTTTGCACCGAGAAAACTTCCTTCAAGAACATTACCGTCATTGTCTTTCTTTTCAGAGCTAGAAGGATAACTAAAGGACAGATAGAATGGAGTGCCTTGATCGTCCAGCTCGAACCTATCAATAACAACTCCCAGGTTTGCCATCATAACAAGGACAAGATTTGTTGAAATAGTAGATTTAGGACGATCAGACATCTTCATTCCCTCCTTAGGCGGCGACCTTGGCGGTCAGCAGAGAATACATAGCATCCACTGCAGGGTGACCGCCGATAATCTTTCCCCAGTTGTTTTCCTGATAGCTGTCGGTAAGACGAATAGGAGCAGTGTGATCAGCGAAGTCCGTCATCGCGTTAATCACGCCCCAGGCAGTTCCAGAGAACTGAGCGATGTCAGGAGCCTGCATGCACTTGAAGAAAGCATTCTTCAGATACTCAACATTCTTGATCTTACGAGCAGTATCCTTTTCAGTGTTCACAGGGAAGATGGAGTCAAACATGACCTCAACTTCTGCATCAGAAACCTTGACATCCGACAGGACCTGAGCCTTGCTGTTCAGGGCTTCCATGTAAGCATCCGCCAACTCAAGAGCCCTACGAGCCTCTTCCATCTTCTGCTCAAGATTACCGATGTGACGAGTAGACCACTTTCTGCTAGCCTCGCTAAGTGCAAGGTTAAGAGTGTTGCTGCACACTACTCGAGTCGGAGTCAGGCATACCTGAACAGAACCCGTTCCGTCATGAGTGTTAGTGAAACAGACATAAGTGTCGAACTTATCGCCGAGGATCATCTTCTCAGGAAGTTTAGCAAGAAGCCAAACTCTACGACCTTCGTTAAGACTACCAGCAGTTTCATATCGGACATCTTCACCGATGAGACCGTCAGTAAAGCTGAACGCTTCAGAGTTCTGAACGATCTTGTACCGACCAGATACAATACCGAGAGTGCTGTTATCAGAGCTACGAGCAGTACGGAAGTACTTCGGGATCTCCTTACCATTCTCATTGTAGATCGGTTTCTTCTCGACCGTCCAGTTCAGGCCGGCCTTCTCAATAGCTTCCTCGCTGGTCAATGCTTCCTGAACCGGAGTACCAAGACCGTGCCAGGGGACAAATCTTCCATTCTGTTCATTGGAGGTGTAGAAAAGGGACTCAACATTAGCAGGCATTGTAATTCGCTCCTTTATTTTTTATTATTTACAGACTTATTATAATATGAAATAAGACTAAAATCAACTATTTGTACGGAAGAAGTAGACCTCATGAGTGAAGTTAAACTTCTTAGGTCCATAAGTATCTTCGAGCATTTGAGCAAACCACCTAGCTTCTATATAGTCTATGAAAAATCCTTCCCTGTGGTCAAGTCCACCAGTCATAGGAGACTCCCAAATACAACAAACTAACCACACATTGTTTGCTCTGTTCTTAAGATTCTGAAGAATTTTCTTAACTTCTTCTCTTCTCTGTTCTATCTGTTCGTTCGTCATTTTAGTTACCTCCTATCAGTATCCGTAGTGAACAAGGCAAATGTCATTAAATTGACCAACTTGATATTTGAACAGCTTCAAGAAGTTTAGAAGCATCTCAGCACGACGATAGGGCTCATTCTTCTGAGACTCTTCGAGCCAGGCAATAACTTCGTCAATGTCTCTTGTGAAGTTGCAGTGCTTACCGTAGCAATCTTCACGATAGAAGCTGTCGTCGACAACCTCATCGCTCTGATTAACATAGAGGTTAAAGTCAATAGGAGTGGAAAACAGCTCGGTGAATTCTTTTCCATTGAACTTGTCATATCCCATGCAGGCCAGATCAAACCGAGCGAGTTCCTGACCAATAGCCTCGGTCTCAGAAATTTTCTTTCTGTCAATAACAAGTACCCTGCTCTCGTAACTCATCGTTGATATCTCCTTCGCTTATTTATTTTACACTTATATTATAAGGTAAAAATAAACACATATCAACTAATTTGAGACTTAATTTCCTCTCTTATCCGCATGAGTAACTTACCGAGATGATTTTCTCCAATCCCATTACATACACCCCAGTAAGTGTCGCCCCACCAGTTTCCTTCTATAAGTTCTTCTTCTCCTGTAGCAATCAGTTTTCTTCTTAAAACAGGATTTCTAAATTTTGCTTTTAAAGCATCATACATAACTTGATCTTTGATGTCTTTCCAGTCATCTCTCAGAACTACATGACGACCAATCCTTTTTGCTTTACCAGGAGTGGGTTGATGGGCGATAGTTTTCCTAATGGAAATATCAGTAGTTTTACAAGCCTGAAAAGCATGCTCAACAGTTGGATACTCAATATTATCTTTGAATGGAGTAATAGGAGAATAATAAAAATTACTTAAAAAACTATACTCTCCATCAAATTTATCAATCATTTTAATACACCTTATTTACAGCACAGTATATGAAAGCAGTTACAAGAAGTGCAAGGAAGAAAGAAACAATTAAAGTTACTTTTTCGTTATTCAGATTTTCATATTCATATCCTGAGTTAGTACTTGATCCTACAACAGGGAACATAATTGCCCAGATTATAATAAACACAACAATATATATTATCATCTGTTTATATCTGATTTCTGAATAATCTTATTTATACTTGTCGAAACAATTTCATCTGTTTTAAAGAGCATACCATAACACATAGCAACATTGGTAATAGGAAGAAGTGCGTAAACAGTAAATCTAAGATAAACGAGAATCTTTTCAGAAATAGAACTTTCTTCTATATTGAGTTTTCCGTACTCTCTGCTCAATCTTGACTTGACAATTAGAGAAATGAGTGATGCAAGTACAAAATCTATGATAAAAATTACAAGATGAATTACTGCAACAATATGCAAGAACATTAACAACACTCCTCCTCTATGTTAAGGCGCTTCTCTAAGCCAGTAATGAGTTCCGCCTTCTTCTGGAAGTTTGATGGTACTGATCTCGGGATACCTGTCAGGATCTGATTTAATAGCATAAAGGGACTCAATTCCTTTTCTGCACTCTTCTGGAGTCCTACAACTCAAGGTCGTTCCGTCTTTGAATACTACAACAAATGCCCCGAATGTACGACTGTAGGTACGAGCCGTTTCAATAATGTTACCGATTACTTTGTTATTCATTATGCTATCTCCTTATAAATATATTACATGTCTTCCCAAAAATCAAGTCTAGTCCAACCAGCATCATCACAGTAGTAAACCTCAATACCGCCTTCGGAGTCAGTAGGCCCAAGAAGAACAATATCAGAAACGCTCATTGAACGAATACCGGGATGATTATTCTGAGAACTGTTCATAAGCATAAACAAATTCTCAAGTGCGTCATAAGTATCAGATCCGCGGACGACACCATTCATTGCAAGATCATAATCAGAGACCTTGAACCCATTCTGCTTAGCAAATTCATAGGATTCAAATTTGTAATCTCTATTGTTGGTCATATACCAGAAGTATGAGTACACCATGTTTACGACTCCTTATAATTTATTTACAATTATAGTATATAATAAGAATCGTCATAAATCAACTAAAAAAATAAAGGCAGATAATTTCTGCCTTTACTAATTCTATTTAATTCCCTGTACTACCAAGGCCTCCAGAACCTCTGTCTGTAGTATCAAGCTCGTCTGTTTCAATTAGTTCAGAAGCAATAACAGGTAAGAGAGTAAACTGAGCAATTCTATCCCCATGTGATACGATTCTTTCTTCATCACTATCATTATGAAGAACTACTTTCCATTCGCCTCTGTATCCAGAATCTATAACACCAACACTGTTTGCTAGACGAAGCCCTTTGTTGCAACCTAGGCCGCTTCTTGCAAATACAGCTCCAAAATATCCTTTCGGAATAGAAGAGCTAAACCCAGACATGATTGAAGCAGAAGTGTGAGGTGGAATAGTTACAAAAGATTTATCACACAAGTCTGCATATATATCATAACAAGCATCATCTTCATGTGCCTTTGTAGGAAGAATAGCAGTATTTGAACATCTTTTAATCTGAACAGTAACAAGAGGTTCAATTGTTTCTGTGCCTCTTGTAAATCCTGAATCTAGTCCGTATTGAGTTGTACCCTTCTTCATTTCATTGACAGGAATTTTGTGTTTTACTCTATACTTATGAATATATTCGCTAACAGTACAACCATTAGCACTTGAGTAATGATCGGGAAGAATAGCACCGTCAAACTCCCAACCACAAGTATCACAGATCCAGAATCTATCTAGTGTAGGTTCACCACAAATAGGACATTTAACAATTGTGTAACCATACTCTCTGAACTCTTTTGTTTTCTTCAGATCTTCAATAGTCATCTTTAAACTCCTTGTTACTCCGTATCTGGAAGTTCATCAATATATTCTAAGGCTTTCTTTCCTGTAAACTCTCTTAGAGGTCTATGATAGAAACTAACAATTAAAGGCTCTCCAGAAGGTGCTCTATGATAGACTACATACTCCTCTGTCTTAGTGTTGTACTTTATAAAAGCTTCTTGACCTTTATCGTCACAGGCTTTATATCCAAGTACTGTTTTGTAATCTACTTTACTATTTGCAAGATCATCAGCCGCTTTTTCATAATTTTCTTCTGTCATATGTTTACCAAATGACTTCTGATCTATTACATGCTTCTGATATTTCTTTGCTCTAACTGCAGGACTTAGAAACTTTTCTTCCAATTCAAAGTCTTCTGTTGTTAATGTTTTAAACTTCATTTTATTTCCTTTAAAAAAGATTAAGAAGATCTGTTTTCAGTATTGGTGCGGACGGACGGGCTCGAACCATCGACCCCCTGCTTGTAAGGCAGGTGCTCTAACCAGCTGAGCTACGCCCGCATACTGTGTCAGTTAAAAAACATAAGGTAGCCATATAGACCGCCTTATTCAAAACTGACCTGACACAGTTTTATGTTGCCGCCTCTATGCAGGACTTTCTCCAATGGTCTACTATTAGAGCCCGGTCGAGCAAGACCGGAAGTACACAAGAGTCCTAAATACTATCACTCGTATTTAATTTCTAAATCTCCTCTGACATACGTTTCAGTAGGCCGCGGTTACCCTTTTTAGGCCAACATCACTTGTGACTTTTGCTCGACTCTAATAATAGTGGTGCTGGTGGTCGGACTCGAACCGACACGGCTTTTAAGGCCAGCGGATTTTAAGTCCGCTGTGTCTACCTATTCCACCACACCAGCATATAAAACAAGACGCAGGACTTAGTTCTTTAATTTATACTCCACAACGGAACACTCAACTTACTTACCATCTAACTATTTCCGATGTATAGAGTTTAGGGTGTACAAAAACTTTCAAATATTATAAAAATATTTGCAGTGTGCGTCTTTATTAACTTTAAAAAACAAGACCCGATTTCCGATCTAATTCAATAATTTACAATAATTATATAATAGATAAGTTGCTGTATGGGTCTTACAATAACATAAGTACAAGGCTCGTTTTTATAGTTAGCAGATGAACAGTCAGCATTATAAAAAAGAATTGCTGTATGAGCCTTTAAATTTAAAATGAATTCTTGTGTCTCCAGACACTAAGTCTTTTTCTATTGAAAACTATTCTTTCCTTCTTTGTAAAGTTATCTAAGGATTTAATGTAAACTTCAACAGGAAGTTTATCACAGAACTTAACAGCTTCTTCGATAGTTTGGAACTCTTTTGTAAAAAATCCTCTGTCAGGGTTCTTTCCAAGATATCCCGTGCAGTAATAATGATTTCCTAATCTTATGAAAGTAATTCTGTACATCTGTGACATCCTTTCTAATTCACAATTCGCACTCTACACGCACACCAGTGGAATGACCTAAGTATTTAATCGGTCGCTGTGTGCCATTCGCTGTACCACTATTACAGCTCCTACCCCTATCTACCCTTCGAGTGTTTGAATTGTGCTCACTCCCACCAGTATGTATTATGCAAGATTAACTACTGGTACGTGAGTCGGTTGTGAACCGCATACACTTATTAATTAACTGGATAGCAACTTGCAATTGCTGACACCTTTCAATCCTTACAATGTCTATATGGTGCCTTGGGTTGGACTCGAACCAACGATCACCCGATTATTGGCCAAGAGAGTAAGAATTGCACTTACATCTTCGTTTCTAAAGCTACGCTGCTTTCCTGTTAAGCTATCTCTTGAAGTCGGGAGCTCAAACCATCTGAGCTGCCAAGGCATATTTTATTCTACATATTTATTATAATATAATAAATCAAAAAATCAACTAAAACAAGACGGGAGGTTTGGTATTATAGATTAAAAGTCTATTCCAGTTAAGTTTGCTGTAACCGTCTTTATGGTCCGGGCGGAGGGATTTGAACCCCCGGCCTCGTGGTCCCAAACCACGCACCCTACCAGCTGGGTTACGCCCGGATATAAGGGAGTAGTTAAAATGTACTCCCTATTAGAAATCAGATAAATCTCTCGATTGTTTCCTCAATAGGATCATATCTCATATCCATAAGGGCATCAACAAGAGCACCGTAAGGATCAAGCTTACCGCTAAGGACAATCTTGCAAACTGCAGGAGAGAATCCACTAACAAGAGCAACGCCAAGCTCATTTTCAGTGACAGGAATAGAGCCCGTACGAGAATTTACATTCCAGAAAACAAGCCGAGGAAGTTTGTACCCAGCGTTCTCCCACCTACGACGAATGGTTTCAAAGAGAGTCTCCGAAGGTCTGTCGAACTTATCAGGTCCCCAAGAATAACCATAAGTAGCATCATCAAACTCCATATCGCTAACAATTAAAATATTGTTAGGAATATCGCTCTGTTTTGCATTAGTTCTGATAGCTGTATTCAAGATGAGATCAAATACAGCTTCAATGTTAGTGTTACTGCACTCACTATGTCTACGAGCAATATAAAGACTATTGTATAGAGTGCCTCCGTTAAGATTAACAAACTGAGGTCTCGCGGAGAAGGTGATATACTTATCTTTATAAGGTCCGGAGCAACGCTCTGCAAAGTAAATAGCAAGAGCATGAGCAACTTCCCAAGCTGTAATGTTAGAAGAACCGACAGGGCAATTCATTGAGCCGCTACCATCGGCAACAACAATCGTATTGGAATCTCCTTTTACAAAATCAGGAAGATTCTTCCACAGCTGCTCCACTGACTCATCATCCTTACGACACATATGAACAATGTCATGAGGAAACAGAGTAGAAGCATTAATCTTGGTAGTACCATTTTTCAGATCTTCTAGATACTTAGTTCTACGAACTGAATCATGACGCATGAAAGCATCTTTGTAAAGAAGATTGGCACGAGAAGGAACAGACTCGTACTTAATCTTGTCCCAGTTGCCGCTAGACATCTGAGTTTCCGTAACTTTAAGATACTTACGAAGCTTACTCAGCATAATACGGTATGCCCTCTCCGTCAGATCAAACTTCTTAACAAACTTGTGAGCTAAGTTACGAGTTTCCTTAGATGAAGTATTGATGGACGGAAGCCATTTTGCAAGAAGAGAGATAGGCTCTCCTACGTCACAGCTTTTCAGATCACAAACGAGCTGATCGTTAGTAACTGAAAAGATTTCTTCGTCAACTTCCTTGTTAATTCCGAGAAGACTCCACAGATCATCCCAACGTCCGTATTCAGGGATCATAGTAACAAGAGCTTTGACCATGCCCGGATTACTAGAAGCAAGGTTCATCATGCAGATGCGGAAGAGTCTACGCTCACCAAGACCGCCTCTAACATCGCGAGCGAAGAAGAGCCAACGCATTGCCAAACGAGGATCTTCGATGAAAGCATTTTCAAACTTCTCAAAAATCTCTGCGGGCTTCATACTACGCAAAGAGGCGACCGAGAAGTTGAGGTCAAGGAGATACTTACCCGTACTCTTATGCCCAAGAGCTCCATTTTCAGTATAAACAAGAGTGTTCATATCATTGGTTTTTTTCATCTCATGAATAAAGTTCATATTATCTTTCCTTTCAAAACACTTTTTATGTCCTTTTATATATGCTGTGAGTGTTTTATTATCTATTAAATGGCGCGCCCCTGAGGTGTCGATCCCCATACCCTCATCAGGTACACACTGTTTTCAAGACAGGTCCCAAGGCCGCTCGGGTTAAGGACGCATATTTATTTAACATAGAATATTATATATAACTAATATGTTAAAATCAACTATTATTAACAAGACGCGTATTTTACGGATTTGAACCGTATCACTTCAGATTGACAGTCTAAAATTTTAACCATTAAATATATTGCTGTATGCGTCTTTGTATTAGAAATCAACTGTTTTCAGATTCTATCAATTCCTTTTCGTGCTCAACAGCGTTGTCAAGATGATCAAATACTTTACCGTCTGTGGTTTCCCACGAAGCACTGACAAGAGTAAGCCGTTGTTTAATTTTATTCTTTTCAGTCTTACTCATACCACTAATAAACATTTCAGCATAATCAGCAGGGATAAGACGATTACGCTTTACAGTAACCCAACCGTTACCATTCTGTTTAGCACCAAGATTTGGGTCATAAACAAGAACAGTACCGTCAGAATAGAAATCGACAGCTTCAACTACATTAGTGGACTTCTTGTCATACATTTTCATGCTAAATCAACCTTCTTTTAAATATATATATCAGAAATGTCTATTACATTATAAAGTTTCGATTGGTTACCATAACAATCCCAATACATTTTCGGGTCAATCCAAGGTATATTATGAATATTAGAATATGAGTCTACAAACCAATGTTCATACATAAATTCAAAATAATCATCCATTGCCATCTCTTGTAGAAGTAGCTTATCATTAGAAATATAACGAATATTAGTTTGATGAGGATTACCATAGATGTAAGCAAACATAGAATTTTCATTATATGTTTTCATGTTATAGTTCCTTCCATCCATTATGCTTAATAATATTCCGCATATTCTGAACGCCTACAGGATTCATTGAATGAATATGAAAATAAAATTTGTCTGTTACAGTATTTGAATTCTCAAGCCAGTCAAATTGTTTTACATATAACATTATATAGTAAACAGACATTATATTCAACTAAATCTTGTTTCTTTTCTGTTTCCTTTTAGTTGCCTCATCAATTGTTGATCTATGTAGAGGTCTTATCTCCTTCAATCTGCCAGATTTAACAAACTGATTGAAATTAACGGGGGTATAGTTTAAAACATCACTACAAACGCATAAATGACCTGGTCTTACTTTACTTAGAAGATGAGTGTGTCCATGAATATTAAACGCCCAGTTTATATCTAAAGGTTCATGAGAAAGTATAATTGACTCACTTATCATAAGAGGACCACCATATACTTCTTCAAAGATGCCCTCATAGTTTGACAAACCAAAATCGTGATTGCCTTTAATCAGAACTTTGTGTCCTCTCAATTTCTTAGCACATTCAATATCGCCTATGTCCCCAAGAATGATAAGGTGGTCATTTCGACCAACTTTACTATTAATCATTTTAATCTGATCTTCAGCAGAAGGTCTATTTGGAAAAGGAATAAGAAGATCTTTATCATCATTAAAATGAGGATCACTATATAACCAAACAGTGCCCTCTTTATGCCAGTGCTCAAAACACTTATACAAACCTTTAATCATATACTATTCCTTATATTGTAGAGCAGACAAGCCCTTGCAATTCTGCTTCGTGTCGCGATCACATTCTCAACCCTGACTAACAAACGGCGCAGGCGCCACTGCAAGGTATCTTCCCGCAAGCAAACCTTCGGGTGATTCTCCACAGGTTCTCGCGGTTGGGCTACTTGGTTGCGGGGGTGGGAGTCGCACCCACGGAATCTGGCTTATGAGGCCAGAGTGAATACTCATTCTCCCCGCAATATTTTGTAACTAATATTTCTACTAGTTACGTTTATTTGTTAACGCGTACCCCCAAAGTTGTGTAGCAATACCTTTGGCAGAAGGATTTTTCGTTGTTGTGCACGATCTCAAAGCTACGCACACTGGTGGATAGGGTTGGAATCGAACCAACTTCCCGCGGTGGACTTTGTCCCGCACTCCATAGTGCTACCTACCCAGATATTTTACTTAATTAGTAAGAAAGGTTGTTTCTGAATTATACGCTGAAATCTTATTAGAACGCTTTCACTATGCGAGATTTCTATTGTTTATTTGCTAGGAACATTTGAACCTTTTCCTAAGCGTAAAGTGTTTTTTTCTTATTGGCGGAACAAACACATAAAATCCATACCAATAAGTTTCTTGGTGGACCTGACAGGACTCGAACCCGCTACCTCCTCGGTGCAAACGAGGCGCTCTCCCAGCTGAGCTACAGGCCCATAAATGACACTTTGTTAACGCAGTTGTCCTCTTCGGATTACTTTGTAGGATTTGTAACCCTGAATATTAAGTACAATAAGTCATCAGTACTCCTACTTTTAGGTATGTAATCAACCTTGTGTACGCTAACCCACTTCGTACCACTTTAAGTTGTGTTTTTCCATGGCGGGTACTCTCCATCCAATCACAGGAGGATTTCAAAACCAACTGACTCATGTTCGTAACTTCATGTGTTCGTAACTTATAACTCAGAATGGAGTTAGAAAGTTTTACAGATAACTTACAACTGGCTGGCAGTCCCGACGGGGCTCGAACCCGCGATCTCCTGCGTGACAGGCAGGCGTGATACACCAACTTCACTACGGAACTATATAGTGGCAGTAATTATGCAGACTGCCAACTGCATTATAGTTTATTCTACTAGGGATTCTTTCTTATCTTTCTTTGCAAATACTCTTGATAGAATAGCAATTACAAAAATAACAATCATCCATACTGTCCATCTGTCTACCATTATCATTGGATTATATACATTCTCAGTGAGTATGAATAGAACTAAAGAACTAATAACAGAAATAGGACTAAAGACAGTATAGCCTCTATCTCCAAGTTTGATTAAACTTAAAATAGTTAAAACAAGAATAATTAAGTTAATCAATGCCCAAGCCGGAGACTGAGATATATCCGCAAGAGGAACCTCTGGGTCATCGTAGATTTCAACGTCGGGTTCTATATTCTTTACTTCTTCTTCCTCAGGAAGATCTTCAGACTCTACAATTTCAACTACGGGAGCTGGTGTGACTGTAGGAACTGGATTGACAACTGGAGCTAGATAATCCAACTTAGTAAGAAGAACCGGCTCATCTGGAGCTTCAAGATAATTAGGCTGATATACTTCAGGAACAGTTACATATGTAGGAGGATCAACACTAACATACTGTGGTACATATGCTTCAGGAACATCAACTAGTGTAGGTACTTCAACATACTCTGGAGTATATTCTACTGGCTCTTCCCACAACCTAGTAAAGGTGTATACAAATAAAGCAAAAATATTTTTAGGAGCGTCACCATCTGTTGTTCTAACGGTAACCTGTTCTGTCTTTAATACTCCATCTTCTAGATAGTTAACATTTCTTACAGTTTCTCCATAGTGAATTGTGTAGGTGTCCCCAGCTTTACCTTCGCCAGTGGAAAAATCATATCCCCAACCATATTCTACATCTGTTGCTGTCATAGCAACCATTCCACTCGCAAGCCAATAGCCTTGAGTATATCCTTCTATATTTCTAATGAAATAAGAATAGTAAGATTGAAGTCTATAATTTTTTCCTTCGTGTCTGATTGTGTTATCGGTAAATAAACTAGCTTCACTCTCTATTACTACAGTGTCATCAACATCAATTTCTACTGTTTCCCATTCAACAAGAACTGCATCTTTTAGTAGCTCTGGAGAAAGCTTGAAAGTATCATTATCTATACTCTCATACAGATTACCACTAATAGAATCGCCATCTATATAAGTGTGAATATTAATAACAGAAATCTTATCTCCTGTAGGAGTTTCTGACGAAATAACAGAGATTGTTTTGGCATCTTGAGTAGTGTCAGACCAATCAGTAGGAGCGTCTGCCGCATCTTCTGTATGGTGCTCAACAACATCAGCGTCGCCTTCAATCTTATCCTCTATGATTGCTAGTTCTGCCTGTGAGTTTTCAACTTTCTGATCCTCTTCAGCATTGTGCTGTTCTGCTGCATCAATCTGTTGAGAAAGTTCCTCATTTTTAGCATTAGCTTCTTCTATAGCTTTCTGACTCTCTTCTACCTTCTCATCTTCTTGTGCATTTACTGCATCAGCTTCCGCTTTAGCCGCTTCATAATCTGCAAGAATCTCAGCATTCTGTTGTTCAGCTGAGGCAATCTCTTCTGCATTCTCAGCGACCTTCTGATCTTCTTCTTTATTATGAAGTGTGGTTTGAGCAAGTTGATCCTCATACTCTTCCTGAACTTGAGAGTTATAATTGTCTACTTCACTATTATACTTCTCAATCAAGGCATTTGCATCGTCTACATTCATACCTTCTGTATTAGGAATTTCTGGTACATCAACATCAGCAAAAGTTAAAGGGGCAAAAATTGTAAAACACAAGGCAAGAAGTAGAATTTCAACAAATACTTTGATTAACTTTTTCACTACCCTTTCAGTACCTCCTTAAATTTAATGTGGTGAGAAGTGCCTTACGAGATATTATTGCAAATCTGTTTCTCCAATTTTGAGCCGTAGTACGTAATACTAACTCATTAGATTCTCTCGCTTCTCTGGTGCCGAAAGTGGGACTTGAACCCACACGCCGTTTATGGCAGAGGTTTTTGAGACCTCTCCGTCTACCAATTCCGCCATTTCGGCATATAATTGAGTAACTTCGGCATACCTCACGAGCTCCTATGCGATATGTCTACTAAGTTATTTGGTGTTACTCTACTCCATGTTTATTCATGGGACCAAACCGTCTCTCTCCCCGTTTTTGCTAAGAAGGCACCGCAGGAAACCACTCGCGTCCTTTATTATACAGCTTAGCCTGTTTGGTACCGATGACAGGACTTGAACCTGCACGCCATGTGGCACTAGTTCCTAAGACTAGCGTGTCTACCATTCCACCACATCGGCATATGGTGGCTTTGAAGTCAGCCAACTACACATCCGATTACGATTATTTGACAAGTTGCAACTCAAATAATCTCTGACCCAATCGGCAATCACGGTGTTATTAAATAGTTTAGGTTAATTACTCCTACTTGTTTAATAGTCCTATGAAATTTTGTTCGTAACGGCTCCTGGTGCGATCTGCAGGATTTGAACCTACGATCTTCGGATTATCGATCCGCTGCTCTACCAACTGAGCTAAGATCGCATAAAGAAAGGGAAGTTATACTTTCACTTTGGTCTTATATACAACATGGTATATAAGATAGTTTATTATATTAGAAGTCTCGTGCCCAACTTCTCGGAGGCTGTACACATACTGTTTCGTCTACTTCGGGCATCCCCTCACGTCTAACAGCATTCCTCTTTGTATGCTACTACTATTCGACAAGTGGTAAAGCATCAACCACAAGAACGGAACTCTTCACGATGTCTCGTTAGGATTTCAAGCCTAATACCGTCACATATACCATTCCATATGCCCTTATGTTCTGGTAATTGGGAATAGTGACATTCACCCAATATTTCCCTCCTCAACGGGCGAGGTGTCCGGCGCTCTCCGTAAGTCGTTGCTCACTTATTAGAAGAACTGCGATTCTTCTTCACCTTCCTTGTCGCAGTTATCGGAAGGATTGGCGATAAACATTTTTAAGTAGTAATTGATATTGCCACCAGGCGCGCCCAAGAGTCGAACTCGGACACCGCTGGAATCGAACCGAACGCGCACAATTACATTAGACCGTCTAATATGGATACTTAAAATAACCAGTTGGTTGAGTTGACCTTACCTGGACTGGTAACTCAGTAATGGAATATTAACGTTTTCCATTTAACAAACGACGACCACTATTTCGTTGCGTGTCGTGTCTCCGTCACCTTTTGCACTCCTGCGAGGCGGAAATCTTCCTCATCGGTTTTGCTCCCGACATTAGCCGCGACATTCTGGCATTTCGCGTTACGATGGAGTTTATCAACCCTCCCTACTCCCAAGGGACTGGAGGCTCCGGAGAATTACGATATCTCGACATCGCGCTTAACAGGCGCGTGCTCTTCCTCTGAGCTACGGGGCCATATTTCTTAAATTTTTAAATACCTAGAAGTATATCTCATCAACTACGATAAGAAGTGAATTACTCCTTATCGTCATACAAGAGAGCTCTAACCTCATCAGTACTCATATAGCGCATAGTTACCGGGTTCATACCGAGCGCATATAGGGTAAGAGCTCTTTCTAAGTTCTTCCAAAACTTAGACATGAGACATCTTCCTTTCTTCCATATTCACTTTTCAGAGGTAGAATGGGAAGTGTAGAGTTGAACTACTGGTTATCCACTTAGTTACGTTTGTAACTTCACTGACTCGAACAGGCAACCTTACCAGTTAAGGTACTTCCTTATTCTACATGTAAATTATAATATAAGAACAAATAAAAATCAACTATTAGTTCTTTATAGTTTGCAAGCACTTTCGTGCAGCTGGTGCGGGTAGGCGGATTCGAACCGCCGACCTCTCGATTAAAAGTCGCTTGCTCTTCCAACTGAGCTATACCCGCATACATTATATCTAATTGGCGCCACTAGAAGGAGTCGAACCTTCTCAGACTTTCACCTGGCTTCCGATTAGCAATCGGACCCCTTACCGTCCGGGCCTAGCGGCAGATAAATTGGCGTAAGGAAAGGCGTCTAGAACACCCGTGTGCTTAACTCTCCTTACCGTTGAGGATATATCACACTCTGCGGAATAGTTTTATTCGTCACCGCATTATGGGCTTAACCTCTGTATCCGAGTTCCCTTAGATACCTTCTCCGGAGTAGGCGTATCTCTTACCTACCCTGATATACAGGTGGCACCCCCGGCTGGATTCAAACCAGCGACCCTGCGCTTAGAAGGCGCATGCTCTATTCAGCTGAGCTACGGGGGCATATTTTATGGTGGGCAGGGGTGGACTCGAACCACCGATGTTTCTATTGTCACGGATTTACAGTCCGCTACCTTCGCCGCTGGGTTACCTGCCCATATATAATATAGTTACTACCCCCTGTCCAGCTTTTCACTTATCAGGCGTTGGTTTGGATAAGCAGTTTACCCTCTCGTTTCAAGATACTAACTTATCTGTCTTGGACTATTCGTAACTATATTGTGGTGACCCCTGGGGGATTTGAACCCGCCGTTACAAGATTGAAAATCTTGTGACCTAGACCTACTAGTCGAAGGGGCCATGTGGAGCGGATGACGAGGCTTGAACTCGCAACATTCGCCTTGGAAGGGCGACACTCTACCAATTGAGCTACATCCGCAAGTGGAGCTCCTACTCCGAGTCGAACGGAGATCTAAGCATTACAAGTGCCTTGTAATAACCTTTATACTATAGGAGCATTTATTAAAAACGCCTTCTGCGTCTTCTTGGAAAATCAATGTGAATCTTATTCTTATATTTATTAAAAAACTTTACTATAAAGGCAACTGGAATTAGCACTAAAAGTAAAGGAATAGATATCGGGGCAGTTAGTATAGCAAATACTAAATCATGTTCAAAACTAATTTCTCCAGATTTATCACAGACAACAAGTATAACTGAAAAAACTACCCAACATATTAAAATTATAATACAATTATTCATACATTAGTTTTATATACTTCGTCCGGAATGAAATTTGCATATCTAATAGCTTCTTCTAAAGTATCTTCCCATCTTTCAAAGAACCATGTTATACTGTAGAACTCTGTAGAATTAAATTTTCCGTAGTCCCAATTTTCTCTGTATATTGAATATGTTTTATCCTGGTATGAAAAAATAGGGTTTGTTTCTGCAATTATTACATGCCTGTTTTTTGATACCCAAACAACTTCATTCATCTGTGTGTGTATTTCCTATCTATTATATACAATCTTATTTTTTAAGAAAAGGAGGAGGGTTTCTATCACTTTGTTGTGAAAGGATTAGTTTACTGTCTCCCCTCAAACCTTTGAGACTCAGTAAGTGGCAGGCCCGGCAGGATTTGAACCTACTACGACAGAGTCAAAGTCTGTTGTGTTGCCATTTACACTACGGGCCTATAAAAGGAGGGTTTTGATAACCCGGACATCTCAGTACCTCCCCCGGTTTACTCATAAGAACAGTTTATAGTGTTGCTCAGCACTAGATTAGAAAGTCTGGAGTCTACCTCCAATATGAAGTGCACTAGTAATCATAAGCATTACCTCTCTCTTCACATGATATCTAATCTACAAGACAACTATTCTTTTTAACCCTAATAAAAGAAAATTTTCTTGTTGCTGTAATTGTCTTTCTATATGTTACTTTGTAAAGTAGCTGAACATCAGATGGTCGTACTTGGGGATACTTGCCCTCTTACGATGAGTAGGCTTTCCAGAACCTTGCTTCTCCTTAGCCTTTGCTACAGGAGCAGAATAGTTTGGATTAGCACTACAATACTTGTTTTTACACTTGTTATTGGCTATGCCACAAGTACTATAACAATCATTATACATGAGATAACTCCTTACTTCTGTTCAAGTTCCTCAAGAAGCTCACTGGCGATCTTAAGATCCTTATTGGCACCGTCCAGATAATCAAGCATATCACGCAGATGAATTTCTGCTTTGAGACGATCCATTTGAGCTTCATTGACTTTCTTGTATGCTCTATCCGCACGTTTGTTCGCTACTTTAAATTCACATCTTGCAATCGCAAGTTTTGTTCCAAACTCGATGTCAAATTCATCATTGGGATGACACTTTGCAACTCCTCGTACAGTTTTACCAGCATAACGGCTAACTGCAACGATGATCTTTGCCTCGGGATCACTATAGATTCGATAGTGCCCAATAACCTCGGGGGTTTCTTTTTCTGTGTGTTTGTACATTTGTAAATCCTTCCTCTATTTATTTTGTTAACATGATCTATTATAATATTTAGCACAGGAAAAATCAACTATTTATGAAATCTTCTTTGCATACTGGTTTGAAGAAGCAAGTTCTATTCCTAATACAGGATCAAATCTATGTTTTGCATTGGGAATGAACCTGCCAAACTTAACAATTATATTTTTAAACTTACTTATTGCGGAAATATATTCTTCTATTTCCTCTTCATTGTACCCTGTATAGATAACAATTGTATCATCTGTTTTTGTTCTAAAACACTCTATCAGATCAAATAAGTCTTGAAATGAATCAAATGGTTCTAGCCCTCCAAATACAACTGCAGAAGTAATCGGATTTTGCAAGTAACGATTGACTAAACTATCTGTAGTAACGTCTATTGGAAGTTCTTTGTATAGGCTACTATTCTGACAACACAATTTGCCTGACTCTTTCTCACACTTAAATGTGCATCTTGGAAAGGCTATAAAGAAAGAAGTTTCTTTGTACTGACAAAAATCTTCGTCTCTAATGCCTTTAATTATCATGAATCAAGCTCCCCACTAAAGTCAAGAACATCATACCACTTTCTTGCGTCAAATTCTTTCTTTCTAATTTTCTGATAAGATGATATTGGAGTATAGAACCCTACTACTCTTGCGAACTGATCTTTTACAGGCTTGCCACAAATAGGACAAGTTTTTGTTCCTACAAATGAATGATGATTTTCGTCTACATTTATATGAGTTGTAAATGCAAAATAGATAACTCCTTGAGAGGCTACATAGTTAAGCATATTCCATGCCGCTTCTTCTGTAGGAAATCTGTTTTCAATATTGATATGTGCGATACATCCACCGCCACACTTAATATCAAACAAGGAACCTAACTTACACTTTTCTTGAATAGTACAAGGCTCATACAGAGGTATCCACTGATTGGAATAGATGAAATATTTGTTCTGCTCAAACAGAAGATTGTCTGCTTGACAGATAACACCGGCACAATTCTCTGCGGGTATCATTTCTACATTGAAAGTAAAATCGCACTCAAAATTATCTTTTACTTCATTTATAGTATCAAGAATCTGAGTTGCAAATCTGATTCCATCATCAGTATAAAACTTATTGCCGAATTCATCTGTACCAATATATCCAAACATGTCCATTACTTCGTACAGACCAATTCCACCTATAGTACTAAACTGTTTGGACAACTCAAGAGCTCCGTCTTGATAGTTAGGAAGTAAACCTTTTTCAATATTCCTCTTGAGAATATGACGCATACTTGCTAGAGCTTTACAATCAAGAAGAACTCTTTCCTTTAGAATATCAAGATATTTCTTTTCCTTACAATTTGACTCGTACGCTATACGAACAAGATTAATAGTACTGACACGGCAAGATCCAACTGACAGCGCTGTTCCGCCAATGCTGTTCACAAATACATCTAGTTTCTTTGTGTCAGAAAGAAGACGACAGCAGTTTGAGAGCGTACCTACATTGTCACTTACAAAGAAGTTAGAGTCACTCCACTTAATATTATGATTACTGCACCATCTTGCAAAATCATCATCAACAAAGAGATCCCACTCTTTTGTTTTTACCATCTTATCAATAGCTTCTTGAGAAATATCTTTCTTGCGAAGAAGTGAATAAGTCAGCACAGGGAAAGTGAACATTGAGGTCTCTCTTATATCACTTACCACTTCCATAAACACTTTCTGAACATTGATAAAATCTTCTATGTGCTCAATGGCTAATGTTCCGTCGGGGAAAACTATCCCTCCAAAAAGACTTTCTAGATAAGGTCTGTCAAAGATAGAAACATTAGTGAAAGCACACTGATTTATTCTCAAGAAGGGCTGATTCAATCTATATATAAATTTCTGGAAATTCTGTCGAAGATAAGTATCCGGATCTTTTAGATAATAATTATCTTGACAATCTTTATTCCAGAAATACCACGACCAGATCAATACATTCGGAAGGCCTACTGCACCTGATTGTCTGTTTGATAGAAAACTAATAAATTCAATTACATCATCAAAATATGTTGTAAGATGTTTAGGAGGCTGATTATTGTAGCTTGAAAGGAAGAATAAACCTTCCGTTGCAAGTCTACTTAGATCAACTGCATAACAGTAAGGGAAGTAACTAGCACTTGTAGCGTCATTTAGATAGAAGCCTCTACTAAATTCTTGTTCAAGCCACTGTCGGGCTGTCCTAATTCCCCACTGTTTCTTTATCTCGCAGAATATCTTATTAAGACCAAAAAGTTTATCTGCACTCTTACCTTTTTCTGTGATGAAACTTCTAATGTCCCTTCTATTTGTATTTGCATTAGGGTCAATCGTAACATCAGCAAGAGTATCTTGTTTAACAAACTTGTCTAAGAATTCAGAATAGTCTACTTGACTTGGATGAATTCCATTTATGTACTCAAAATCTACTCCGTATTTGTTCTTTAGATTATCAAGACATCTTTCAAAATCTGTACTTAACTTTAGAGTTATATCCATATTCAAACAACCTTACCTTCCCGAAGCATTTTAGCTGATTCCGCAAAATCATAAAGCTGTCCTTCAATTTCTAGCTTTGGGCATTCTCTAAAGCCCTTTTGTACCATTAGTTCAACATCACGAACACATTCATATTCTAAGTTGTTCTTCTTTAACAATGTTTCAAGAACTTTACACTTAGGGCAATCAATAGTGTATAGTATAATCATAAAACCTAGACCTTCACTTATTATATTCTAAAATATATTTTAGTAGTTTATCCGTATCAAAGAACTCTCCGTCAATTACCGCAAAAGGAAAAGTTTCCGCACCATATTTATCTGCCGCCTCCATAACTTCTTTTTCAGTATGGATTATATGGTACTCTATTCCTCTTGCTTGCATAAGCCAAGAAAATGTCTCACATGTTCCACAGTGTGTGCTATAGTAATCAATCATTTTGCCCGCCTAAATTATTCAGAGTCCCCTCATAACTCTTTATAATCAAATATGCAGATTTCCAATTATCTACTCTAATCATATCAACTTGAGAATCATCATAATCAATGTTATGAGGAGCCGTAAACAGAATTCCGAAATAGTCACCGTTTAGAAGATTCTGTGGATTATCGTCTAACAAGATATCGCCTTTAATAAGGTGTTTATCAGTTGTTACAATCACTTGATTCCAACTAATGAACGGAAAATATTTGAACAAGCATCTTTCAACTTTTGTTTTGATAGTTGAGTACCAAGAAGCAGTAACAATGTATACCTTATTACCTTCATCCATTAGCTTCTTAACATAATAAGGAGCGTCCTCTTTAGCAGTAACTGTATCCCATAATTCTTCTTCGCTTAGAGCTCCGTATATCTGTTCAGGTGTCAGATCAGGATAAGGAATTTTCATGTCCCATTGTCTTATTGAAAACCAATCTACATTCTTATCATATTTCTTATTCAAATAGTTAGTCCATGCAATACCAAGATTTTCAATTGTGTCATCCATGTCAATTAAAATTGTCATATTATATTCTCATTTCTTCTTTGTAATATATTATACAATTAACTATGATACTTTAATAGGTATTCAGGACTAACACATTTA